TCCAATTACACGCCTACGATGATATTGGTCCATATTACCTGACCATAGACAAGCGAGCATTACCTGATCTAATAAGAACACTGGAACAATACGAAGGATATTGATATGAACAAGCGGATTCGACAACTTGCCCTTGATGCTGATATAGGATTTACACTTTGGGATGATAGTGGCAGAGAAATGATAGACAACTATACTCCAGAAGAACAATTAGAGAAGTTCGCCGAGTTATTGTTTAATGAAATTGCTAATACGGCTGTAGTTAGCGACGGAATGTTTAACGGAAACGAGCGTCGTTTATCTGTGGAACTACGGTTAGGTGATATGGTTAAGAAAATTTCAGTTTTCGGAGTTGAGGAATGAACGAGCCAGAGTTAAACTATCGTGCTACCATCATCTGGGATAATATGACCACTGTAGTAGAGAACGGTGTCGAAGTATCTCGTGTGTATAAAGATAACAGTATCCGGCTCGACCTGTTTAAACAACATTTTGGAGTTGAAGAATGATATTCTCTGTAAGCGAAACGCCTTGGGTCACTTTGCGTAAAGGTGATCCAAGTTTTCAACTACAAGGTGACTTCACTATAGCTAACCGTGCGGGCATTTTGATTACGCCCGGTTGTCCAAGAAATTTAGCCACTGCTATTCAACAGGCATTAGAAAAAGGTTATATTGAATGTGTGGCCGCTGTACCTAAAAACGATCCAACTCTTGTGTGGGAGACTTTGAAAAAATGAAACTATCAGCAGATGGAGTTGAGGGTATACTAATTTGGTGTGCCGATGGTCAATATCGATTCAGGGTATATACAGACACCTTTGAGTTCACCGATTATGACTTGCTTCATAATGACTTATGTGTTACAATAACAGATAAGGATGCTACCTTTTACTCAGATGAGCATGGTAACAGATTAGATCACAATCCCTCAACTTTAGGAATCAAATAATGAAATTTCAAGACCCAACCAAACTAAAACCCAAAGTCGCACGTGAGCTCGCACTAGAGCTACAACTACGTATTCTTAAACTAGAAAATTGTTTGGATGATCTTAGTCGTAGTGTAGAAATCGCACAGTATACCAAGCAATATGATGTAACTAAGGTCTTTGTCAGCGACGCTGAAGAACTGTTAAAAGACCGCCTGGTATTGCCTGAAATCAATCAGAAAGACACCAAATACACTATTGTTGAAGGCAGTATTACAGAAGAAACTGCTAAGTCTATTGTAGCTAAACGTAAGGCCAAAGCCAGTGCTTAAATACGGCGAAGCTAATCCATTGGCTGTTTTTGGATTACGTTATCTTGAACATTGTCCACCTCATTTTACACAGGTGGACTTTGATATTAAAGCCAATGAAAAGACAATCTCAGATTGGATCTGGGCCAACCTAGAAGGACGATTTTGGTATGGCGATCGCTACTATAAAGACGATGAAAATAACGTACAATTGATCAAGTGTGCGGCCTTTGAAATACCCGGCGAAGCTAGTATGTTTGCTTTAATTTTGGACCAAATTAATAAGAACCATTTCGACTTCTAAAAAATTTTTCCGGTACCTCCGTAGACCTTAAATATATGCATAGTTTATTACGGAGATACTATGTCAGATACAGTAGAACAACAACCAGCACAAGAGCCGGTTCAACTTAAAATAGCAGACCTGCTATTAACAGCACAGCTAATACAAATTTGTAGTACACGCGGTGCTTTCAAACCAGAAGAATTCACACAAGTAGGTGGACTGTACGAACGCTTAGTTGCTTTCCTACAGGCCAGTGGTGCCTTAACCCCACCAGCTGAACAACCTGCCGGTGAACAGCCAGCTGAACAACCTGCCGCAGATAGCGGTATGGAATTGCCAGCGGCATAATAAGGAAAATCAAAATGATTAAACACGTCGGTAAACACAACAACAAAAAAATCGTCGTACTATGGCGCAAAGTTCCAAATGAAGATCATATGGCTTTGGTAGTCTATAGCGACACACTTCCACGCATGATTCATGACGAAGTTATGAAGGCCTTGGAAAGCCCAATTGGCCAAAATGCTACGGAGTTCAGTGATGTATTATTCCGTACTGTTATGGCTGATGGTCGTAATGCGTTAGAAGTATTACACAAAGAAGGTATGATTAAGAAGGTTCCTACTAGCCAGGTCTTAGTTACACCGACTATGAAATCAAGTGTGCGTTTAGATGAATTAAACAGTATCCTAGACGAAATGGAACAAGGCGAAGCCGCTATTAAACGTCTAGCCGACATTGACAGAGACGTTGGTTTTACAGGCAAGAAGAAACGTATTCCTGAAGGTCGTGAAGTTGGTATGCCACCAAACAATACAAGTGTTAGTCGCACAAATATTGATGTTGATGCTACCGATTCTGCAGCCGCATACTTAAAAGGTGTGTTGAGTGACAGCGATATAGCTGAGCAAAGATTAAGCCAGGCTACACAAATGAAGAAACAGGCCGAACAACTTTTAGCTGAAGCTAAAAGATTAGAACAAGAAGCTAACCAATTTGCCAATAAAGATGCCACAACAAAACCCGCCAAAAAAACCGCGACTCGTAAAAAGCAAGCGGCTTAATTTAAACCGTAAAGACCAATGGGAAAAGTTGCTCAAGGAAGTACACAAAGAGCAAGTTCCTATTGGCGTACTACTTTATATTACTGTTAATCTCAAAGACGGAACCAGTGTCGATGTCAATATCAAAGAAATGATCGACGAAGGTGCCGATCCTGGATATGTAGAAAAACTAATTAATGAAAAACTCAAAGCATTAGATGATGTAATAACTGATGTTGATTTTCATATTAGTGTAGACAGCGTAGCTAAAGTTGTACAACCATTCACAGACAATCTACTTAAAGACTTATGATTAATGCCATATTTGCCGTTGACTTCAACGGCGGTATGGGGCTTAATGGCTCATTGCCTTGGCCCCACAATGCTGAAGATTTAGCTAACTTCCAAAAGATCACTACCGGCCACGTTGTAGTATGTGGACGCCGGACCTGGGATGATCCTAAAATGCCTAAGCCATTACCCAACCGTACAGTATACGTTACTACTCATAGACCAGTAACTTATGCTATGCCTATTAGCGGTGACTTAGAACAAGGACTATTAAAGGTCGAAGCGGACCATCCAGATAAAACCATATTTGTAATCGGTGGTGTTAAACTATTAGAAGCGGCTCGTCCATTATTGGATAGGATTTATTTGACACACATCAAAGGTTCGTATAAAGTAGATACTAGAGTATATTTAAAAGAATTTTTAACTGGATTTACTCCTGTGAGAGCATCAGTAAGTCTAGATCATCAATCAACATTTACGGTCTATGATTCAATATTTAAACGCATTAAAGCAAGTACTTGAGCAAGGCGAAGTACGCGATGACCGTACCGGTGTAGGCACTATTGGCCTATTTGGTATGCAACAACGCTACAATCTAGCCGACGCATTTCCAGCTGTAACTACAAAAAAATTAGCCTGGCGTGCCTGTGTAGGTGAACTACTATGGATGCTGGAAGGCTCAGGTGATGAACGTCGTTTGGCTGAAATCACACACGGTACCAGTGATGGTACCGTAACTATTTGGACACCAAATGCCCAGGCTCCATATTGGAAGCCTAAGGCTAAATTTGAGGGAGACCTAGGCCGCGTATATGGTGTACAATGGCGTAAGTGGAAAACTTATATTAAACACTCTGGTGAAAGTTTTAAGAGTGATACTGGCAGTTGGTTTACATCAACTACTAGTGTTGAGGAAGGTGCTGTTGATCAAATACACGGTCTGATCAACGGTATTAAGAATGATCCGTACGGACGACGACACATACTATCCGCGTGGAATCCTGGTGAGTTATCTGCCATGGCCCTGCCACCGTGCCACATTCTTGCTCAATTTTATGTTAGTAAAGACGGCCGACTAAGTTGTCAAATGTATCAACGCAGTTGTGATATGTTTTTAGGTGTACCCTTTAATATCGCTAGTTATAGTTTGTTAACACATCTTATAGCTCAAGTGTGCGATTTGGCGGTTGGGGAGTTTGTTCATGTTCTTGGTGACGCACACATATACCTAAATCACGTAGAACAAGTAAAAGAACAACTACAACGTGAACCATTACCTGGTCCACAATTACGTTTAAATCCTGATGTTCGAGACATTACTAAGTTTACCATGGCGGATATTAGTTTAGAGGGTTACACAAGCCACGGAGCAATTCAAGCAGAAATGGCAGTATGAAGTTTCTAGTCACAGGCGGGGCCGGCTTTATTGGTCACAACGTAGTACGTCAGTTAGAAGAACTAGGACACGAATGTTTTATATTAGACAGCGTAACCGATTACGGATTTGTTCCAGCAGACGAGTTACTGTATCTATCACGTGCTCGTAGAGATCGTATTCGAGCAAGCACACACCACATTGATCTAAGAGAGCACGATCGAGTAAAAAATTTTTTTACTAACTTTGCTTTTGGCGTAGATGCTGTTATACATCTAGCAAGTTTCCCGAGACAAAAAGTAGTAAGTGCCAATCCTGTATGGGGTGCTGAAGTTATGGGTACTGGACTAGTACACTTATTAGAACTAACCAAACGTCATCATATTCCTAAGTTTGTTTATATTTCAAGTTCAATGGTCTACGGTGATTTTGAAAACGATGTTAGCGAAGATGCTATATGTGTCCCACAGGGGCAATACGGTATTATGAAATTGATGGGAGAAAACCTTGTTAAAGACTATACTCGCCGTGGTTGTTTTGATCACGTTATTATCCGTCCCAGTGCTGTATATGGTGAATACGACGTTGAAGACCGAGTCGTCTCTAAGTTTATGCTCTCAGCTATGCGCGGAGAAACTCTCAAGGTAAATGGCGCCAATGAAACACTAGACTTTACCTATGTAGAAGATGCCGCACGTGGTATTGTACAGGCTACCTTAAGTGATCGGGCTGTTAATGGTACATATAACATTACCAAGAGCCATAGTATGAGTTTACTACAGGCTGCCAGTCTTGCTATTAAAATTGCCGGACAAGGTACAGTAGAAGTTAGAAACAAAGACGCAGATTTCCCTTCACGTGGAGCATTGTCAATTGATCGCGCACGTAAAGCGTTTGACTTTGATCCCGAGGTTGATGTAGCTGAAGGCTTTGAGCGTTATTATCGTTGGTTCCAAGAGAGTCCATATTGGCAAAAGAAACTAAAATCCCCTTCTTCGGTGTAGATCGTCAATACAAAGAGCTCCGTGATGAAATCATGGATGCCATAGACGAAGTATACCTTACAGGTCAGGTCTTAGACGGAACCCATACCCGGGCCTTTGAACAGGCAATAGCCGATCGTTGTAATAGAAAATTTGCCGTAGCTGTTAATAGCTGTACTCAAGGTCTAATATTTGCTCAGCAGGCCTGTGTACCAGCAACATCAAAAATCTTAATTCCCACATTGAGTTTTGCCGCCACAATCAATTCGGTACTATATGCCGAACATATTCCGGTATTCTGCGACACAGATCACAATGCCTTGATTGATTTAGAAAGTATGGATATGGCTCTAGCTGGAGCCGGGGTTGGTTGTATTATGTATGCTAATCTATTTGGCCATTGCGTTGACTACGATCGTATGCGTGTACAAACAGATTTTTTCAATGATAATATATTTGTTATCGAAGATGCCGCACAAAGTTTTGGTGCTAAATTTAACGGACACCCTTCGGGTAGCCTAGGCGATGTTAGTGTATTAAGTTTTGATCCTACTAAAAATCTAAACAACTACGGTTCAGGTGGTATGATCTTAACTGACAGTTATAGCATCTACGAAGATCTAATGGATCTACGTGACAATGGTAAACTGTTAGGACACCAAGGATTTGGTACTAATAGTAAAATGTCAGAAGCTGACTGTGCCGCAATGATGGTTAAATTAAATTATTTTGATGAGTGGCAACGGCGTAGAACTGCTATTGCTGACTACTATATAGAACAACTAGATGGGTATGTAGATATTGTTGGTCCCGGACCGTTAGTTGATAGTGCTTGGTCAAAGTTTGTTATTCGTTTAGGTGAGCGGCACGGACTTAAAGCACGTTTAGCAATGGCTGGCATTGAAACAAAGTTTCACTACGATAAACCTTTATTTGAATTACCAGTGGGCTACGACTATATTGACTATGCTAAAGAACTGTTTAGAGAATCAACAGCATTTAGCAGAGAGTGTTTGAGTTTGCCTATATATCCAGAATTGTTAGACAGCGAAGTAGAGCAGGTAGCAGAAGCTATTATTGATTACCTGCGTTAATAAAAATTGCCGCCGGCAGGTAGATTTCTTAATCCTTTTACAACATCTCCGGCTACACCAGCTACACCGCGAGCGCCTGCCGCTATTCCGCGAGCACCAGCTTTACCAATATCGCCTACCGCATCCGCGGCCCAGTGAGCAGGAGTTAAATCTGCTACACGATTAGATCTAATAAATTCACTGGATTTCATTGTAATATTTATCATCAAATTGCTGTTTAAGCCACGCCCACTCAAAGCTCAGTTTGAGTTTATCGTAATCTCCCCCAACCTGATTGTAGTACAGTACAGCATCACGGGCTCCGGCCAAACAATATTCTGCGTACTCACCTTCAGCAACTTCGCACCAAGTTGCTAATCTATGACTGGTTTCTAGTGTAGGATTAACATCCATAAAGTGTTTTAGCTTAACTACTTCGCGGAAAGCAGTACGCCAGGTCATCCAAGGCGTTTGATTGAAGTGTGCTATGCCACTTAGTATAGGCACTGACTCGTGTGGCTGTGTCAGAGTAAAATCAATACCAGGCGTATTGTTTTCTAACACTAGTTTTTTATTATAAGCAATAATACCTTGATGTCCATACTCCAATCCATTTACAGGATTACGGCTATTAAAGATATAGTGTTTGGGTTCTTGAAAATAATCTGGTTGCCAGTCAAACCAAGGGAATTGGTTACCCAGTACTTCTAGTTTGGCAAATACAGCAAAGAACCAGTGAGTATAACTCTGACGTGCGGCTTCTTGATAAGCGGCTGTGCGCCCATTTATGCCACGTACCCATTTTGCTTTGGTATTACTTTGATAACATAAATGCTCATACCAACGTTCTTCGTCAGGTTCACCGTTACTGATATAAACTATATCTAGTCCAGGAAACATCTTCTCCTTGTGGTATTCATTTACCTGATAACTAGACGTTTCAATGTAAGGATAGTCGTAGATCTGTGTCGTAAGGTGCCTCTTTATATCGCGTGGTATCAATGCCGTAGCTCCACTGCGACTACAACGTTCTATAACACGGTCTTTTTCAGTCCACAGGCACGGAGTAGGAGCAAGGTTAATGTCTTTTTGGTTGGTAAAGAATACGTATGGAGTTTCAAATTTATAGTTGCGTATTTCTTCTACTAAATTATCAGACTCGTAAAAGTGTCTAGGATTATCAAAACGTTCTACCATCTGGTCATCGCAATAATGGATCACGTTAAACCAATCTAACAATTCTAGTTCAATCATTTGTTTGCGGAATGATTCTACGTGTATATAGAATGTGTCACCGCGTTCTTGTGTGCCACTTGGAAAGCAATGAATCATTTCACGTTGAAATTCATCTGGATGCCAGGTAAAATCAAACTGTGTGTAATTACAAACAGAGTTAATGATCCATACGTATTCAGTCTTGGCTACATTTATAATACGTTTAAAGGTATCCAAGTAGTTGTCCACAAAGCGTGTTTTGGTTGCTCCGTCCCAGTGTGCTCGAATCCAATCAAATTGGTGACGTGCTATGCTACCATTACCGTGATCGATAAAGTGTATGTCGGCTGTGTTCTTACGTATAACAAATTCATCAAGATAATGAAAGTCTGCCGCAGGATTGTTCTTAGGTGCTAGATATACTTCACCATTGCGCTGATGTTGACTGGCCCATACGTGTGTGTATTGACTTTCCCAAGGTGGTGGTACATAGTCAAAGTCGAAGTCTGTGTAGTCATTGCCCCCATAAATATACCAGTAGCGACTAGTACGTGATTGACGTGCGGCATCCGCTAGACTTTCAGCAGGAAGTTCAAATTCAAATAAATTTGGTTTTGGGCCAAAGTAAAAAACATCAACCATGTATAATATTGCCAATCATTACGAAAATATATATCAGTACTTACGGACTATTATAACAGATCCTAGGGTAGTTTACCTACACCCTTTTGGGTCAACTCAACCAGAAAATCTAGAATTCATTTTAGCCACTGACAACTATCCTGAACGCAGAGGTCCATTGTTTATATTTTACGATCAAGAGCCCTTAGACTTTGGATACAACCAACCGGTATTCAACGAAATACTCAATCGTAGTTGTGCACCTTATGTACTAGTATCAACTGAACAGTCCGGTACAGATAAAGATCAACTATTAGAAAAATATCCAATGGCATCTGTTGATTATTTCTTTCATATCTTTGCGGCAGCCGATTGGTTTCGCGGGCACGAATACTTGCCAGGACTAGTGCTACCAGAGCAACGTCAACTTAAAAAATCTTACATTACATTTAATCGTTTGACCAGCAACAAACGAGTATATCGTAGTTTATTGATAAACGAGTTATACAAAAACAATTTATTAGAATGTGGCTACGTTAGCTACAGTAAAGACTGCCCAGATGGTGGAAACTTTGCTGATAACCTGTTGTCTAGTAATTTAGATACAGCTTTAGTCAACGAAGCTATTGCTAATATAAACACCTTACCAGAATTACGTATAGACTTTGCTGATCAACACATACCAAATCAAAGTATGTTATTAAGTCCAATGCCAGAGCTAATGGAAAGTTTTGTATTTCTTGTAACAGAAACCTGTTACTTTGAAACTAAAACACACCTAACTGAAAAGATATTTAAACCTATTGTACTACGTATGCCATTCTTGTTGTTAGGTTGTGCTCATAACTTAGAATACTTACGCAGTTATGGATTCAAAACCTTTGGCGATTACTGGGATGAAAGTTACGACGCTATAGAAGATCCTATACTACGTCTACAGGCTGTTACTAAAATACTAAAAGATATTTCTAACTTAACGGCTGTTCAACAAAAAGAGATGTTAATGAGTATGAGGCCAATCTTGGAACATAATTATCAACGCTTCGCAGACGGCAGCCTTGTAAGAGATGAATGGCGGGTGCTCACTGAGCGTCTTAAAGAAATGTCGAATTTGTATCAATTTAAACCTCCCTATCGTCCTAATGTACGACTAGGGCAGGCGATTCCATGCTAGTTCGTGTATGTAGTACAATATAGTATTTACGATCATTTGTAATATGGCTATACTACCAGATACTACGATAGCACCTGTGATTAAGTAACTAATTAAGAACGTGCTAGTTGACCCAACTAAGCGCCAGGTCAACGTTTTCCACAACGTTCTCATTTTAAGCCAAGTTCCTTGCGAATGTTAGTGGCACTAATAGAACCTGTTTCCTCATCTGGTACTTCTTCTGCGTGTGTATATCCTACACCGCGACCCCATCCAATATGTACAATGTTAGGTACTACCTGTATTTCGTATTGTCCTTGATATAGTGGATCTAGGTCACGCTTGATAAAGCTCTTGACCTTTTCGACTTCAAAAGGATTGCTACCTTGCCAACCCTGTACATCGCGTATCTGTATAATAACTTGTCCTGTACGTGCCAACAGGCGTTCAAACAACCAACGATGTCCATCGTGCCAAGGTTGCCAACGACCTAACATCTGTACAGTTTCTTTACGCCAATCAAACACAGGACGTCTACGATTATCAACAATATGGTCGGCAACAAAGTCTGCCCACTTAGTGGCATTCTGTTCATTAATACGGAAATCATAAATTTCTGGCTCAACAAACATTCGGTTTGTGTCAGCATATCGACCTTCCCGGATAGTGTCCATCCAGACTGTCCAGTCTGCTTTGAAATTATTACGCATTTCAACTAAAGGTGCAACAAAGTCGCATAATGCATAGTCGGTATTACAAGTAGCAGACAAATCGTACATACGCTTACTTTGACGAATACGACCTGCTTCGCTAAAATCCCAATCATCAAATTGTTTGCGTACTTCATCAGCATTAAACCATGTTACGGTTTTGCCACATTCTTCTAATAGCTTTTTTAGTTCTGTTGCTAGTGTTGTTTTGCCAGAGCCAGGAAGGCCCATAATTAAAATACGTTGTGTCATGAATATACCTTTACGTTATAGAGTTTTTCAAAGCGATCTGCATCCTCACGGTCATTGACCATGGGTTCGCCTTTAATGTTGAGACTTGTGTTTAGTAACATAGGACAGCCTGTTACTACGTACCATTTTTCTAAGAGTTCTCTAATTCCTGAACTATTAGCTGGTACTGTTTGTATACGGCTAGTACCATCATGGTGAACAATAGCAGGAAATAAATCAGGATAACGACAATGCCCCACCACTTGCATATAACTGCTGTCGATAAACCCACGAGGCAAATTGAAATAATCGTTAACGTGCTCTTCCAAAATAACTGGCGCAAACGGTCTAAATTCTTGACGACGTTTGATTGCATTTACGCGATCTTTTATATCCGGTCCACGCGGGTCGGCGAGTAAACTTCTGTTTCCGAGGGCTCTTGGTCCAAATTCTGCTCTTCCGGAGGCCACCCCCACGATCTTGTCTCGTATGAGTCCATCGAGCGCGGCGTTAACTGGATATGGACCGGGAATACAGTATCCGAGATATGCATTGTCAAACTGTATTCGGCCTCCGTATACCAAAGCGGCCGCGCCAAGGCTACTACCAGCATCACCGGGGTTAGGCATAATCCATATTTTTTCAAAGTAATCACCGAGATTTCTATTAGCGAGGCAGTTTAGGGCTACCCCTCCCATGTAAACCAAATTACGGCTCCACCCAAAGTCTTTTGCGCGGCGCATAACATTATATATCAAATTTTCACAAAAAGCCTGAGCAGAACTGGCAATATCCATAATATCGTAATGTTGGGCATAATCCCAGTTAAGGCCAGCGTGTAGGTTTTCTTTAAATGTACAGTTCCACTCGTCATCAATCAACTGCATTTTCATTAGTACACTGGCGTGTTTACTTCCGTAGGCAGCCATACCCATAGTAATATACTCATCTTCCATTGGCTTTAGACCAATTTCTTGTGTCATTGCTGTATAGAACAAACCTATGCTATGTGGATATCGTTGACGCCATAGTCTGTGATACTTGGCCTGCCCATTGACATAGTGAGCACCCCATATACTAATCGTGTCCCACTCCCCAATAGCATCAATAACTACTACTGTGGCCCGATCAAATGGGCTAGTTTGAAATCCAGCTGCCGCGTGACTTAGATGATGATTGTGTGTTGTAACAGGAACATTATCAAAAAAGCCGCCCAGCTGTTGCTTGAGTACCTGACGAGTTGTTAGTTTATTCCACTCAATGCCTTGCCCACTATACAGTTGACGTAACTGTTTCTTCCAAGGAGTTTCATAATAAGCAATATGATCAATATGTCTACCGCGACTAAACTCCCAAAGCATATCTTCGTGTAAATTGGGGTCATTCTTAATCTTGCTGTAACGCTCTGCGTGTCCAGCATATACTATCTCACCGTTGTTGATTACTGCGGCGGCGGCATCATGAAAGCCAGCCGAGATTCCTAATATGTTCATTGATCTTTTCTGCTATTCTTTTGTGTCCTAATTCCAATGGATGTCCTCCGGGACCTTTAGGGCAATCACCTTGCCAGTCTATCATTCCCCACCTAGGCCACTCTACATAATATCGTGGATCTACCTGCATAATTAAGTCAACTAGTTTAGCTGAGTATTCATCATACAGCTCTTGTCTTAGGTCACTCCACATACCAAACGTACTACAAAATATGTAAGGTTTTTCTAATTGTTTAAGGTAACTTTGTAGCATAATGATTTGTCTAAACCATTTTTTATAACTATAAAGTCTATCGTAGTGTAAACTGTAATACTCGTCTACCCATTTAATATTTCTTTTACGTGCTGTATTAACATTAATGTCTAATAGGTCATTATCGTAAGGAACTTCAAACCTGTCAGGTTGTGTCCAGGCTACTACAATTAAATCGTACCGATTAACCTCTTCAAAAACAATTCGAATATTACGGTCGTTACTACCTCCGCCTTTGCCCAAATTAGTAACGGACCAATTGTTAGTGACAGCCAACAAAGCAGGCCAGGCCTGTGTAGCAGGATCTGGTAATTCCTCTCCGGCGGTAAAGCTACAACCTACTGTTAGTACTTTCATTTATAGATAAATGGGTCGCGTTTACGTAGCTCTTTTAATTTTTTACGATATTTGATTTCTAGCTTAATTCTATTGTATATGTTTTTTAACCAATTCATTGAATTTCTCCTGCATTAAATTTGCGGCGTCTATGTGTGCTTGTTCTAAGGGGTGATTGTCTGGACCTACTGTATACTTATTCTCAACAGCCCACTGGTAAAATCCTCTCGGACTTGTTGTTTCGTGTGCTAGTGTACCAGCCGGAAATAAAAACCAATTATCATTAATGCTATCCAATAATGGAATTAGACAATTATCAGCACAGGTAAACATATAAGGAAAATTATGATATTCACAATAGTGTTGAAATTCTCTAATAACTCTAGGGCTGGTATAAACGGTATCTCTACTAGGCCAGGTCCAACACACAATAATAAATGGTTGCCCTGGAACTTTTTCTAGTGTAGTTTTTAGTCTAACAACAATATCATGATTTGAGTATCCTGGGTAAGCGGCACAAAAATACTTATTACCACCTAGTAATGCTGTAAAAGTATTTCGGCTATGACTACCGGGACGGCCATCTGGGCAGTCTGCTAGTTCGCTACCAAATACAAAACTATCACCCCCGGCTACTGTAATCATATCCTGGCTTCATCATATCTATCTGCATTTGTTTGTAATCAGGATCAGTCCAACAATAGTCATATGTCCTGCGTACTCCGTCTATTTCAATACTGTGTACGTCTAAGTGACTGGCTAGTACGTCCCAAATTTGTTTGTAATTTGTAGTACCAAAGCTGGCTAGTAGATCTACTTGTCCTAATGGCAAATACCCTAAACTTAAATTAGGGTCAGCAGGGTCTCGGTTGTTGTCTATTAACCATTCCTTAAACGCCGCTTGCTCTTTGTCGTGCCAGAAATGTCCACCACCTAAGGTAACATTGTTACCCCATTCTATGTCAAACTCGCCCGAGTAGTATTGTAATTCTGTAATTGCTTCGCATACTGTTGCTGTAAGCTCAGGTGCATTCTCATCACGATAAACTTCAAATAGTGTCTTGCCTATCTGTGTCCAGTGCATATATACTCCGCCAAACACACGATCATATCCATTGGCAACAAAGCCTTGTCTATGCTCGGGCTTTAAGTCGTAGCGTTGTGCTTGTAGGAATGTAGTAATCTGGCTAGGACGTACCCAATAAGGATCTGTTGCTAGTTTACGTCTACTTAAGATAAGTGTTTCTAGCTCATGACATAAATTGTTTAGTTGACGTATAGCATACTTTGTTTCATAATCGGCGTTTCGATAATAAACACTTAGTCCACCGACAGTACCTTGTAGTCTCTCAAAGTGATTATGTAGCCGATTCATCATGTCGTGGTTAATGCCATTTTCAGCGTAGTCAAAGCCCACTACATTGTCGGGAGTAAATATTTCCCATATAAAATATTCGTTGTCAAAAAATCGATTAATGACACTGATATTTTGATTTAATTGGGCACATAGATATTCTATAGTACGTGCTGTCTTGGGAAAACCCATAAAACAAAAGTTTTTCTCTAATAGGTTACCCGACTGTAATATGCCTTTTAAGGCCTGTTGCCAATCTTGTGCCAGCAGAGTGTCGTTAGAAATGATTGTGTAATCAACAAAATCATTTCTAAGTAAAGGGTTACGTAATATTACTTTAATTGCCAATTGAATCCCACCAAGCTAGTGCGTCTGGACGTTCTGCCAAGATGTCACGCATAGTATACTTGTCATTTCGAATTTTTTCAATCTCTAAAGTTCTTAGTTTGCCCTTTAGAGCCATTTGCCGATATGTATCAGGCCATTGTTCAGCAAATGTGGGTCTAGTTTTTAGCTGGATAAGTATGTCCTTCATGGACCCACTTGATGTAGTTAATAATTCGTCTATCCAAGGATGTAATACGTCTTTGGGTAGTGCCAAGGGGGACATTACTATGTCCGGGCTAAAACTAAAAATTACTTTGGCTAATATGTCTACGCCGAGTTCTTTGGCGAGCGATTGTATCGCTTGTACTTCAAAGAGTCCTGGTGTAGTAAGAGTGAAGTCCATACGGACTTGGCGCCGGTTACGGCTGTACGTAATTCCTTCACGGAAGTTCTCAAGCCAGTGATTAAAATCAAGACCTGATCGAATATACTCTCCAATTCTGCCCGTGCCATCGATGCTTGCGCAGATTTGCCAGTCTCGTAGCCCAGATAAAATATCCCTATACAGATTGATACCGCGATAATTGACACGACTAAGATTTGTGTTATACCTAGCGTAAACATTTTTTCCATCTCCAAGTTCTATGATGCGCCGCATATACTTCCAATGCTGTTCGTACATCAGCGGCTCACCCCCCACCCAATACACCTCTTCAACGCGGTGCTCCTCAACAGCAGTAGCAAACTCTTGCTCCACCTGGGTGTCTTGAAACTTCGTAATTTGCTCTTTGACTTCAGGTTTCATCCAATGTGTATTTGGATCCTTCCAGTCGATCATATTGTTTTGCCGTTGCTCAGTTTCCCAAGCACTGGACAACATATCTCCACACATCCTACATTTGAAGTTGCAGAGATTACTAAATCTATAATCCCAACTTACAGGCTTCATTGTGGTATAGCCTGTACTGTCTGTACTCGCCATTGCGTCTAAGTACTTATGTCCAAATAGTCTATCAAAATAACTACGGTAAACGTCTGTGTTTAGTAGCCGGTCGTTACATACTTCGCACTCGGGTAATGTCTCTCCGGACATCATACGGCGACGTACAGATTTCATATGATCTGAGTTCCAATGTTCATCCAAGGCGATAGGTATGTAACGACCAGTACCAGAAGATGTATCTATGTACTGTTGAAAATTCTGCGCAGGTTCACGTGACGCACAACACATACGTCTTTCAGTTTGAGGACTTAGATACGTGTGTACCCAAGGCGCAAGGCAAAGTGTTTCAGGCTTTTTCATTGGCAAATTCTAATATTGGGTATACTATATCCTGTGTAAATCGTTTATCGACTAATGCTCTATTATAAAATCTTTGATAGTTATATTCAACCTTTTCTTTGGTTAAATGAGAGTAGTCTTGATGATCGTAAGCAACAACCTGTCGCCAAACTAGTTCTATTCTGCGTTCATCATCAGACACCAGATCGTAGTGCTCATCAAATAAATTACCAAAAGTTTCAAATCCACCTTCGCGTATAAAATGTAGTGTAGTTGGGCAAGCAATAGTTATAAACGGGTGCCGTAGTGCCAATGGCTTCATTGTTTTTTCTGTTACAAAAACTTCTAAACGACCGCGGCTAACGGCTGTTTCTACTACTATGCTAAACTGTGTGCGATTATACCAATCGGGATTAATGTACCTATCCCAATGTTTTGTACTGCGTTCAATGTCGCCTTCTAGTCTGATTCCTCTGTCGACATAACTATACAGGCCTTGATCTGCAATGCCCTGGAACGCTTCGTGTATGTAATCTCTAAAGGATCTTTGGTAATTCATCATCAACAAAAATTTACGATCAAATTTTGATTCTCGTACAAGATGTTGGTAATTAAATAAACGACTTTCTCTATACCAAAAGAACCACGGAACTGTAATATAGGATTCGGGCAATCTACGATCATTAACACAGATCATATATCGTACCAACGGAGAACTATTTACGTAAGGTATACTGTTCTCTTGTAAATTTTCTACTAAAACTTTATACCCGGCACTTACTAAACTATTAAGATACATATCCTGGGCAGTATTTAATACAAACACCGTGCTGGCTTTATCATAGTCACGCTCAGCAGAATACTGTTCTAGTTCAAAATGGGGATCAAAGCATTCGCGAAACGCTGGATAGATGACGCGACCAAAGTCGTTGTCTAGGTGTATGAGTTTAATCTTCATAGCCCATAGCAATAGCTATTTCACGATGTGTGTCACGAAAATCTTGTTGGCGGTATTGATCTGTTTGTTTCATTTTACGTAAAAACTCAGACCCATCACTACCCGGACCGGCAGTGATAAAATTAATAACACTATCAATTTCTTCTTGGTAAACGTGGCTAGACCAAAATGTTGTTTTTAATTTATCAAGTACAAGTTCCTGTGCTCGAGGAGTCATACGCTGTATGCTCATATGATCTGGACTATGTAGCATATTAAAGTAAATGCTACCAAAGTTTTTTGTATCAGCCCAGGCTAGTAATTCATCTAAGTAATAGACATTTTGTATATTAATCGTAAAACATAGCTGTGTAGTAATGTTACCGTGGCTAGGGTGATTGGTCATATTATTAACTACATCAACGATTTCGTTAGCACGATCCCACTTAGCACCATAACGTTCATACTCAAAGCGATCGCCTACGTTGTCAATACTAAAAGCAACATCAACACGACCAAACTCTGCCCATAGATCAAACAAGTTTGTGTCCCATTGAGTAGCATTGGTATTGTAATGAATGTCTATGTGTTTTGCATGGCCCGTTTGGCAAGCAAACTTTAATAAGTCTTTATGTTCTTCAATCATCCAAGGCTCGCCACCAGTGAATTCAAAGTAGCGTATGTTGGGAATTATATCACGCATATTATCCCAAAAGGTTGTTGTCTTGCGCGGCCAGGCACCTTGCTTTAACCAGGTGTAGGCAATATGTTCTTTTTTATTACGCCCTGGCTCTAAGTAATTCATTTCTTCTTCAGCCCACTTACTACTAGACCACGATCCACATATACGACATTTAAGATTACAAATGTTACCCAACTTCAGATCAACAAACCATAGTTGATCAGGGTCATCATTTGCCCAGTCTACCTGTTTATACAATTCTTTAAGTCGAACCTGACTGTGAATTCGCTTACTATCGCGACCGGCTGCTTCTTCTTCCCAACAACGGCTACAGGTGCTTGGCTTAACCCCGGCCCTAAATTGACGACGCAAATCTTGCATATATTCACTGTGGTACGCTTCTTCAATCGTGGTTTCATTTAGATCATATTTCTTGCCATTGGCATCGGTTATTTCGTCGTGCGCCATACAGCACGGACGTACTGTGCCCATTGGACTAGTTTCAATACTCATCCAAGGTAGCATACAAATTGTTTTAGGTAGCTGTTTTAATTCCACAGGTTTGATTACACTCATATATTTTTCCGTTTGGTACAGTATCGATTGCCCAGGTTTTTTCTATTTCGTTAAACCATTCAATAGCCTGTACTAATCCGTATTCGATGGCATTATTGTTTTTAATTAAAGGTTGTAGTTGTGCGTTGCTAGGACGACTACAACTGTGTGTCGGATAGTTACCTAACCAACAACAAGGATATACTTCTCCATTGGCGCATACATAGACTTCTTGACTGCGTTTTGAATAACAATCAATTGGGCGACTAGTAGTTTCGGCTCGTACAGCAACATTAGGATCTATTTTATAATAATTGTAAGTTTCAAATAATTGTTTAAAATCTGTGCTACCACGATAGTCTCCAATCACGTGACTCAATCGACCATCATTGGTAAACACCGGCATAATGTCACGCCCAGCATATACTTCATCAAATTCACAAAATCCCAGATCTTTACTCATTTGTCGTGCTTCGGCAACCTGATGACGATTATGATCAAACACAATCATTGACCAAACTGCTTCGCCACCAGCGGCAATAAACTTACCGGCATTTTTTAATATAAAATCAAAGTCAGTACCTTGGCGATATAAATGATGTGTATCCTTTAGTCCATCTAATCTAAAATACACACGAGCACCGGTACGTGCCAGTGGTTCCCATAAGTTAGGCTGAGCACTACCATTGGTGCTGATTTCTATGCGTAGCCCGGGATTACTAGATCTAAAGTATTCAACAATAGCAAGCCCATCACGTGCGGTAACAAAATCTCCGTAGTTACCATTTATAGTAATATGATCTAACTGTTCTAAGAACGCAGGAGAAAATACTCGCTTCGCATCTTTAAGACTCATATCTACTACGGGGTAAGTGTCTATTACATTGGCACCGCGAAAGTTACGCGGACAATCAGGACAGGTACTATTACATCTAGTACTAATCTCAAAATGTACCGAACGTATATCTTGGTAGTCTATCATTTTAGGCTGTCAAACTCCGGGAACGTTGCCCAAAAGTCTTCTCCACGTATACGATCTAATTTAGCACACTCTTCTACAAAACGTGGCCAATGTTGATGTTGGTCGTTGGCCTGTATAAAGTTTAACGCTGACTTAAATCCATTTGTAGCACGACGTAGTTTGTCTTGTGGCTCTAACCAAGCAATATGTTGTTCATATGCTGGAACAATAACATTTTTCTTAAACTCTTCTGGAAATATATCAACGCGATACCATTCAGGACTTTGGCAAATGTTTACATTAAAGTCCTGTGCTCTAATTAATCCTAATTCTGTCCACTCTCTATGGAAGTCTAATACGTGTAAGATATTCATTGCGCTAACCGTGGCGCTAATGTAAAAGTCTACGTGCGGGACTTCTTGAATCATGCGTTGACGATTATCTACAGCCTGTGCCCAGTCAGTTCCTTTACGCATCAGCTCCGCTCTAGCTCCACTGGCATCTAAACTAGCACCCACACTGACATTTTTAAATTTGCGCCAGTAGTCAAATACGTGTTTGTCTTTATAGCGTAGTTCACTGAAGTTAGTATTGTATTGAATACGCACGTCTGTTTTATCAAGTTCTTCTAACTTTTCTAGCAGGAAGTAATGCTCTTTCATGATTAGTGGCTCGCCACCGGCAAAGTATACCTGCTCCAGATGCGGAACGTGTGGCATCATTTGACGTATCATATCATCTTCATCACCTGCGGCATACTCTACACGTAGCATATCGCGGCCCAATACATCGGGTTTACGATTATATAACTTTACGTGATCGTTATACCAATTTGAACTAAAAATAGGACCACAGCTACGGCAACTAAAATTACATAAGTTGCTAAACCTGACGTCCCAATAACGTATTTTAAATTCGGGGTTTGTTCCATCTTCTTCTGTTCTTTCTGCTTCGGCTATGTGATGTCCGTAATTACGATTGGCGTCGTTACGCATACTAAAGAAACCATTGGCTTCCTGCTCATAGCATTTTGTACACTCTTTACACTCACGTTCAGTAAGCATATTCTTACGCATTGTTTTGTATGGATCTTGATTCCATACTTCTTCCATGGTATTTTTACGTAGGTCTCCTACTGGATGCCAATAGTCACTTAAACAACAAGGATAAGCACGACCATCCGGAAAGGCGTGTAAATGTACCCACGGCAACATACAAAAACGATCGCTTTCGGTCAACAACTGCCATTGGCGTGGAGTTAAATCTTCACGTTCAATGAAATATGGCTTACGAGCCATATAGTCATAACCTTTGTTATAAAAGTCTTTGCTCATAGTGTTGTGTACCAATTGGCCAATGCCGGAAATGCTTCTGTAAAGTTTTTACCTCTGCGTTGGTCGTATTGTGTATAAAACTTTTTAAAGTCTTGTTGTAGTACTGATTGTTCTGCGGCGCCCATATGCGGAGTTTTAACTACATCAAGATAGTCAATTAATCTTTGTAGTTGATTGATTTCAAATTGATGTAACATCGGATCATCGCGATTAGCATCTAACCAATCTTGTAGTCTAATTTTATAGTGTGTACGCAAATTATCAGGTAGAACCAATGGGCTCTGAAAACTAGGGAAGCGCAGGATATTCAAACTAAAGGTTGGGAAGTCTCGTCCGTATTCACGTTTCCAATTTAAACAGCAGTCTAAGAAGCTGTCTAGCGTATCTAGACACAAGGCATTAATAGTACACATCATATGGAAGCCTTCTAACTTGCCATTGGTTAGTACTTTTTCTACGTTGTTAGCCCAATCGTCCCAGACTAACCCATCACGTATGTATTCGCTTTGTTGGCTTATTGATTCATTACTGGTATACAAATGAAAATGCTTGATGCTGTGTGTAGCATCTATTAGTCGATCAATTAGATCGTCCTTGGCGCCAAGATTGCTGTTCATAGCAAACTTTATGTCTGTATTGTTGTTTTTAAACCAGTCTAGTAATCGCCAGGTATCACCACTCATAAGAGGCTCACCGCCGGTTAGTCTGAGTTCTTTTAGTGTTCTGTGGAGGTCTGATTCCCACCATTTAAAGAAGGCATCAACATAAGGATTCTGTTGATTAAACTTGTAAAGCTGACTGCTAGAATGATTGTGAGTAAAATGATTTCTGCCATCACTAACCAATTCCACATAAGGGCCGTTGCGATCCAAATCATTAACCCAAGTTGAGCTGAAAGCAGGGTTACAGTAGGAACAAGCAAAATTACAGGTACGATCGAATGCGATTTCCAAAGTTTGTAAATCAACGTCTGCATTTGAATCCAATTGGTATGCGCTATCCAGGTCTTCGTCTGAATAGATAACTGTTTTATATACTCTGTCGCTGATGTTATCACGGCCTATGTCCTCTATTTTCCAGCAGTACTCGCAACCGCCTGGGCGTTCGCCTTGTTGCATTTGTTTGCGTTCGGCTTTTTTCTTTGGCGTATTATGTAGTGCTTTAGGATTATTTATTACGTCCTCAACACTGACCTGATGTGGTAGTGGGTGATGACAACTAGTAGTTTGTCCCGATCCTAACCATATAGTAGCGTTATACCATTTTGCGCCGCAGAACGACTCTGACTTAATGTCAATTACACGGCGTTTGTATTCTAAATCTGTCTCGTTATTAGTTCTGGGCATGGTATCTACATTCATCCCAAAATTCTTTCATTTCAGGAAAGGTTGCTAAAAAATCAGTTTGTCGACGAGTATCGTGAGCATTAAAGAAACGATAAAAGTCAGCTCGTTGTAGTTTAACATATTTTGGATCTAAATTACAACCTTCTCGCATCCAATCTATATCACGACGCATACGTTGTACTTCGTAGTCTTTGAATCCGTGGAATGGATCGTCTGGTGTTTCTAAATTAAGTTCCATCCAGTCAGCTACACGTTCTAATACACCCGCATACACAGGTGGCAATATTTGTAGACTTTGCCAGGTCGGTGTGCGTAGTAGCGGAGTATCAAACCAAACACGTTGATATGTAGTGCTGTACTTTTTACGTAATTCAAGAATCCAATTTAATTGTCGTTGTAGTCCGAGTACACTTAGATTATTCATAGTAATAATAAATGTAAGACTATTACGGTGCGGAATTTCTGTTAAGAATCTATTGACATTCTCGTGTAGTCGATTCATATTGAGTCCGTGCCGTATATACTCAGCGTGTCGTATGTCGCCAGAGTCTACACTAACATACTGCATAAAATGTTCAATTTGTGTAGAACATAATTGTTTTACATAGTCAAGATACTTGTTCATTAAGTTATCTTCTACACTAAAGTTACTGGTAACATTCAAATGTAATTCTGGATTAGGTAGTGCTAGTACATAGTCAAATACTCTATAGGTATTCTTGTCCATTAGTGGCTCACCACCAGTCATACGGAAATGTTTTAGTTGTGGATAAAGGGTTGGCCACCATTCCCAAAATGCATCGACATAAGGATTATCTTGGGAAGCAGGTATAGGGCGCCGATTGCCAACAAAATGGCGGGGATCATTATGTATCGTACTGGTTGGGTATCCGCCCCATCGATCCACTTCCTCCATCCACTTACTACTAAACTGAGGGCTACAATAACTACATCGCAGATTACACGCATGGTTGAAGTTAACCTCGACGTACGACGGAATAACATCCGTTTCATTTCCGGTACTTGTTCTAATTTTATCATAGTCTTCGGCCGCCCATGGCTCTCCCGATCTGTAGTGTCTGTCACTTAGGTTTCCTAAATCCTCTTGTGTCCAGCAATAACTACATTCGCCGGGACGTTCATTCTTAAGCATAATAACACGTTGCTGTTTCTTATGCTCGGTGTTGTGTAGTGCGCCAGGATTGTCTTTTAATACACTGGCGTCAATTGGATGCAATGGTGGATGGTAACAGCTATTATTTAACCCTGTGGCTAAATGTAGGCTAACCTGTTTCCACTTAGCCAAACATAAAGCAGTTCCTAGTTTTTCTTGCATCTGCTCTGCGGCAGACATAAAGTCTGATTTACTCACGAACCATCGGCCCTTGATTTTTAAATGTTGATTTATAATGATGTTTGAAGAATCTGCTTTCTTCTGGATCCATATCTACTATAGATAAACTTAAACGCTTACGTAGTATATCACCAACGCTACGGCATTCATCTGCGCCATCTTTACTAAAACTTTCCCATAGTCTAGCCAGCACATCAAAATCTTGTACGTCTCGATAGTTCCAACCTTCTATCATAGTCATAAACGTACCAAGACGTGCTCCATATATTGCCCAAAAGCCGTTGTCGGCATCTGCGCCTACACTTTGCCATATACAAAGATTATCATAGTTACGATTGTTTACACGCGATTCAAATTCTGTCATATTAGGAAGACTGCCGCGATCTAAACACATCTTAACACCTTCACGGAACCCGGCACGCCAGGCCTGAAATGGAGTAGCATTAGGATATGTTACACTATAGCAATCAGCCATTGCCCAGTAGTTAGGATAAAAACAAAACTCTACATCATTTTCTGCCGTACCATCTGAGTTTTCGTGTGTACGCATACTGTAGATAAAATCTCTAGTCCAACAGCTAAGTCCGCCGTTGCCATACATCAGTCCGTTAATAGCGTTGCGAGCCCGCCAGCGAAATACGCAATCGCGATTGGTATTGTCAAGAACCAATTGCAGGTTGAAAAAATTACTATCTGGAATGTTATCGCCATCAATAAGCACAAACCGGTCTGTATCACTAGCATCGGCAGCCGCTTTGTGAGCGGCATCACTACCTTTAACTCCATCGACTCGTTTGGCCCAGGGCACCATGTTTTGGATCTGTATCCAGTGTTCTTCTTTTTTAGGTTCATCGTATGTTAAGTATATACAATCTAAATCTGCTACGTCAATTAATTCGTTCATAATATTCTATATCTTGGTATTCATCGCCAGACTCTAGTATAATGCCGGCATGATTTTTTACAACTGCTAGTCCTTGTGTAGACTTGCGTAATTTTACTCGGTACTGTGCGTCAGATTCAAACTTTTTTAATTTTCCATCTACTACAGTATATCGAAAATAATTATCGTACGTTTCTTTATCAACCACAATATAAGATCCAATTATAGCAGGATCTTCTATCATTGTACAGGCCGTAATGTTGCCATCCTCATTATAGTAAAGCCTATATTCAATCGCAGGTGGCCGAATTGGTTCCAATAACCGTTCGATTTCAAGTTCAAATTCTTGATTCATAGTACTCGATTAATTCTTTAGTAGCAAAATTTTTATCATAGTAGTGTACTGGGCTTAACTGATTTAAATTGTTTATGCGAATAACATCACCTTCTTGTTCATATAAAACTGTATCCACCCAACTACGAGCATCTAACCACCCATTGAATTCTGATTTCATATGTACAAAATTAATAAAATCCATCCCGGGCATTGTACAGGTTTCAACTCCCACTATCATTGCGGCCAGCGCATACAGTACATCAGTGCTGGGATTATCTTCTCTACAGTTTACTAAGATTTCATTTTTTATATGATGCCAGTTACGGTGTAATACTTCGGCTACTTTAAAAAAGTTAGCGCCATCACGACTGTATCTAAAATACATCAGTCCGTTATATACGTCTGGCAATTCATTGTCGTCAAACACACGCCGATATTTTCTTACACCGGATATTAAATCTCTATAGTTTCTAGCGTGTGTGCTTAAACATAAATCTTTTAATCTAAAGGCTGTCCACCAATGGTCAATACTGCGAGTAAACAGTAAGTCACTTTCTAATTTAATAGTTTCTTTAAACGGTGTGAGATTAAAAACCTGATATTCATTGCCCAGCTTCCAATTAGAGGAAGCATTATTATTGTCATAGGGAACACGAATAATATAATCAAAAACACGACGATGGCTATCATTAATTTTCTCCTCAGTTGCTGTGTCAACAATTACTGCGTATTGGTTATTCTTTTGTGTTGCTTTAACATTAAGAGCCTGCAGATATGCCAGCTCCAAATAATCTACTGTGTCTGTGTTTTGTGCGAAAGTAACAAAACCCTGTTGTTCTTTATGTTGGCTCAACTATTGCCTCCACTACCTGTCGAAAGTTATCACTTTGTAAATACTCTTTGTCGATTACGTGTATATTCATACGTGGTACTACTGTAGCTGATTTATCGTAATAGATTCTAACCTGAGTAGCAGTCGTTACAATACGTTCTATCTTTTGATCTGCTGTGTACATAGGCCACGGAATACTCTGTGATTCATTTAAGTTGTATCCACTGAGAATATTGTTAGCAATAGCAAATGCGTAGTCATTGCGATAATTGCCTTCACGTATATTATATAATTCTCTATAGTAGTGATAATTACGTTGTATCTTTCCTACTAGATTAAACAACATTTGACTGCGTTCAGTTTTTTTAAATACAACTACTGTAGCCCATACAAATGGTAAACTAGTTTCGCCCATTTCTTCATAGGCCGGCCCAATGTCTGTGGTGTTGTGATGCATTAATCTATAGTCTTGAACTGTGTCTGCTATTTTTAATAGACTATTGTCTAACATTAGATAGTCAACATCAAGCAATATAGTTGTGTCGTATGGACTTAGTTCATAGGCATTGTATCTTCCCCGATTGCGCCAGGCTATTTCTTTACCATCGTTGATTCTAAAAGTCGCACGTTCAGGATTGATACGAATTATTTGATCATAGGCAAACGTGGGCGTAGTAGTATCATCTGTTACTAAGGTAATTGGTAATTGGAGATTGTGTGCAGCCAAACGACTTGTTAGGTCAGCTATAGACACGTAGTCTACCTGCGTATTGAAGGCAAATATAATGATGCCTTTAGATTTTGCGGAGACGTTTGAGTTCGCCATGTTCTTGATGCCAACGATTCATTACTTGTTGATAATGTTCTTTACATTGTGTTGCAAAGAATTCTGGATCTATAATATGTATAGGGTTTTGGTATGTGTCTTCTAGATAAAGTGGCTCGTGTTTTGGCCAACTTGAACTGAACATTAATAACTCTGGAGTAACTTTAAACAGGCCACCATTATAAGCAAAATGCAAATCTGTTTGGATTTTTTCACGCAAGATGCGTTTGTTAATTTGGTAATCAGTTGCCCGACGTATTTCGGCAGTGAGTTGTTCGATTTCGCTCATAATAGAATATAGGTGTAGACAGCTAGTATACTAGTCTACACCTGGAATGTCAACTACTTTGGATTAAGAGATTGTTACAGTACCCCAAGTATTACTTAGGTTTGTAGTTTCTGGATAAACAATATCAACGCGATGATTGATAGTGATGTTAGTACTATCGTTAAAGTACCAATAGTTGCTGTAGTTTACACCACCGGTTTCTTTTTGTGAACCTTGTGAACCTTGTGGGTTACTGGTTGTGTAGTCACCGTCGGCACGTGTAGCAGATACATAGGTAAAGGTAAAGTACAGTACGCTTCCGCGGTCTTGGTTTAGACCCTGTGTACCATTGCTGGATACCTGTAGAGTACAATAGTCTCCAGAGTATGTGCTGTTGGTACTAGTAATTTGTGATAGTGTTTGTGGACTAGTAGTCATTTCGTAATAGCCAACGTTGGTAGTATTGGTATTAACTGTGCCACCGCTACCTTGACGTCCTGCATTGGTATGTGCTCGAAATGTTGTAAAGCTACCAAAGTTTGTACCAATTAGAGTTACTAAGTCGCCTGAACGGCTTGTACCGTCACCGTTTGATACTGAGGTGATAACAAAGTTAATCTGGCCGCCGGCATTAAAGAAATAACGAGCCTGATCAGCAGAAGCAAATGTTATAGTACGAGTAAATGAGTCTGAATATTGAGTTGGAGCATTGCCGTGTACATAGTTTGGGCTGTAGGTGCTACCTGTAGTTGTTGTACCTTGGGTACTATTAAACAACAAACGATTGTTCCAGGCAGTAGTCAAACTGCTTTGTAATGTGCTTAGATAGTTAATAGTCTGACCAGATGTAACAGCACTAATACCAGATCCACTACCGCCTTGGTGTGTGTAAACTGAATTTAATGTATTAATCAATTGTGCCCATTGTGTAGCAGTAACAGTACCGGTTTGACTAACTGTAGGAATTAAAGTTTGACCGTAACCGTTATCATACTGTCCGCCAGCCCAGATAGCATTAAGAGTATTTGCTGCCGTGCTATTCTGAACGTCGACTAGTGTGTTATAGTCGCTTGCCTGAATTAGGCCTAATTGTTGGTACGCCATATTTCTTATTTCCTATGAATTTATCTTTACAATAGCTTCAATTGTACATTCTTCTTCGCTATGCTTGTCAACCAAACTGCGTCCAATGACATTGAATGCTGTAATTTCTGATGTTTTTCCTGCTCTTGCACGACCTTGCCCGGCACTGACCAAACGATCGCCTTTGGCAACAAACCCAATTACTCTAACTGGAACACGTCCGCTCATTGCTACAGGTGGGTGAGTTAAATTGTCGCCAGCCCCAGAATTCATCAAATAGGCTGCATTAGTACTTATGACACCAAAAACTTTATCACTTAATTCCTCAACCACTTGAGTAATTTCGTATAGTCCGCCCATTTCTACAACGGTACCTGGAGCATACTCTGCGTCTGCATGGAAGCGTTCTGCCAAGTCGGCGTATTGTGCGTGAATAGCAGTACCGTAAATGTTGTTGAACCAATTTGACACACTACCTAGGTTACTTGCTAAGTTAGCACTTGGTGTAACGTTACCAGTTACCACAGTATTGAATACTGTTAGTGTAGCTGTGTTGTTTAAGAATAGATTTGATGTAACGTTTACGTTTGCGGCATTAACAGTAGGAGATGTAGTAATCGATCTTGATACTAGATTGCCGGCCGCAACGTTTGATACTACACTTAAATTAGCGCCAGCGGTAATATTACCAGATGTAATTACCTGGTTAACGATAGCGGCATTGGCATACATACCGTTCCAGAACGCTGTACTAGAACCTAGGTTAATAACTGCGTTTGATGCCGGAATAATACCAGGACTGACACCAGTTGCTCCAACTGTTACTGTTGTAAATGTTGCTGAACTTGGTGTGTTAAAACCAATTACTGTGCTGTCTAGGTAACCAAACGTGATACTTGCGTTAGCACCAGTGGTTGCAATTTCTGCGCCATTGTAGTAGGCTCTTCCATACAAATTGGTTGTACCGTTTGTGCTTAAATTGTAAATGTTACCAAGTTGTGTAATATTTTGTTGTGCGGAAGTTAATAGTGTTCCGTTAAATCCAGTGCTGGTTGTAATACCACCTGCGGCTGTAATTGTTGTGGCATTTAGTGTGCCAACTGTGGCCAACGTAGCACTAACGTTACCAGTTAACGAACCAGTGATACCACCAGTTGCTGAAATAGGACCAGTAATAGTTGCTGAACTACCAGCAATAGCGCCTGCTTGTATACCACCGTTGTTGTCACGTAATACTAGGTTACCAGCAAGAGGAGCAACACTTTGATTGCTTAGACCCATAGCCGGAACGTTTGTACTGTTCCAGTTCATACCGGCAACAATAGTGGTAAATCCAGGAGTAACTGTACTAAAGTTTTCATACGCAAAAATAGCGTAAACTAAACCTTTAATTCTAAATTGAATAATTGTGTGAACCTGACCTGCTGTGTCAGTTAATAAACTAGGAACTACACCAGAGTCGCCTGTTGCTGTAGTTGCGGCTGGTCCGATTGTAACAAACTTGCTACCGTCATATACTTTTAACTGTCCGTTTGTGTTATCAAACCATAAGTCGCCGCCGCCTTTAGTTAAATCAGATGGGGGTGCACTAGCAGGAGCACTTGTAGCACCTGTTGAAATTTTCCAACTTGAGCCAGTGTATACTTTTAATACATTATTTGTAGTGTCCCACCATAATTGTCCTGCTAAAGGATTACTTGGACTTTGGCTAAACGCAAAGTTCTCTAATAATTTTACAAAGTTATCGTTTAAAAACTGGCCATAACCAGCGTAATTTTTACCAATTAAAACTAGGCTGGAATGGGTGGTATCTACTGTACCATCGCTAAGACCGCCTGGGATTAATGATGTACCAGAGGTTAGGTTAATTGTGTATGACATTTATAGTCCTTGATTGCTTGTTATATTTATGCCTTTTTTAACAATGCCTACACCATCGTATGTTAGCCACGATACTATTACTTCCCTGGCTTCTGTGCTAGGGGTTGTATAATGGCTGAACATACCATATGGAGGGAAAATTACTACTTTTCCAGCACGTGTTGTTACCGTTTGGTTTTGTGCTGGAAAAACCAATTCCCCACCATTGTTAATTGTGCTTAAATGAAGAACCACGCTGGCATAGCGTAATTCATTCACACCTGCTACTATTTCGCTATCACTGTGTAGTTCGCATACATCGCCGGGTTCGTACAAGTGATATTCGTATCCTGTGTCGCTGTTACCGCTGTAACTGGGTCTGTAATACTCGCGTACAGTTTGCTTAATTTTACCAAAAATTTTGCTGAGTTGGTTGTTAACTTCAGCTAACTCTGGGATTTTACTAATTGTTACAGTAACACCCTGTCTATGATACTCGTTTGCTTCACCGTAAATGCTTTTAGATTCACGTAATTTGCCGCTTAAATAATTTACAATATCTGGACTAACAAAATTGTCCAACTCTATAATCATTAATAGACTTTCTGTAAAAAGCAAAGTGCGTAGTAAGGTGGGCGATTATCAAATGCTGTACCAGCACCAGTTGACGCAGTATTTCCAGAAATAGTTAACGAATGTAAGTGGTCATTGGCAGTATTAATGCTGACGCCAATACCAGTGCTAGCAGTTGTTGTATTCCATAATCTTCCACCGCCACTGGCTACACTGGTAGCATCGTATCCAAAACTGTCAACTGATGATCCACTCCAGTTAGCACGGCCGGCAGCAAATGCTAGCTGATCGTCACCCGGCATAACGTGTGCGTGTCCATTGTCAGTTATTGCCACTCCGTGTGAGTGACTACCAGCAGTATTTGTATTGCCAGTTAATGTTACAAAGTGGTTATGGCTTGGTAACATAGCAGTAGTTAGTGTAGTGGTGTTTTGACCAGCTGAGTCGCCAACATTATAATTGTTTCCAGCGCCTACAATAAATCTATCTTGTAAATCTGGTGTACCACCAGTGCCATCACATAAATGCCAGCCACTTGGAATATTAGAAACTAAACCGCCCCACATAATAATCATACCAGTTGGCATAACATTATGAACAAAAGCGGTAGTAGCTACGTTGGCAGTACGATCATTAGTTGCTGGAGTATTTGCAATAGCATTTACTAAGTTTGCTCGAGTAACAACAGGAGTAGTTATTGATACATTTGCTAGCGTACCGCCGGTGACCTGTGCGTTGCCAGTGCTAAAGTTTGTAATAGTAGCATTACCAGAACCTAAGTTAGTTAAACCAGCGATACTACCACTGCTGATACTAATAGAAGTTGTAGTTAAATTTTGGAAGGATGCGGTTGCCGCACTTAAATTAGTAAGGCCATTAACGTTACCGCCGGTGATAAGAGCATTACCAGTACTAAAGTTTGTAGCGGTTTCATTTACCGATGTTGCATTTGTTACAGATGAGTTACCACCAGTAATTTGTGCGTTGCCTGTACGTAAATTAGCAACAATTTCTGTTGTTACGTTAATGGTAGAAAAAGAACCAGTTGTAGCTGAAATGTTAGCAAGGCCTGTTGCTGTGCCTCCTGTGATTACAGCATTGGCTGTACTGAGATTTGTAGCTGTTAATGTTAGGGTTGTTACATTTGATACTGTAATATATCCGCCAGCAATCACAGCGTTAGCTGTACTAAAGTTTGTTATTTGCCCACGACTACTTTGTACGTTACCAGTCAATGACCCAACTAGTGTAGTTGCTACAACGTTACCAGTTAAGTTACCAACTACGTCACCAGTTAAGTTACCAAACACTGGTCCAGTTAATGTGCCAGATATAGACTGAGCAACTACGTTACCGGTTAGGGTACCAACAATGTTGGTATTAATCGAAGCAGTCATTGAACTGTTAAATGTAATACCAGGTTTTACTAAGGTAAAACCAGATAATCCTGAAGCAGGAGCAAACGTTGGATCTCCGCTGACTGTAGCAATAACTACATTACCATACTGTAGTTGAAGAATATTATGTACAGTACCTAGCGTATCAACTACCGGAACAGGTACTGCACCGCTGATACCTTGTGCTCTAGTGTATGCTGGCCCAATTAAATTCCAATCAGTTCCATCAAACAAATAAAACTGACTTGTACCAGTATTAAACCAAGTATCGCCGGGTTTAGTACCAGCTGGTTGTAGATTACTTACAATAACACCAGATACTGGAACATATCCAGCACTTGTAAATACGTTTAATGTTTGTTGTTGTGTGTTAAACCAAAGTTGTCCAGGTACATTTTGACCGCCGGGTGCTGTGTTTCCCGCAAAATTCTCTAGTAGATATACTAAGTTTTGGTTAAGATACTGCCCATAGCCTACATAATTTGGGCCAGGGAAAGTCAGCGAGGTTGAATTGTCTGCAAACCCGTCGTTAATTGTTTGTATTAATACGTTGCCGTTATAATGATTAATTGTGTATGGCATATTTTATTCCGTTATACTGTACTTATCAAAATTATTACTTTGGTACTGTAGTGTAATTTGGGTCTTGTTGTGGCCCCCAATAAATTCTTACTAGCCCCGGCGCACCTGCGCCTCCGCCCCAGTTAAGTGGACCGGTTCTATCTGTAAATCCTGCTCCACCGCCGCCGGCTCCATAGCCTTGGCCGTCTTTGCCGGTGCTATCCCCAGGGACGCCGCCAGCGCCACCTGTGCCAAAAGGTGTACTGCCACCTGCACCGCCGGATCCTGAACTGCTATCTCCGCTACCGCCTTGCCCGTCAGCACCTGGGCTGCCGTTTGGGGTTCCACCTGCTCCACCGCCTGCCATATTATTTGCCCTTTCCTATTAGTACAATAGCTCTTAATAATACAAATACCGCAATAAGAGCTAGCCCTTTAACAAATCCTGCTGGTTTACGTGCTGGCCCAAATATCCGACGCCATACTCCTACAGCATAACTGATTGGTGTACCTACAATCATCAGTGCTAATCCTGTACGATCGTTTTTGTGTGCCATCCAATTGGCCCACGGTGTTGCTATTGCCTGTGCCCATCGAGTGGACCACTGTTGTGCCGCTGTGCTAAATTCATCATCTGACATCCAAGGCATCATCTTAGGACCTTGCCCGTTCATCCAATCAACTACAATTTCAGCCCAGGCACGATATCCGTTATAAATGTCTGGGTAACTTTCAACTAAACGAGCGCCAAACGCTTGGTCGGCTTCGTAAATATCTTTGGGTAGTAGTCCAAGTTCATAGAGCTTAGTACAGATGATCTTGCCGCCACCACCCCCACCGGTATCTGCGCTGGCTCCACCGCCGCCTCCACGTCCACCTGTAACCACAATATGTCCGTCTAAACCTGTAATTGCTGTGCTTGAGCCAGGTGCTCCGCCAGGTGCTCCGGTTGTTCTTCCGACTACTGGTGCTCCACCGCCGCCTTGACCAATAGTAATAGTCAGTTGCTCGCCAGGACTTACTGTCATAGTTTGTCCTTGTACGTAGCCAGCTCCACCACCACCGCCTCCAGCATCACCTACACCTACTTCTTCTCCACCTCCGCCGCCACCTCCGCCAGCAACGGCATCTATGGTAACCTGGAAAATTCCAGGTGGAACTGTAAATGTATAGGTATTAGTAGTGCCAGACAAACTGTTATTAACAGCCTGTACATACTCGGCAGCCTGTATACAACTTATAAAACTATTTTGTTGTGCTTCATTGCCGCCGTCTAGTGTTGGGTCAAACACGTAATTTAAGAATGTACCAATTGGATCGCTAGAATCAGCTATGTCTACTGGATTTCCATTTTTATCAATTACTACTACTGCGCCGGAGCTGAATGCGTTTGGTGCTATAACATTGTTGGCAGTAATAGGATAAGGTGTAACCTGGCTTAGATAAAATAATTGGTTGGACGCACGAACACTACTTGCGTAATCTAGCTGTCCGGCGTTGGTGTTGTTTACACCTTGTGCTAACTTTGCCGCATCGGCAGGTAAAACCCCAGACAGGACTCCTTGAGATGTTGTTAAATCTAGTGTACCATCTGGGTTAAATGTAATTTTACCAGTGCTCGGAAAGAATTGTTTCCATTCTCCGTTGATCTTTGTCCACCCTTGTGCTACTTCAACAAAAGGACCAAACCCGCTTGGGGCGCCTTTGGTTGTAAATATAGATTCTGATGCTGGTGTATCTGTAGTATAAGTATGTGTCCAGGTATATCCATCAAAAGATATATCCCCGCCACTGAATAAACGTGATGGGCTAACATAACTTATTATTACTTTACCATCAGCACTGGCACCCAAGCCTGAATCTGTTTCAACACATCCAGACGGTACTAGACTTCCGCCATTACTTCCGCTATAAGCACCATCGTTTTCGCCGTATTGGTTTCCGCCAACACCACCGCCGTAGCCTCCACCTCCACCACCACCTCCCCCGCCCTGGGGTCCTGTGTTGTGTCCACCACCTCCCCCGCCACCACCACCTCCGTAGATACGGCCGCCTCCCACTTTAGTCTGGGTAGCACTATCTCCTAGGGGTTCACCTAGAGAATATAATTGGCGTCGGCTATAGTATTGGCTCATAATTTAGTTTCTACAACAATTCCTCGTTCACGGTATCCAAACATTCTGGCATATCGCGCCATACTTTTTCTAACAAACCCTTGTATTTTAGTAGCACCATATGATTTTAATATACGTTCTAATTGAGCATTTGTAGCAGGGTTGCTAACTAAGTGCCCACCTATATAAGTCATAAATGCTACCTTATCGTTGGGATATTCAATAAAAGTAAATGTTGCGGCTCCGTGTATTTCCTTATTTTCATCTTCTGCTATTAGCAGTATCCATCTATCTGTTACTATCAATTCTAATTTAATCTGCTCAATAGTATGATCACCATACCCCCAAGGTTGAGCTCGACCAATGTATTCCTCTACTTTAGGCCATAACGCTGTTAGCTCTGGCCCAATGACTCGGCGTACTGTTAGGCCTGTGATTGGTTTGTTTTCCATGCTTCAAAATTAGCAATAACTGGATGAGCAATATTTCTATCTTGACCGCTGATATGTAGTAACAAAGGTAAATTTGGCATTAACTTTAACATTAATCCAGTATTGTTTACCAGTATGTTGTACAGTTGATCGCGTTCAGCATCACTTAAACTATTGATAACCTGTTCACTTAAACTATCTATTGTATACATTTTATTTTCCTAACAATTTTCCAATGGTTACTACAGTTCGTAGTAGCGTAAATACACCAATTAAGGCTAGCCCTTTAACAAATCCAGCTGGCTTTTTGCTGGCACCAAATACTCGACGCCATACACCTACCCCGTAACTAATTGGAGTACCAACTACCATTAAGGCAAATCCAGTACGGCTGTTGCGATTAGCCATCCAATTGGCCCAAGGAGTTGCTATTGCCTGTGCCCACCGAGTGGACCAGTTAATTTGTGCCTGCCGACGTTGCTCTGTGTCACGTATCCAGAACATCATTTGTGGGCCATCACCCGACATCCAATCGACTACTATTTCTGCCCAAGCTCTATAGCCATTATATACATCTGGGTAACGTTCAACTAAGCGAGCACCAAATGCTTGGTCTGCCGCATAAATGTCTTCAGGCAATAATCCCAACTGATATAGTTTGGTACAGATGATCTTGCCACCACCGCCACCCCCAACATATTGATTACCACCAGATGTTTTGTCTTGTCCGGGTAATCCATATTGGTGTCCGTCGCTAGTATAGCCTTGATTTGCTCGACCATCAGAGCTGGCTCCGCCGCCACCTCCACCTCCGCCGCCTCCGGCAACGATTTTTAATTGTTTGTTTAGCAATAGTACGGTTGCTCCACCACCACCGCCTCCAGAGTTACCACCACCGGATCCAGCCGATCCACCATTGGCTCCATTGAATCCTAGATTGTTTGCGCCACCACTGCCACCTCCAGCTCCGGCGCCTCCTGAACCTGCTCCGCCACCTGCGCCAATAGCTACAGTAATTTGATCGCTATAGCCTAGTGTAAGATTGCCAGTGACCTGACGCCCGTTATAACCAGGGTATCCATTGCCGCCACCAGATCCACCACTGCCGCCAATAATTGTAACGCTAACAACAACAGTATTACCAGTATTACTGGCCAGTGGATTATTGTGGTCGGCTACCCTCGGAGTAGTTTCGACCCAAAGTCCGTTCTTTTTAACAAATATTCCACGTCCGTACATGACTTAGCTTACTTGGAACCAGAAGTCGCCATCATTACCACCGCTTGGTGGCTGGCTACTTACTGTATAGTTGAATTTCTGACCCTGGATACTTTGAGCAACATAGGCTGTAGTTGCTATGCGTGTTGTACTATCTCCACTTAGTGGTGTTCCAACATTTGACTGCCAGGTTAAACTTGACAGCGTAGGAGCTGCCGCGTTGCCTGTTAGTGTTGGACTGTCAATGTTTGCTTTGAGAGCATTTAACTGTGCTATTTGTGTATTCAAATAGTTTGTTAATGTAGTTACACGATTAACATAATCGCCATAGACTAAATTTGCTGTAGCATCAACATAAGCCGTAGTAGCGATGTTAGCACTATTATCACCAAGTCCAGGATATTGTAAACCTGTACTGTATAATTGTATGCCAGTAATCGCGTTGTTTAAATTAATGCCGTTAACAGCCATTATACTTGGCTGTGCTACGTTTAATGATCCACTTACTACAGATACATTAACTTGGGTAGCACCATTTACCGCATCTTGAACAGCAAAATTAGCTGTGGTATGTGTTCGGCCTGTGTACAAATATTGAATATTGTTGGGGTCAATGTAACTAAATGAATTAGCGTAGACATTACCGTAGACAATATAACTATTACCTGTAGCTGTATTTTCAATCAAACTGTTTAGTGAATAGTTTGTATTTGGTTGCCAGGTTTGGGCAACTAATATCTGTGTTAGGTAATCGCCTTCGTTGAATACACCCGATGGACTTTCTAGAGTAATTACGTATTCACTGCCTTGTAGACTAGAAATATAATTGTTCATAGTCTGTACGTTTGGTGCTGTTGGTATGCCAGTAAACGCAGGGCTATCAGTAGTTGCCAAATATGACAAATAATTATCTATAGAATTGATTTCAGTCTGTACAATGCCAAATTCAATATTGGCAAAATTAAATCTAGAATCAGTTGAAGAACTTAATGTAGAAACATTTGAATTAATCAATGCCTGTGCGGTTGTAAGGTTAGCTGTTGCTTGAGCAATAATAACCTGTAGCTCTGAGCCAATGCTAGTTGAAAAATCTGATAATGTATTATTAACCTGTCCAGTTAATGTTGTAACATTGGCATTGATACCAGATTGAATACTGTCAACATAATTTTTAGTAGCAATACCTTTTGATGTTACAGGATCACCATAAACAGTTGCTAAACCAGTTACACCATCAATGTGTAAAGTATTGATATTGCCCAGGCCTGAATTTACATAAAAATTAACATTGCCTTGGTAAGCGTTGTTGTGTACAGCAATATTATTGTTACTAGTAAAGCGTATGTTAGCGTAACCAAATGTAATGTTTCCTGCAACACTAATGTCTGACGCAAACGCATTATATTGATCTCTGCGAGCAAATTGTGCAGGAGTGATGTTGGCCAATAAAGTACTGTTGGTAGCAGTACCATTATATAAACTATTATTGTTTGTGTTAAGATTAATTCCTGGCTTGATAGTTGTAAAACCAGCAATAGGAGTTAATGGAGTAAAAGTAGAATCGTAATTTGTAACACTAATTAAATTGCCACTACTGTAGGCATTTACTACGACATGGTATATACCAGCTGGATCTAATATTGTTTCTACAAAACTACCGCTCTTGCCATAGGTAGAGCTAGCCTGCGGGCCAATCAACTGCCACTGAGTACCGTCCCAGGTATTAAGTTGGTTGTTGACGTTGTCGTACCATTGATCACCGGCGTGTAGTGTGATGTTGCCGGATGCTAGTGGAGCAGAACTAGCAATAATGCGTCCTGTTGAATAATTCCAATTGGAGCCATCATATACACGCAGTACCTGATTGGTAGTATCATACCAAACTGTACCTGTTTGTGTGTTTAATGCCGCTACTGTCTGACTAGGCGGTAGCGTGTCGGCAAAGTTTTCTAATAGACGAACAAAGTTTTGATTTTGTGCGTCGCCGTAAGATGGGGTATTGCGGCCAATAAGATTAACGCCGGTACTGGAATCAATGTATCCATCGCCTAGGTTAATTAATACGGTTCCGTCTGTTCTGGTTAAGTTATAGGCCATATTCTATTATCCGTTTGAACTTAAATTTGTTAAGGTTTGAATACGCACGGTGTAATCGATTTGAATTAAGCGGTTTAGTGCTTTTTGTACAGGGTGAAAAATTACGTGTGTTAATAGCAAACCAGTTGATGTTAGTCCGCTTGTATCATCAGTACTACGACCGCGTAGGCCTAGTTCATCAAATACATACTCGCTGTTTAGACTTTGGCTGTTATCAAACAAACTTTGGCCACTTGGCTCACCGTAGTCCAACAAGCAACTAACTAAAATATCTGTGTAAACTGTACCGGGAATATGTGTTACAGTCATTTTATTGTTTAAAGGGTTAAGATTATTAACCGCAGTATCATCAACAATCTTACTATAGGTTGGATTGTATAAGTTACTATTTTGTCCAATGGTATTGGTGGGCAAATAGGTAATAATACCAGTGGTATCTACACTAGTGCCGCCGTTACCAAAGTTCATTTCATAGATAAAATTCTGCCCTTTATTGGCAATACTGCTGGCCAACGCAACACTAAGATTTTCATAGTGAATAGCGTTTGATTTATCTACAAAAACTTCATTGGTTTCTGGATCAAAAATCTTAATGTGCCCACGAGCATATATTCCTGACTGCTCATCTGGCTTCTTTTGTGTATTTTCCACTGTTTCTTCCTTTAAATCTTGATGTTGATTATTATTGTATTCAGTATTTATCATGGGGTTGTTCCTGGTACTGGAGTAAATCCTCTGCTGGCTTTTAAGAAGTTGGCCTGTGGTGTTGCGCTATTAATTAAACCTCTTCCATTTGTTGCTGTAACTGGGCCTGGGGTGTACCAGGTACGTGTGCTGGTAATTGTCGAATTTGCTTTAACTGCGGCATAACCAGTGATGTCAACTTCTCCCAATATTGAAGCACTACGTACAAAACTGTAGGCATTTATAGGTATTGGTTGATTTGGGCCCTGAATGTACAACGCACCGGGTGTGTTATCAAAAGCTTCAACGTCAAATCCAGTACCATCAAAAATTTCTGGTAAGTTAGTGATACTACCATTTGTAATTACAATTGGTATTATGGTTGAATTACTGATTGTATCCATTGCTCGCATAGTTACACTGGTAATTGTGTTTCCAGCAAAAGCAAATGATACATTACCTGATGTTAAAATCTTTTCAAACTTACTGTGCCCTGTTGCTACGTTAGCAATAATGTTGGCAAAGTTGCTGGCATAGACATTACCAGTTGTTAGATAGGTAACATTACCATTACTGATAAATGTTGCGTTGGCAAATACAGTATTTGGCGTCCAAGGTACTGTTGGGATCAGAATGTTACCAGTAGTCAAATAAGTACTGCCGTTATAGTAAACATATCTATTTGATTCGTAGTCTGCGTCAGTCCAAGGATCAATAGTAACTTTTTGTGTTAAAATATCTCCAACGTTGGCACTAATTGGCGCTGTTAATTTTAAAGCAAACGTAATAGCACTTGAATCTGTTACTTTGTAGCTGGTATTTGATGTTAGTTTTGTTTGTATTTCAAATATACCCGGGATTGCCTGATCAACACTGGCATCAATAGCAAGACTACCGGCAGCATGAACAGTCTGTGGACTTGTGCCGTCTACTGCACGACGTAATTGTGTAATAGTATTAAAATTAGTAACACGGCTAGTATTTGCTTGAATGTTAGCCCAGTTTCCATAAATGTCGTAGATATTACCAGTAGTCACGTAAGTGTTGCTGTTGTGGCTAACCAATTCACCCACTGAAATATTTAAATTAGCCTGCCAGGTAAATGGAGTTTCTAATGCGTAGTTTCTCCAGTAAACAATTTTTTCTCCGTTAACAAATATCACGCCTGGAATATTTAATTGTCTGTCAGGCAAAGGCAATTTGGTAGCATCATTGACCTGTATAGCTGTATCTGTTAGTGCCAAAGATCTAGTTAATGTCACAGAATTGTTTGAAGCAATTCTGTAATAGTTAACTGATTGATTCATATTGTTAAAAATACGATATGATAATGCATCTTTGTCGTATACTGTTAGATTTAAACTATCATACATACGACCTGGAACTAATTCTTGAGGTGCGTGTGTGCTGAATGTACTAATGTAAGCACCGCCGTCAATGTTAATATCGCCAGGATTTACTCCTACACTATCTGTAAACGCACTTTGTACAACAGCATCGTACTCTGTGCCAACATAGGTATTGCCATCGACTATAACCCCTGGATAGCTCATACCATCTGTTGTTGTAGTTAGATCAATATTTCCATTGAACGCAATAATACGGTCATTGGCGTTGTTAAAATCTCCAGCCTTAAGTGGTATTAAGTTTACAATTGGTAAAGCAAGACTGCTGGTTACACTATAAGCACGTTGTCCTGCCACTGACAAATTAGCATTGGCCTGGATACTTGAAAATACAGGACCCTCGACATTACCAGTTACAGTATAGGTGTTGCCATTATAGTAAATTAATGTACCAACGTTGGCCGCTGTATTGGCCTGCCAATCGGTTACAGTTAATTTGTATAAATCTTCACCGTTTACAACAATAGTATTAGCCAAAATAACATTGTTAGCACTGACCTGATCCCAGAATACAAAAGTGTTGGCATTTGTATACGTGGTACGATCAAACTTTATAGTTGTTCCAATGCTACGAACTAGGTTATATGAATTAGCTGTAAATCCAGTATAGACGTTGCGTAAGATTGGGCTAGCAACTGCGCCAGTTCCTGACCCATTGATTGTGATATTTGGAGTAGTAGTTAAACCAGTACCAGGAGTTGTTACAATAATTTCTCCGACACCACCTACACCATTTAATACAGCATAGGCATTGGCATTTGGGATTACTGGAGATTTTGGATCATCGGAATATCTTAGAACAATCTGTGGTGGGAAAATATAATTTTGTCCTGGGTTATCAACTGTAATTCCAACTAGGCTATAGCTGTGATTGTTGGCCCAAGATTGGTATTGGCCATTGTTGCTGAGTAATCCATCGTCATATGATTGTTCACCACTTGGACTGCGATACACACCAAGCGAGGCGTCCCAATATGCTGGCAAGTCAAAGTCTGTGACATCGCCTGAGTATTGATCGTTGCCTAGATAGTCAACAACAAACTCACGTAAAATTGTTCGGTAAGGCTTAACTTCGTTGATGTATTGCTGATAATAAGTTTGATTGTCCGCAATATAGCTAGGGAATTGTTCAAGTTTACGTAAGTACTGTGTAGCACTTAAGAAACTGGTTTTAAATACCCAATCAAGATTTTTTTGTTCTGTCAACGCATATTTGATCATTGAGAAGAAAATTTGATTTCCGTCTGCTGATAAATCATCGATGAATATTTCGTCTTTTAACGCAATTAGAATTTGACGCAATTCAGGACCAGGAATAGAACCTGTACTAATCTGAATAGTTCCGTTTTCTATACCAACAAGAGTTTTATTCAAACTGCTGTCAACGTAGTAGATTTCAAATAGTCCATCGCCAGCATCATTTACCTTGACATAGGTGTTTGGTGTCAGTGTAATTTTACCTAGATCAAGCGTGGTAGCAACTGTTATATTTGGAGCCACAGTCGAATCGTAGCCAGTAGCATACCAGTTTATGTAGTGCCAGTAAATTCCTAGGCCGTTACTGTCTACTGCATTTGTTTTATATTTCTGTGTGCGGCCTAGAACCCAGGTTGTGCCAGTCCAGGTATAGATTGCCCATTTACTATTTTGTGTAGTATCGCTTACAACTAATGCACTGTCGCCTGTTGATAATTGTGTGGTATCAACATAAGTTAATTCTGTATTGTCAGCTACACTAACAACATATTGCCCCGAACTAGAATTAGGTGCGGCCTCGCTACTGTTTAATGTGGTTAGAACTTTACGACGTGTAACCTGATATACTGCCAATTTGGTGTTGACAATATCAATATAATTTGCCAGTGCTGTAGTTCTGTTAACAAATACACTTTGGCGTGGGCGTATATTAATACCATATGCCTGTGCCGCAGTTAAGTTTGGATCAGGAACTACGTTGCCAGCTGAATCAATACCAGCTAGACTATCTGTAATTTTGTTCTGGATTGTGCGAGGTAATACGCTACTTGGATTGCCTTCTTGTACTAGTGCGTATTCGCTGTGTATCAATCCTGCGTCAACGGCACGGCTTGATAGATGCAGTACGCTGTTTGTTCCAACCAATCGATTGGTAACATTGTACAATGCTACTGCGTCGTTGCGTAGTACAGTAGAATACGCAACACCTTGGCTAAATGGATTTTCAATAGCGGCCGCAATACTGTAAACGCTATTTTGTTTTCCAGCGGCTGTGTTAATTGTTGATTTGTTTAATACCCAGAAGTAATATTTTATTTTAACATTACCGGCCTGATCAACATAACCATATGTAGAGTAATAGCTATCGTCTGGATACAAAGGTGTGCCGTCGGTACTGGACATAGCATATTGACTTGGCAACATTGAACTTTCTACCCACTCGTAGACTAAAATTTCACTGCCTGGAAAACGTTCACCCCAATGATTTAGTCTGTAGTCTAGAGTATCTTGCTCGTAGTCTATGTATCGTACAGCATCAAGGTTCCACCAAATTTTTCCAACCTGATCCGGTCCCCAGTGGTAATCTGTGCTAGTTCCTTGTCCGGCATTGTAGATAGCCGGATCTTCTACACGTTGATAGTCGATGTCAGCGGCTACAGCATTTAGTACTTTGCCTTTTAACGGATCAACATAGTCAATAGTAGTTAAAATATTATTGTCTTTTTTATTGTAGATAAACGTACGATTAATACTATTAATATCAACTTTAAGTTCTTGACAACGTGTTAGTGTCCAGCCAATGCTGGAATCTGGATTTGCGTACACGTGTACTTCTCCAGCATTGGCCAAAGAAGATACTGTTGTACCGGGTGCGCCAGCAACTACCAAAGTACGGGAAGCAAACACACCTGTGCCAAATTGGTCTCCGGCGTGTAGTTGACTGCTTAGTTCTTGTATATAAGTGTACTTGCCTAAATCGTTTGGAGTACCATAATCAAATACTGGCTCAAATGTATAAACGGTGCCGCTGTTGAGTATGAAATCAATAAACTTAGTGCTCTGTGCGTCAATGACTGTAGTGTTGTTGTCAAACGTAGTATCTTCTTCGCCAGTACTACCTGAACTACCAACTGCTAATACCTGCCCATCACTGCTGACACTCATACTAGTGCCAAGCGAGCCAATGGCTTCATTAGGATGAACAATGTTTGAATTAAACACGTATTGTCCACCAGTGTATACCCAACGTTCGACTAAGCCGTCGGCACTTTTGCTGATAGTACTGTAAGGTACACCAACAAATAAATTACCGCCGGTAGCATCTACAGCAAGGCTAGTACCAAATCCAGCATTAGAATTTTTGTATTGGCTAGTAATTGTTTGTGCGACTCCAAATGCTGTTCCATTGAATGAGTAGATATAGACATTACCATTTTGTACGTATCCATTATTGTCAGTAGGTGCGCCAACAAATAATCGATCGCCACAGGCAGTTGTTGCGATACTAGCCACATTGGCTGTTACTTTTGCTCGCCAAGACCAATGGTTAGTCTGTAGGTTGCCTGCAAATGCGTGTACTGATCGTGTAGTAGGATCTGACACATATAATACATTACCTAGGCTATTAAAGGCGACCTGGCTACCAAAGGCAACATTTGCGTTTGGTGAGTGTAGTGTTTGTACGCTACTGATTCCGTTGCTGGTTGAGTAGATATGTACTGTGCTAGCACCAGGGGCACCAACTGCTATCAAATTACCGGCTGTGGCAATACTGGTACCAAATTTTGAATCAGTGTTGGCTATTGTTCCAACAGCAGTATAACTGCCAGCAGAGTTAGCAAATATTTGTACAGAGTTTGATCCAGGAGCGCCAACATAAATTTTGTTTAGGTCTGGACTAGCCGCAACTGTTGATCCAAGTAAGGCATTACTTGACGCAGAGTTAGCTGTTAATCTTTGTACGCTGTTTGCCGCCCAAGGACGGTTAAATGTATAAACACCCCATCCAATGTCGGTAGCATTATTAACCCATACGTGCTCGTTGGCTATAAAGTCATTGATTGGACGTACACTTTCAACATCTTTAATACTGTCAATTACGTAAGATGTTAGTGTGTAGACCTGTCCAGAACCATAGGCAGGGCTTACGCTAATTAGATATCCCAACTTGGTTTTATCTTGTATCTGTATAGTAATGCTTAACTGATTTGGTATAGCAGTAACCTGGTATATACCATCCCAGTGCGGATTAAAGTTTTTAACTATAACAAACTCACCAACACTAAATGAGTGCGGATTGTTGAAAGTAAGTCTTGCATAGTTGTCTAGAGAATATGTCAACTGTGTTGCTAATAAGTTTGTTTCGCTGACACGATATACGTTCCAGGCTTTATTAACATCCTTGGCTACCCAAATTTTATTGCCTGCTACTAGATTAAACACCTGACCATAATTAATTACATCAAAGATAGTGCCGTCAATGTCGTTGACGTTTACGTATCCTGCGTAAGGCATATCGTTTATATAAACAGAATTAAGTTCTCTGTTAGAGTATATGCTGGTACTTGTACTTTGAATGTTACTTGAGTTATAGACATTTGATGTTACAGTATTTCCTGTAACTGCTAAATTAACAACTATATTAGTAGGATCATAGTTGTCGGTTAATAATAAGCTAACTGGGTTAGTAGTGAATACACTTTGATCTAAAACTACTTCGGTAAATTTATTATTGTCAATGTCGCCATAAGTACCAGAACGGAATGCCCATTCTTCATAGATACTGATGTTACCGGTTACGTTGTTAAAACTAGCACGAGTCAAGGCGTCAATACTATTCTTAGTACCTTTTTGTCGGATGTAGCCTTGATAGAACTTGGTTTGATTAGAGATGTTTACACCCAGGTCTGTCAAATATGAACGCTCGCGGAATCCTAGTAATCCAGCACTGAACTTTTGTAACATCTCATCTTGTGGCGGATTATCAATATCATAAATCTGTTCAAACACTTTGGCATTAGTACCAAAACTTGGCAACAGTCCAGTCTGAATATTGCTTGATTTAATTTGTGTCCAATTGCCTGCGCCGAATAACTGACTGGCTGGAATATCTACCGCGGCCAGGAAATAATTATTGTTAAATTTAACAATGTCTCCTAGTTTATAGTCAACACCTTCACTCCAATTTGATATCACTGGATTACTATAAACATAACCCGGCGCAGTTAGTCCGCCGTTCCAGTTACCAGTAATGGATCCTTTAATACCCAAACGATATTGACGGTTACCTAACTTAGGAACATATATAATATCACCAAAGTCATCTACGTTGTCAAATATTAATACGTGTTCGAGTTGTACTAGATTAAATTTACCATAGGCAATATTACTTCCATCAACAGTCGAAACCACTGTTTGATTTAATGTTGGAGTTTTAGAAGCTCTAACAATGTTAAATCTGTTGCTCTTAATAGGTACAAAATTTTGATCAAGTAAACGGCTACCGCCTGGTAGATTTGTAATTTCATCTACTACAGAATACGTAGAATTTAAAGTGATAGTATCAACAACTGGATTCAATACAATAATTGATCCAGTTGGGAAACCTTGCTGTATCCAATAGGCAAATTCTTGTGCGCTTAGTTTAAAATCTCTTTGTAATTGTAAATCTTGATCGTATTGGTCAAATACAAATCCAGCACTACGTAAATATCTTTCGTAGCTGATTAAAAAATCTACTACCTGTTGGCTAGTTGAAAATACAGTTCCGTAAGGAATATTAATTGATGTTGCCTGAGCATCTTTGTAAAAATTAAGAGTGCTGTCATTTACAGAAATTGTAGTTTTATTATTATTAGCAATACTTGGTGTAATAGTAAAAAACGGTGTAGTGGTATCATATCCTTTTACCATGTATCCAGTACTGGTTTTTTCAACCAACACCGCACTATAATTTACAGTGGTTGTAGTATTAGATTTGTTTAAGTAGACCTGATAGTTTTCATCTGGTATCAATACTGACGCATTTGTGCTACCGGGACTTGTTTGTTCTGCTGTTACACTAATTAATTTTTGATCAGTAAATCCAGCTGTTCTATAGGCCAATTGAACCGATAAGTTACTAAAATAGTCGTTGAGTTTAGTTACTGGATCAATACCCAAGTTCTTAATACTGTCGGCTATCCAATTGATATATCCGCTAGTACGCAATACGGTGCCAGATGTTGTGTCGCCATTAACTGCTAGTAAACTAGGATTAATTTTTTGATTATTAACGTTGCTTATATGCCCAGTCACTGGATTTACATAGAACCGGCTAATATCAAGTTGTGTGCCAAAGTATTCAGCTGGTTTGCTTAGAGCCAGTGCTACCTGTAGAGCATACGGGAAGTCACTGCTACGGCGCCAGGCCGTTTCAACTGGTCCTTGTTGTCCTACCGCATAGTCGCCGGCGGCGTCTCGAGTATTGTACTGTGTAGACAATGGAATATCTGTTGGTGGCAATAAATTACCATTGCGGTCCACTGGTATAAATTTTGTTAGACCCGGACGAGCAAAACGTAGGTCTGTGTAATCATTGCCGTTGCCGCCGTTCCATACATAACCGGCTGCCAGGTCTTCCCACAATGTGGTATTGCCATTGGTATACGGCGCAGGACCATAATGTTCTTCCCACCAGGTTGGTTTTGAAGAAAGCCCTAACATTTCCCAAGGTGTCAAATCAGGAGTATCTGTATCAAACCAATATTCGTATATTGCTCTCCAGCTACCCTGCAGTGGCGATCCATCGACTACATCAGAGAATCCTATTGCGTAGTTCCAGGTCCAAGGATTGTCTTGTTGATACCAACTGTTACTTGTATAATCTAAATTGTTATTGCCGACCCAACTCAAGAAATTCTGGCTTAATAATTTTGTTATACTTTCTATAGTATATTCAGTTTTACGAAAACGACCAGGTATAATATCATAGAAGTCAATGATATTATTATTGTTGTCGGCTTTGATATTATTATAGATACGACGTTCAAGTTCTAGTAGATACTGGTCCCTGAAGTCACCAAACGCCGGGGTAATCGAGCCATCGTGGCCGCGAATAACCGACTGTGCAGTTTGATATGTGATGTCGGTATAAATTTCCGGTACGTACTTTGGAAATAATCCCAACTTAGTTGGTGTTTCAGGAATATAGTTACCGTCGGTAGTTGAGTAGTCACGTAAGGTAATTGTATCGTTGTTTTGTAGTGCAGTTAAAAATGTAATAGCTGGACTATTTAAACTAAACTCATAGTCTACCCCAACTGTTAATTGAGTGGTTACTCCAGCTCTAGTTAAATAAACTAGTATCGCACGATTACTTAATTCAGTATTGTTAAAAATTGTACTGATTTCATATTTGGTCTGACGAGAGTTTAATACGGTGTAGGTAATTGTAGTATAGTTCTCGCCTTGTGGTACCATATCACTATAATACCAAGGATAGCTGTTATTTTTAATACTATTGATATTGGCTAAAATTGTGTCTACACCAGACACTGGATCTTTATAATCAATGGTAGTTAATGTACCGCATAAACTTAAAAATTTATTTTTAAATTTAGTGTATTCTTTTCTTGCCAAATCAACTGCGTTGATAAAATTAACACTAGGGTCATTTAAGAACGCAGTAGCATATACTACTGGACTGCTTTGTTGTAATAATGTACCACCTTGTGCTTTAATGTAACTATCATGCAGTGGTCGGTTTCCTGTTACTGTTGCCGCTGTGTTTTCTATTAATTTAGTATAGTGATTTCTAATTTGACCTAGAGTTACTGTATCAAAATTTTCGTTTAATGGATTGTAATTTAGGTTATCGGGAACTTCATAATATGCGATTGTGCTGGCATTATTACTATAGATTTTAATGTCTATTTTATCGTGGACTGCAGGAATACTAGTAAACAACAACACATCATACACACCATATTTGGTTATTTGATAATCTGTTGTAGCTGTCAACAGTTTGTTATTTAGGTAAACTTTTACATAAGGAATAGTTGCTTGGTCGGCGGGTAATATATCAAGTTGTAAAAACGCATATTCAACATTGTTGATGGTTACTACGTGTCCGTCAAAGAAACGTGTAAACACCTGATACTGATGTGTTGGTTCAACACCAACAATCCAGTTATTGAATTTTTCGCTTGACAATAAACCAGAATTCTTTTTAATATATCCGCTGTTACAGTCTTTGGCGCCACCGGTATAGGTAAATGAGTCTGTGTCATAGTAATTTTGGAATACAATATCGCCAATGTTGTTAAAGTTTTGATACTTTAAGGGAAAGCCTAATATGCTGTCATTGGTTCCTGTGGCAGTAGCGTAGCCAAAGAATTTTGTTCCAGCAAACGTGCTAGCAGGATACATTGTAGTGTCACCAAAGCTATATCCGTCAGCATCAACTAAATCAAATAGTGGTGCCTGATTAAAGGTTGTTTTTGCCTGGCATTCTAACCAACTTGCTGTCGCGCCAACGTAACTAAAAATTTTATTTGCGTTGGCACCAGAGTTAACAAATATAGTTTCCCCGTCAAGTACAGGATCGTCCGCAGTTAGTACCAGTCGTATAAAGTTGCGACTATTAATACTTTCAATGCTAACCGTATAGATATTGTTTGTTACGTTAATGTCGTAGTCATTGGAGAAAATAATACGTAGTCCTGGAGTTAATGTAACTCCATCTAAAGTATATGTAATTTGTCCTTCAATTTCAGCAAAGGCGTCAGTTGATGCTGTAATAAACAAATCAACTTTGGTTTTTGCCTGACGGCCAAATTGCCATAACTGAATGTCGGGCTCAAACTCAATGATAGGTCTACGGGCCTGTATTACTGGACCATAGTTGATAGTTGCCTGATTATTGTAACCAGCGGCGGCGGCTAAAACATCTTTGTGGAACCAACGATTAGTAGCTGACCAACTGTTACCATCTTGGCTAGCACGATTGATAGTAATATAATCGCCTGTGCTAGAAACTAAACTACTTAGGCCCGGTGGAACTGTTAGTCCGGCAACAGGAACTAGAGTAATACTTTGTCCTACACCTTCTACATAATATTGTTTAAGAGCATAGGTGCTTGGAGTTACAAGACTGTCAAATTGTATTAGTAGGCCATTGGTAAAAATAACACCGTTAGGACTGGTATAGCCAATTTGTCCAACGATATCATTGTCAACATCAATTGGTACTGTAGAGTTGTCGACTATTTTGATTTCGCCGGTGAAATCACCAGTGTTAGCATCTTGATAGTAGAGATACTCTTTTACAGATGTGATAGGAGGAATAACCTTGTACTGATAGGTGTTTTCTAACCAAAACGCAGTACTCGCATAAGTTTTGCCGCCTTTGACAAAGACCTTTTGTCTTGGTAGCACTGGACCGTATGGTTCAAGTTGTATTACAAAGTCGCCGGCCAAGGTTGGCACTAATATTAATTGCCAAATACCAGTACGTGTTGCTTGTGGCACAACGCCACCTGATGTTAGTGTAATCTGGCTGTTGGTAAATTCTGCTGGTAGATCGGGAGTAGTCCAATCATTGTCATCAATTAGATTGCCAACAAAAATAAAAGTTTTATTTTGTAGTAGATTGCTAACTCCATCGAGTCCGTCTGGGAACTCTACTAAGAAGTCACTGAGTAGTCTGTTTTGTATTTTTGTATAGCTGTAGGCAAAAGCAGTATCAACCTGACCGGCCACTGGCATTAGAGTGTAAAAGTCTTGTGCTGTAGTCTGCGGAACACTAAATGTAATTGTTCCTTTGTCTGTGCCGTTGTTTTTAACTCCAAAAACATCTCGAGTAGTCAATGTTGGAACATTAGGATCTGTTCCTGTAATGCCAGGCTCACTTTGAATCCAAAATGGATTGCCTGGTTGGTCAACTATAAATTTATAAGTGCCGCCGCGAGCCAGAGTAATTTGTGTATTAGGATGACCGCCAAGTGTACTAAATGTATATCCACCAACATCAGTATTGCGTGTTACTATGTAGGTTGCTTCGTATGGTGTTGTGCCTGCTGTTACATTAACAGAGTCTGGACCATTGGGCATCCAATAGTAATCGCTGTAATTAATAAACTTATCGTAGTCAAAATGTCCGTCGTAGTTGTAATATTCTGATCCAAACAACTTTTGATGATCGGTAACTGATCCATTATTTGTTTGTACTGAGCGTAGTAAATCAATATAGCCAGCATTAAAAACAATATTTTTATCAGAGTCCTTGATGACAACACTGGGCTCAAGTTGGTAATCTTGTCGTCCGCCTGACAATTCAGGAACATAGTTATCGCCTAGTTTATATGTAGGAGCAAACTTGCGCCCAATGTAGCCACTGATAGGACGTTTTACTGGGTCTGCTATTAATTGATCAACTGTTGCGCCAAGGAAACGTTGGTTGGCAGAACTTCTGAATACTTCAGGTAAAAAATTAAGTGAACTAATTTGTGCCATTAACGAATTCCTATTAGAGGATTACCAAGATTTAGTGTTGCCGCTGTTACTGCGGATACTACTTCAATGTCATTTACTGTTGCGGCGCTGGTAATGATCTCCCAAGGCTCTGCGTCAATTTGGAAATAATTACCAAATACTAATGTAGCATCTGTAGGAACAATTAATACGCTGGCAATGTTTGGGGCCAGTGTTGCGTGTAAGTATCCAGCCAGTTCGCTAAAATAAAAAGTATCGCCAAAGTCCCAATTAGCCACATCAAAATATTGATTAATTGCGGCAATAACCTGGCTCTTAACTTCGTTATCAGTAATCTGTACGCTTGGATTTACCACTACCTGGAAGCGTGCCTGGAACGCAGGATTGGCCTTGGCACCAAACAATGGTTTAAATTGTGCGGCATTGTATATTAAGCTGTCGCTAACGGTTTTATAATTGTCTAGCCCACTGTAGCTTAATTCAAGGCTAGCACTAGTTGGTGCTGTGGGTTTAGATACTTTACCAGTTAAATCACGTAACCAATTGATGTAACTTGTAGTGTAGTCAGCAGTTAAAATATATAAATCAATTAAGTTAACCGGTGTTGGGTCAATACGATTGCGACTTGGTGTATTGTGTTTGTATTGGAAATACAAACTGCGGTTTGGTGCTGACGAATCGTATATTGTAGTAAATAGGTCAGGATTGTCTGGCACCTGTTCCATTTGGCTTTCGGGGCATTTTACTAAAACCTGTGCTGTATCAACATACCCATCTTCTTGTGTTACATTATTATAGATTACCCAGGTAGAGTCTGATCCCAACGGAGAACTACTGCCAGGCTGATTGTTAATTTTTAATATTTTAATAATGTCGTTAATATTTGTTCCAGTGGCACTACTGTAAACAGTACTGTTTGGATCATAATAGAATTTTGTAGCACCAGCTGATAAGAAACTATAAGTTAGTTTTCTGTAGTCAACATAGTACAGGCCTTGGCGATAGCTGAAACGCAACATCCAATCTGTACTAGCACCAATGTCGGCTGTGGCTATGTTTTCCCAGGTCTGTGTGGTTTGATTGTAGCGTAGACCAAAATTAACTTTAGCTTTAGACTGTGCGGCCAACGTAGAAATAAGTGCGTTGCTTAGATCATTTTTATAAGTTGGAATAATTGTTGTTACTACAGCACCAGTTGGCACTACTGTACCAAATGTAACCTGACTTGGGAGAACGCTATTGTTATTGCCCACTGTTGCGGTAACTGCGGCCCAGAATGTATAACTGTCTTCAGGAGTTTGTGGAGTACCACTGACAATTTGGTGTTGCTCATTAAAATAATGTCCAGCTGGGGCAGTAAATTTAATCAAACTTCCTACTGTGACATACTGTAGATTTGTGTTAATGCCGGCGCCAATTTGTTGTGTTAGTCCGCTGACCTGTAGGAACCCAGAACTAGTTGATGTAGTACTAGTAGTAGATTGAGCAAACACAAGGTTAGCCGGTGCGGCGTATCGTGAGTAATTTTGATAATAGTAGTTACGCATTTCTGTGCTGGTCATTAGCGGAACAATATCATTGTATATTGTTGCGTAGATATCTGTTGCTGACAAGAAATCAAATGTGTAGGTACTGTAGTCGCTGGCGCCGCCGCCAGCGACAATTAATTGTCCGTCATCACCAAAAATATTTGTAGTTGAATAGCTACCAGTTGGATCAATAGCATCAAGGTAAAGACTTACACCCGAGCTTGTACGATTAACCGCTTTAATCTTTTGAATACTGTTATAGTTAGTCAGCGGGAAGATATTGTAATCTTCACCGGTGATCATACGATTTTGTGTGTAGTATTGTTGTGGTGCACTTGTTTTAATACTAGCCAATGTTTGGCTGGACGCGGCATTGGTTACTGTGTATTTTAAACTAGCAACAAATGTCAATGTTTCAACATTGTTATTTCGTCCCACATAAGGAATAGCAACAATTACACTACTTAAATCATCAGGAGTAATACTATAGCTCAGTGCGTTACTAGTACGATAGTAAAAACGGAAACCACCTTGTGGAATACTAGCAAATGATCCATCACCAAATATTAAATTAACTTGGTCATTGTTTAATGTGTTGACCTGATATAAATTTTTATTAGTCAATTGATTGTAAATTACATTAACACCTGTGATTGTTGGGACTGCTGACCATTTTGTCTGCGGATTTCCGTTAACCCCAAGTTGGTATAACCAAAAGTCTGTATTGTTGATGTTACTGGTTGGAACAGTTACATAGTTATTTGGAATACTGTTTTGTACATTGAAGTTAGTGGCCTGTAGGCTACCTTGTTTGAAATATAAAAAGAATCCAGTATTGTTACTACCATTACCGTTGTTGTCGTTGCGATACAGTATGTTAAACTTACCAATTGTAGTTGGGTCTGCTTCGTAGATATAACTTTCGCCTACTGTTGTTGCGCTTACTGCTTCAAATCCCATTGGTGTTCCGTTGATCGCGGCAGAAAAACTAGCAGTAGGAAGATTGGCGCTGTTTAGACTAACTGAGTATTCGTCAGTTTGTATACCATTGATAAGTTGGCTGTTGCCAGGTTTACCAATTGCCTGATTTGTGTTTAGTGTAGCATTTAGAATTGTGTTGAACTGTTCTAACCAATTGTCGTTGGTTAGGTCATTCCAATGTACGGTGTTGTTTGCCAGGTTATTGCCGTTGCTGTCGTAGACTGTTTCAGTAGTAGCAATACTGTCAATTTTTAATAAGCCACTGGCACTGGTACTGCGCTGTGGATTATAGGCCAGCATACGTGCTAGTTTAAGGATACTGTCACGGCGCTGTGCTGTATCAATAAAGTTTTCGCGAGCATTTAAATCTGTGCGGAAACTTAGGCTTTGTCCCAAAAAGCAAAGTACGTCAATCAATGCTAGAAACTCTGAGCTTTCTAAGAAGTCGTTAAATGTTTCTGGGTAATAGGTCTTGATATAATTTATCATGCTATTACGCAGAGTTTCAAAGTCGTAGCTGACAAAGTCAGCATTAGTAAATGCTTGATAAACCTTAGTCCAATCTTGTTCTACTAGTAGATTGGTTTGACGTGTAGTTTGGGACATAATATTTTACCTATATTCAGTATTTATCAGGTAAAATTATATGGTATGTTTATTGTGTGGAGAAATTACTGAGTAGTTGTTGTGCTGACTTGTCAAAAGTCAAATTTAATACCGCTGTTTGGCTAGTAGGCACAAAAGTCAACGAAAGTTGTATCATATAGCCTTTGTCTTGTTGTGTAACCGAAACCTGGCCTACCTGTAGTCTAGGATCATAGCTGACAATACGTGTAATATCTTCGGTTATAGTAGCCTGAGTATCGTCGGTAAGTGGCTCAAACAACATATTCCAAATAATAGTACCAAATGTTGGCTGCATTAGGCGTTCGCCTTTGCGAGTTTGGAAATAATTTAATAAGTCTTGTCGTGCCAACTCAAAGTCAGTTAAACTGTACTTTTTTTGATTTTGGAGTGTACTAAATCCGCGATATGTAATAGGCATATTGTATTTATTGTGTTAAAACTGTTACAGCATAGCGGCCAGTATTATAGCTGTCGGCGCCTGCCCCTACATTAAAATATCTCCAGGCCCAGGCTCCTGTTCCGGTACCAGCCTGACTATTGCTCTGTGTGCCTATTCCCAATCCCAGTGTTACATATAGCATACCACCAACGATATCGGCAGAGTCTGTGTCAGTTATCACGTTGATCTTTTTAGCATTTAAATAGGTTGTGTTTAAAATTTGATAGATCAAATGATCTTGTGCTGTAGAGTTATTTAAAAACTCGCCAAGACTGTTGATATTGTAAAAATATGTTGTTGCTGTGCCAGTGTTAATATATTTAGGACTCCAGCAATGGCGATAATTTACACAGGCATTGCCGTATTGTTTGTTGCTACCACTGGCTAGTAGTCCGTAGTCTTCTAATACTTGTGGTGCTATTTGATAACGTCCAACTTCATTATTTGTGCCAATTTTTGTATAATCCCAGGCACTAGCATCATATCCAATTTGTGCTACTAATGCTCGTGCCTGCCCGGGCGTTAATTGAGTTATAGCTGTATCCAACGGTTGTGCTATTGGCATTGTATTTTTGCCCAGCCAGGTTTGTGGTAGTGGGGTAGGTACAACACCACCGGCTGCCGCTTGAATACCAATGTCAGTCATTATAATATTGCCCCTGCTATTGCGGCTGCAATGGCCACTTTACTTGGGTCTGGACGAGTTTTATAATCATCTTTGGTCCAAGGTTCGTGTGTTGGCACCAGTGTACATACACTTTGTAATACACCTTCGTTGATGGCCCATCCTTTACTACCATCGTTGACTACGTCTTGGTGCGGACTAGTAACTATGTCAAGTGCTGGCGGCACCGGAATTGGCAAATACGGGCTATTTAATAGTATAGTAGCGCCGTTAATTCTAGTACTTATTAATGAACTTAAATTTAAAATACCATTGGCACCTACGTTCATTACACCAGAGCCAATATTCATCATAACTGTACTTCTAATAGATGCTGTTGTAACGGCTTTAATTTGTAGACTACCAGCACTTTGAATAGTAACATTATTGGATAGTCCCGACAATGCTCCACCTTGTGTGCCAGGTGCGCCACTGCTTTTTGCTGTGATGTTTACAGCGGCACCTTGTATGTTTACAGCACTATCGCTGTGCATATTAATTGGGCCACTGCTACGTAAGTTAAAGCCAGCGGCGCCATAGATATTGATTGATCCATCTGGACTAAATTCTAACCATTGATTACCACTGGCACTACCAATATAAAGTACGCCAGTTTTAAATGTGCCTTGATCATTGCTAAACTCAACGCTGTCATTCATTAGTATTTGATGCCCGGCACTGGTACGCAAACGTATTAGCTGATCGTTGCCGTCCTTGTCGCCATCGTCCATGACAAACTGATGACCGCCTTTACGGAATATTACTAAGTCAGGATTGTTAGGGATTTGATCTCCAGGCGTGCCTTTGGCTCCCGGTGTACTAATACCATATACATTACTTGGAGATTCGCGAAGGCTACTAGAACTAATTGCGCCGCGAACAGGATCTCTTTCTAGTCCTTGTGCTATTAGTTTTCCTGTTTGATATTCGTGTGGGAATCGTTTTGTTGTAACTAGGCCATCGGCAGTTTGTGCGTTAGTATCTTTTGACGAATACTCAATTACCGGAGTAAGTGTATCTCCTGTCAACATTGATCCCAGTTGATCGCTTGGTGCTAGAGTATTATTTTGTCCGCCAATGTTACGTGCGATACCCGGAACCATATGATGGCTACCGCTGTCATAGACACAGGCAAACCAATAACCACGATTAATATCGCCAGCGGCAAACGTGACCAATACTTTATTCCCAATGTCTGGCGGCACAAACCACATACCGTAGCTTTGTCCGGCTGTTACTGGACTGTCAGGAGTTGATTGTGTATCTGTTCCGTAGGTTGTTCCATAAAACGGACTTGCGTAACTAACTGGAACACCATCGTCAGGCATTTCGTCTTGAGCACCCCAGTCTGGAATATAGACTTTTAGGCCGCCCATACGGCTGCCTTTAATGTGGCTAACCACTGTGCCTACATACGGCCCAGCATCACGTACAAATCCTGATTTTTTATCGTTTGATATAGCATTAGGACCAGTACCAAATGTTGGTTTGAGATTATTTGTTCTATCCGTCATAATTGATTATTCTCTATGTTCGTGCGTTGACACCTACTCCGTCAGTGCCTGCAGCCGACGGACCAGTAGTTAATTGTAGTGACGTAGGCACCAACGACAATTGAGGGGTTAGTTGTTGCGTACCCAATAGATTACTTGTGCTGGCATTTGTTGCGTTATTTACTATTGCTATTGTCGGCTGATTTGGAACTACCGTGGGAGTATTAGTAGTAGAACTAATATTAGTACCACCAGTTTTAATAGTATTGTTGTTATTTGTGTTAACTGGATCTCTTGCCGAATCAACTAAAGATTTTTGATATTTTCTAAAAGCATCCATTAACTTACTATTACTATAACGAGTCATTCTAATAACTTGTTCAAATTTACCATTGGCAAAATTACTTTTAACTGTTAGTATTCTATACTGACCATCAAATGTGCTGGGTCTAGTGCCCGGGGGTGGATAAATGTTACCTTGGTTACTAATATCAATATCGTTGTCAAGAGGACTGTTGATAGTTAACCGACAAACTACATCTCCATCGTCCATTCTAATAAATCCATATTTGTTACAAAAATCGGCCTGGCTTAAACTAGCATCTGTTTCTGCGCCACTATTTGGAGAAACATATAACCAATCGTCTTGTTTTAACAAGGTAGGGTCGCCGACAATTCGCATTTCAACGTACAACATATCCCCGTTAAGACGAGTATACAAACTCGACATCACATCTAATCCTACCTGCGCTGCCGGGTTGGCAATGTTAGTAAAACCTTGTGTTAGCGTTGGTCTATTAACCTGTGGCAAATATTTCATTGGTGTATCATTACCGATTGTACCGAGCTGTGGGAAAAGTTGACTAACAAATCCTTGTGTTAATAATATGTCAGGACTATTAGTTGCTAATATATCTTTTAGTGTAACCCCTGTTGGCAGTTGACTAGCAAACTGGTTGGTAAATGACAGCACAGGAACAAAAAATGTACTGTCAAAATTCATTTTAAGTTCAACAATGTCTTTATTTTGGCCAGTATAGATATATTGATAATTTTTAACAGTATAGTCGTAGCTGTCTTTGAGTTGCGTGGTTCTTGGATGGTTAGTATTAAAACTTGTAAATTTTTTAATAATAAAAGTAATATCTTTAGCTCGGTTACCTAACACCGGATCAAAAGCATCAACTGTTCCAGCATTGGGATCAGTGCTTAATATTTCTGCTGTTGATTTAAATCCTTTGTATTCTAACAACGTTTGAATTTTAAATGTATTAAGCAGTTGTGACTGATCAGTTTTGCTTGGATCTTTACCAAGCAGGCCAAGTTGATCCTGCATCCATTGGCTTTGTGCTAATACTTTAAATAAGATGTCTACGAGGTTTGTGCCAGCTGGTATAGTAAATTTCTTAGAATTAACATCTAATGTTGTTTTAGTAGAATTAATTTCTGACAGCGGAGTGTTGTTGGAAGTTATTAATTTACTGCTGGCTATATCATCTTTAGGATCTGAAAAAGGAAAGGCAAATTTTAATCGGCTAGCATACGTTTGCGTTTTTTTTACTTCAACCAAATAAATTAACGCCGCGTTCCATTGTTTAGTTAGGTCATCAAAAAATTCTTTAACTGTTGACGCCTGCACGGTAAAAATTTTAGGAGTTGCTATTGCACCTTGGTCGTATGCTTCGTGGCCCGATGCGGAAAACGATATAGTATATTGCGTTCCTTTATCGGTTAATTCAATTTTCATTTGAAGTAATCGTATAGGAAATCTTTTTCTGTATAACTTACTAGTCGATACCGGAATTGGATTTCCTTTTTCATCAAACCCAGTAAAGTCAACCTGTAGCATATATGGTCGATCTTGATAGTTTTTAAATGTTCCTGTTGCTGGATCAAAACTAGCACTAAGGAGAGTGTCAACTAGGCTAATACCATATGGTTCAACAATTATCATTTTACCATGTGTTATATTTCCGCTTTTGCTAGTGGCATTAAGACCAATGGTATTTTCCATTTCAACTTCTGTGATGTAGTAGTTAAGCCCAGCGGTACTAGGCAGTCTTTTATTGGCGTAAACTCCGCCGTCCTCGGCTAAAACATAACTGTTAGGCAAAAGTGCTGTTGCGCCAGCGCCAGGACTACGAGCATTTACTAGGTTATTGTAATCTGCTACGTCAAGCCACCAAAGACTAAAAGAATAAGTCCAGGTTGGAAACTGATGTAACGGATTATCAATTGGTGTTGTTTTTGTTGGGTCAGCCACGGCTTAATGTCCGATTGATGTAAGTATTGCGGATTTTGGAGGTAGAATTATAATTTTTGGTGCTACAAAATCAAAAGTAGGATCTTTAAGAACATCGGGATTGCGTACAGCAAATACCCACCAAAATGCCGAGTCGGCATAAAGGTCGTGTGCTAATAGATCCGGTCTATAATTGTAGGGAGGATCAATTTGATACACTTTATCAGCTATGTCAGGTTGAATGTATTTGCCAGACCAGGTATCTAAAAATTGTCCCCATAGTTGTGTTCCTGCGTAGGGACTAGTAGAGTTATATGTTACTGACATTATAAGAAACCTCCAACTGGTGGGGTTGTAACAACCTGGGTACCTCGCGTAGCTCCAAATGCGCTAGCAGGTCTGCCTAGACCAACCTGATTAATTAGTGCGCCATTGGCAAAGTCTTGTAGACTGAAGCTTTGGCTTTGTGATACACGACTGTATACTGGCTGTACTGTTACTGTTACTGTGCTTGATGTTGGCAAGCGTGTGCTGGTTTTTCTTGGATTCTGTATAGCTGGGTAATAGGTAAACCCTGGTTCTGATACATCCATATAGTCAACGTCGCTAGGCATAGTATGACTAAAACTAGTTACTACTACAGGAACGTTGGGCAAGTAGTACTGGCCATACCCATTGAGATACAGTATTGGCGGAGGATTACCGGCGGCTGGATTTTGATCTGCTCCAAAAAACATTTTTGTTGCCGCTCTTAAAAAATAAATTGTTGCTAGTAAATACTGGCCTTCAGTTAAATTTTGTACAGTAAATTCGCCAGCAATAGTAATAGCACTAACTTCACTGTTATTATAAAAATAACTAGCATAGTTTGTATGTGTTAATTTTTGTGATTCGTAATTGGCAGTATGTGTAACGCTAAGTGTCGGAGTATAAGGAAATACTACCCCAATTCGTTGTTGTGCTGTGGTTTGCCCGCCAAGGCCTCCGGGCAATAAACTACCTACTACTGCGGTACCAGCATTGTCAGCACCGCCGCCTGCGCCAAATATCTCGCCCGACTGTTTCAATGGGGTTAGTAGAGTGTTGTTTGGATCGTTGTAAAAATAGTTAGCATAGTTAGGTAGTGTTAGTCTAACACGCCAATCTTCGGCAGCATCTGGATAAGAAATTTTAACCGACGGAGATTTTGAACCTGTAGCTTTTCCGTATAAAGTTGACAGATTGTCTCGTGTGGCCGCCTGACTAAACCCAAAAGGTTGTGTAAGAGCGTTAGCAATAGAGCCCGACATATTACTTGCTGAAGGATTAGATAGTATTGGCATATGAGTATTTATCGGCTAGAATAAACGGCCCAGATAAAGACACTTATTTAGAAAAGGTTGACCTTGGCTATTAAATATGTTAGTATGTGCTTACTTTTATAAAGGACTAAGAGGTGCGCCATAATTATCTTAACAACAAAGACATTCTAAAAGAGATTCACAAAAGCAAAAATACTTACTGTTACTATCAAAAACCCGAATACGGTGATTATGATATGATTCTTCCAGACGTAAGTAAAATTAATAAAAAGAACATTAAAGAAGCTAGACAAAACAGAGCAGACCGTTTAACTAAACTGGCACACGAAGCAGATTTAGCCGAAACAGGAGTTAAACGCAAATTAGATGAATTTGAAGTTAAGCTCAAAGATGTTCCGGACACCGATGTAGTATTCCGTGTAATGACCTGGGCTCATATACCAGTCGATGATGCCAAAAGCCGTAAGGCCGCTATCAAGCAAATGGAAGAAGATGGCGTACCACATTCCGAATACGACGACGATACCGAGATTGATATTTCCGGTAGTACTAAGTATGTTAAAGTAAATTTCCCACCATTTGAACACTACAAAGTTGACGAAACAGGCACACCAGTTTGTGTAGGACGTAGCCACTGGCAGGGTGGATTAAAAACTGGTAAATTTAATCGTGAGCACGGGAAAATGACTCCTAAGCTGGCTCATATGTTTATTAAGCTGTGTGAGCGGTATGCCACTCGCAGTAACTGGAGAGGATATACCTACAATGACGAAATGCGCTCACAGGCCTTGCTACAGCTCAGTCAAATTGGACTACAATTCGATGAATCAAAATCACAAAACCCTTTTGCTTATTATACTGCCGCTATTACTAATAGTTTTACTCGAGTACTTAATATTGAGAAGCGTAACCAGAATTTACGAGATGATATTTTAGAAATGAATAACCTAACACCTAGTTATACACGCCAGGGTATGGGCGCCGGACCAACATCATCCGAATCACATTATGATGAGTAAATAAGTCTTTGACTTTACTCATTTAATTCTCTATAGTAAGCTACTATGACGAACCTTTTTAAGAAGGCGGCTATGTTTACTGACATCCATTTTGGATTAAAGTCTAATAGTACGCTACACAATGAAGACTGTTTAAATTTTGTAAAGTGGGCAACTGCCAAGGCCAAAGAGGAAGGATGCGACACCTGTTTGTTTTTGGGTGATTGGCATAACAATCGTGCCAGCATCAACATCCTTACCTTACAATACAGTCTACAAGCACTGGAGCACTTAAATGCGAACTTTGATCAAACATACTTTATTCCAGGTAACCATGATTTGTACTATCGCGATAAGCGTGATGTACAAAGTGTGGAGTGGGCCAAACACCTTACTAACATCCATATTTGTAACGATTGGACTACTATCGGCGACGTCACTATTGCTCCGTGGCTTGTTGGCGACGACTTCAAACGATTAAGAAAATTAAAAGGCAAGTATATGTTTGGGCACTTTGAGTTGCCTGGATACCTAATGAATGCCATGGTTGCTATGCCCGAGCACGGCGAACTACGCGGTGATGATATGCAGGGCTTTGAGCACGTGTTTACTGGACATTTCCACAAACGTCAAACACAGCGTAACATTACATATATTGGTAATTGTTTTCCGCACAACTATGCCGATGCTGGTGATGATGAACGTGGACTTACTATATTAGAGTGGGGTCAAGATCCAGTGTATATTGCTTGGCCCGATCAACCCAAGTATCGTGTATTTGGTTTAAAAGATCTACTAACGCACACAGAAGTTATGCTTAAACCCAATATGCACGTTCGTGTTAATTTGGACGTAGATATCAGCTACGAAGAAGCCACTTTTATTAAAGAAACTTTTGTTCCGCAGTATAATTTACGTGAGCTTACACTTATTCCTGCCAAAGTCACAGACTTAACCGACTACGAAATACAAGGCAATATAGAGTTCGAAAGTGTAGATCAAATTGTCTATGGACAACTAAGCAGTATCGAATCGGAGCAGTTTAATAAAAACCTATTACTGGACATTTATAAAAATCTCTAATGTTTAAAATAAAAACACTCACAGTTAAAAACTTTATGAGCGTGGGTAATATTACTCAGGCTGTAGATTTTGATCGTCGAGACCTAACATTGGTCTTGGGCGAAAACTTGGACCTAGGAGGAGACGACTCGGGCGCACGTAATGGTACAGGTAAAACAACCATTATCAATGCTCTTAGTTTTGCCATGTACGGCAATGCCTTGACTAACATTAAAAAAGATAACTTAATTAATAAGACCAACAGCAAAGGCCTAATGGTCACTATTGATTTTGAAAAGGATGGCGAAACATATAGAATTGAGCGTGGGCGTAAGCCTAACGTAATGAAGTTCTTTGTAGGCGATCAAGAAAAAGAAATTACAGACGATGCCCAAGGTGATTCAAGAGAAACACAGCAAGAAATAGAACGTATGCTGGGTATGAGTCACGATATGTTCAAACATATTGTAGCTCTAAACACTTATACAGAACCGTTCTTGTCATTAAAAGCCAATGATCAACGTACTATTATTGAACAACTGTTGGGTATTACACTACTAAGTGAAAAAGCTGATCGTTTAAAAGAAACAGCAAAAGCCACTAAAGAAGCTATTACAGCCGAAGAGTTTCGTATCAAAGCTGTAGGCGATGCTAACAAACGTATTGAAGAACAAATAGAATCATTAAAACGTCGGCAAACGCAGTGGACTACGAAACATGAAGAAGAGATTAAGAAACTACAGACGGGAATTGAAGAGCTTCAGAAAATCGACATCGAGGCCGAGATTCAGGCACACCAAGCGTTTAAAACCTGGGATCAAACTCGAAAGGATATCAATGAATTATCGTCGGCGATTAGTCGGACGAAAATGGATCTTGTTCGGGAAGAGAAAACTATTGCAAAGATATCTACAGAACTCGTTTCGCTGGAAAATCATACGTGCCATACCTGCGGTCAAGAGTTCCATGACGAAAAGCACCAACAAGTATTGGGACAGAAGCAGAGAGACTTATCAACAGCACAAGAAAATCAGAGAACCCATGCTGCCACACTGGCTGAATTACAGTCTGCTCACGATGGGTTGGGCAAACTAGGCCCACGTCCAGAAACATTCTACGATCGAGAGTCAGATGCTATTCATCACCAGGCCACAGTTGATAATTTAATTCAACAATTAGCAACTAAGTCAGCAGAAGTAGATCCCTACACAGAACAAATTGCCGAAATGAGCGAGCAGGGCATTGAAGAGATTACCTATGATGTCATGAACGAATTAACTAATCTGCGTGATCATCAAGAGTTCCTACTTAAACTGTTGACTAATAAAGATTCGTTTATTCGTAAACGTATTATTGATCAAAATTTAAGTTATCTAAATGCTCGCCTTGGGCAGTACTTAGATCGTATTGGTTTACCGCATACTGTTAAATTCCTAAATGACCTTAGTGTAGAAATCACCGAGTTAGGGCGTGATTTAGATTTTGATAACCTAAGCCGCGGAGAACGCAATCGTTTAATTTTATCATTAAGCTGGGCATTCCGCGATGTTTGGGAAAGCCTGTATCAACCTATTAACCTGTTATTCATTGATGAGTTAGTTGACTCAGGTATGGATAGTTCGGGTGTAGAAAACGCACTATCTATACTAAAGAAAATGTCAAGGGACAGTAACAAGAGTGTTTGGTTAGTGTCGCACAAGGATGAATTGTCGGGTCGGGTAAACAACACCTTACACGTAGTTAAAGAAAATGGATATACAAGTTACAACACCGACGTCGAGATTACTGAGTCATCGTAGAATACACATCGAATTAAGTAGTAAGTGTACGCTTAAATGCCCTCGATGCCCTCGCACGGAGTTACATCCAGATAGCCTAAACAAAGAAATTACTCTATTAGAGTTTCAGCGTGCCTTTACCCCGGACCTACTAAAAGAGATACAGGAAATAACTTTCTGTGGCGACATAGGTGATCCTATATATGCTCGCGACTTTTTACCTATTGTGGAGTACATTAAGCGATCACGGTTCAATGTCAGCTTGATTATTGTTACTAATGGTAGTTACAAGCCCGAAGCGTGGTGGCAAGAACTAGGTATGTACCTAAGGCCCAATGACAAAGTTACATTTAGTGTTGACGGGTGGGATCAGGCCAGTAATGAACAGTATCGTGTTAACAGCGACTTTGATTCAATTGTAGCAGGTGCTCGTGCTTTAAGACGAGTAACTAAGGCACAAATGAATTGGTCAGCTATCTATTTCAAGTTTAACGAAGATAAGATGCCCTGGATACAAGACCTAGCACGTGAATTAGAATTTGATACATTTGAAGCTGTACTGAGTACAAAGTTTGACAATCAGTATCTTGTCAACGGTGTAGACCCATTGAAGCCTGTGGGTGGATGGGTTGCTACAGGCAAGTATGAAGTTATGCAGGAAAAATTAAAAAGCGGTATCCCTGTTATATTTTATGAAACACGTCAACGCCACTCGTGGGCTCGATGTGCCAATTGGGACATACCTATGTTTATCAATGTAGATGGTTATGTATTTCCTTGTCCTTGGTTTAATTCAGGTTACTTGGAAAATGATTTCTTTGAAAAACATCGAGAACAGTTGTCAATTAAACATCGTACACTTACTGAAATTATCAATGATCCATTATGGGACGAAATGTACACACGCTTTGAAATAGCACCACTAGATATTTGTAAACTAAAGTGTAAAAATGCCGAATAAAGATATATTTTGTAACATACCCTGGTACGAGCTACACATCAATCACGATGGTAGCTATGATCTTTGTGGCTGTATGAGTGAGCTTATTACCGACACGGCAGATGCTCGGGAGTGGAACATACGTAATTATCCTGTGGCAGAGTATTGGCAAAGTCGTAGGTTACGTGATGAACGATTAAGCAAGATGTCAGATGTGCCCAATCCTGCCTGCAGTGTTTGCCAACATCAAGACTCAATAGGTAATCACAGTAAACGTATCAAAGAAAACTTAAAGAGTGTTATTTTTTACGACAAGAATTTTTATAAGAGTTTTGAACAAAGCCCGCACAGAGCCGCATTTGAATACAGTCTGGCCAATGATGGTGTTACAGTTACAAAGCCAGCAAGTTATCATTTGAGCCTGGGCAACGAATGTGATTTATCCTGTATTATGTGTAGTCCAAATGCCAGCTTTAAACTAGCACAGGATTATAAAGTCTTAGGTTGGGCTAAAGATGCTCGCAGGCTTAATTGGACTGATGATCAGGACATTTGGAATAACTTTTGTCAAACCCTACTAACTACTGATTTACTCAGCCTACATATTATCGGCGGCGAGCCTACTATAAACAAGCGATTTAGACAACTAATAGACCTATTTGTCAGCAATAATCGCACAGACTTTAGCTTTAGTTTTACTACTAACTGTATGCATCCTATTGATGATCTGTGGGATAAGCTAGCCAAGTTTAAGCGTGTTGAGATTGGTATGAGTGTAGAAACAGTCAGCGAATCCAACAACTATGTACGCTATGGTAGTAGCATAGATGCTATACTATTAAACATAGCTGAGTTTCAAATGTCTGCTCCAGACAATGTAGATTTTGTTGTTCGCACAGTTCCAACGCTGTTGACCATTACAGAATACAGTCAATTAATTGATTGGTGCTATGACAATGACTTTTTACTAAACAGTTATTTTGCTGTTGATCCACCGTGGCAACAGATTCAATTGTTGCCCGATTCAATAAAAATACCTTTACAAAAACAATTTCAGGCTCAATTAGAACGTTATCGTGCTTTAACCGATCATCGTATTAAAGGTCTAACTAACTTTAGAAACAAAGAATATGTTTTAGAAAATCTAATAAAAGAAATTGAAGCGGCAATTTGTAGTTTAGAGCCGGGCAACGTTGATGTAGACCTTGCTAGAGCTAGTGTGTTAAAGTTCAAGCAGTTAGATACTATGCGTAAGAATAGTGTTGTGGCGGCGTTTCCTGTATTACAAGAATGGTTTGAATCAAATGGCTACTAATTTACAGTTTCGATTAACTATAGAGCCTAAGGGCTACGACGATTGCTGGCCAGAGTTTTTTATTAAGATCGACGATAACCTGCAGGATCAGGGCATACTAAAAGAACAGCTCACTTACAATTTTGATGTTACACTAGAGGACGGCAAACACGTGCTCAGTGTTGGATTAACTAATAAAACTGATGCTGATACTGTTGTTAATGACGGCAAAATTGTATCAGACAAAGCAATTTACATACATCCTATAGAAATAGAGGGCTACAAGTTAGATGATTTTATGTACCAAGCTACATACTACCCAACCGGTAGGGATAGTTTAAAAAGCAATTATTTAGGTTGGAATGGCGAATGGCAGCTGTCGTTTACCACTCCTATTTTTACTTGGATACATCGAACACAGCAATTAGGGTGGATTTACGGAGAAAAATTATGAATATAGCGAAAGAGGCATAATTAAGTATGCTATATGACATGGTTATTCGAAAATTCCGTAGTAGAAACTTTACCTGAAACGTGTGTTGGTTTTGTTTATTTGATTACAAATAAACTAACTGGCAGGAAATATATTGGAAAAAAATTAGCACGTTTTAAAAAAACAACTTATCGTATGGTAAAACTTAAAAACGGTAAGAAGAAAAGAAAAAAGATACGTGGAAGTATCGACAGTGATTGGCAAACATATTATGGCTCAAGTCCCGAATTAACAAAAGATGTAGTAGCATTAGGCGTTGACAATTTTAGTAGAGAAATCTTATACTATTGCTCAAGCAAAGCAGAATGCAGTTACATTGAAGCGAGAGAACAATTTGCTCGCAGAGTATTAGAAACAGAAGATTATTATAACGGACACATACAGGTCCGTGTACATGGCTCACATATTATCAACAAGATAAGTTCACTAGACACCAAGTCCACAGTTACGACTAGCACAGGTCAAACTCGTGTGCCTAAGACAACTGGATCTAGGATCGCAGGGACGGAAGACTCATCGCTGTAATGAGCACTTAGCAACTATCCTTAACAGGACGAAGATCGGATATGCCTACGGAACCGGTTTTGCTATTTGAAAAGATTTTAGGAAAAGGCTAAAAGAAGGGAGAAAAACCCTACGTACATATTTGTGTTAGCGTATGAATATGTGCCGCCGTCGTATAAAGACGCAACTCGAGGTACCGGACGACCGCCTCTGTAATGTTGTAACGCTAAGTGATTGTGCTACTCGGATGATGCTACAATTTCATTTTGCCCCTTTAGCGGGCAAAGTGTGACTGATTAATCTGGATGATACTTAGAACAACACTAATAAAAAAAATAATTTCTGAACGCAGTGAAAGAAATAGACTTACGTAGTAAGTCTCGAAAGTATAAAACTCTAAAAGAATGGTAAACCCGATTCTTTAGTGGTTTCCATGTTTTTCTTAATAATACTAGCAATAATCTCGCGCTCTTGATTACTTAACATCATAGCTTCGTCGTAGCTTATTCCACCACGCATAAACCAACTCATTTTAAGTGCTTCTTCTTTAACGGCCCTTGCATCTCTTTCGTAACGATTAAGGAGATCTATAGTCTCCTCGTTAGAGAGTGTTAAGAGCCGATCGCGAAAAAACGTGAGTAGTCAAACTCCATTGGTACTTCAAATGTTTTGCCACAGTCTGTTTCTGTGCATTTAAGTTTAAATGGTGGGATAGCGGCTTCATTAGCAATAGCGGTTAATCTTGCTTCAATTAATCTAGTAATCTGGGCTTCGGCGTTTTGATAAAATTCTTTAATAAACTCTTCGTCGGTTACTCTAGAGCCATCATCTGTTTCAATGTATTCTGTAGCAGAAACAATTAGTTGATTGTTTAAATCAACTATTTTCCTCATACTTTCTTTAAGTTTAGCATTTCTAACTTCTTCTGTGATGCTAGTATCTTGTAAAGATTGGATTATACGTTGTTCTTCAAAATTAATAATATTTGATTTAGTTACGTTAAAATATTTTTGCGGACGTAGTTTAATTTTTAAATCGTTAAATTCAATTGTAGTATCGTAGTCCGGGCATTTAATTCCGCTACTGGCTACTGATAAATCGGCATCATAATCGTGCTCGTGGTCGCAATATGGGCACTTGGCATTGATAGGCATAAGTTGTCCATAACTAGCAACACGTATAGCAATCAAAATAGAGTCAACATCAACGCTAGGTGTTTGCCAGGGGTCTTTGATATTTGGACAACAGCTTTTAATAACATCTACTATACCGTTGCCGTTCATTAGTGCGTCGGGAGTTTTTAGTGTTACTTCGTCTCCGGCTGTCATTGGATAAACCGGGATTTCTCCAGTTACTGGTAAATCTAGTGCGTCGTCTGGCCAAAAACGTCCGTTGCTTGGTAATTTGAAATAAATTGTTGGGCGTCTAAAATGCTTGACCAAAGGATTAATTGGTTTTGTATCCATATTTTGATTCCTATAAATAGTTGATATACTCGAGTATATTTATAGGCGCAAAAACATGGACTTTAGTAAAGATGATCTAAAACAAGCATTTATGGATGCTATGCGGGAATCGCGTGGTTCGTTTGGCGGACCAACCTTCAAGGGTGACCCTATTGAAGAAATGGCTAAGTTTGAAGCCGCATTAAAACGTAACAAAGCCAGCTTTGGAGATATCACTAAAGGAATGCTAGCTGGTAAAGCGGCGTTTAAAGATCTAACATATCAAATAAGTGACGTTGAAGATAAACTTGAAGAATTAGCTGATAAAACAGGTGAAGTGGCTGCCGAGCAACGTGAACAGTTGCAGGGAATGAAAAAAGAGTTAGAAATTACTCAAAAGTCTAATATAGCAAAAAAAGCCTTTATAGACACAGTATTAACTAGCACAAAAGCACTAGCAGGATTTGGTGTGTCGGCCGTTGGTATTGCCGCAAGGTCGATGGGCAATTTAGCCAACGGATTACAAAGCGGAGCAAGTGCTTTTAGTCTAGCCGGTGGTGTTATGAATGGTGCTATGGATGTAGCCAATGCTGGTACACAGGCCCTGGCGGCTGGTATGAGCGCCGTTGGTATGGGAATGACCCAGGTATTACCAGGGTATTGGAAAATTCTTGGAGTAGCCACAACTGGTTTAGCAATGGCATTTGGCGGACTAGCAGATGCGGCAACGGCTACTGGTAAGTTCATTGTTAACTTTATGGTCAAGCAGTTAGAAATGACCATGGAATCGTTTAATAAATTAACAGCCGCAGGTGCTACATTTGCCAATGGCATGACTGGTATGTATGATGCCGCTGATAAAGCTGGATTAACAATTACACAGTTATCAAATGTTGTAGCCAAGAACACAGAAACTTTTGCTGCCTCTGGTATGAGTATTACAGAGACTGTTAAGATGGTTGGCAGAGTTGGTCAGGTTATGAAGGCAACTAACATGACTGACAATTTATTAAGACTTGGCTACGGATTTGAAGAGCAGGTTCAACTAGTAGCTGAGACTATCGCAGATATGCGAGCATCTAGATCGGATATGATAAAAGATCCGGCTGGCATAGCAAGAGCTACCGAAGAATACGCTAAAAATCTACGTGTGATATCATCTATCACAGGCGAAGACGCACGTAAGAAAATGGAAGAAGTTAGAGGGTTAGCTACACAAGCGGCATTCCGGGCTAAGTTATTGGAATTAGAAAACCAGTTTCCTGGCACATATCAAAAGACATTGGCTGCAATGGCTACTATGACTCCGGTAATGCAAAAAAGCGTTATGGAAGGATTATTGCTTGGTCAGGTAATCAATACTGAAGGTGCGATAATGTCAAGTCAAAGTGCGGCAATATCAGAGCAAATATACGGAACAGTTGAAGCTATAAAATCTGGTAACCTAAGCACACAAAAACAATTAGAAGAAAATCAGCAACTACAAGGTAAAACTAACGATATGTTTATGAAACAAATCGATACATTTACACAAATTGGTATTGCTGGTCTTGCAGGCGGAATGTCAGAACTAAACAAAGCACTTAGCGACCAAATTAGAAAGTCTGATTTAATTTCTGAAGAAGGTGTTAGAAAAGCACAACAAAATGCTGAGAGTCTTAAAACAGCCAATGACGGCCTAACAACACAAATGGTTGAAGCCGCTCATACTGCACAGAACTTTGCTATAACTTTACAAAACCTGGCTAAAAACGAACTAGGACAGTTTGCTCTTTATACTACAGCAATCCTAGGAGCATTAGATAAAGCTCTCAGAGACTTTTATATAGAAATTGGCAAATACAAAGGTGAAGATGAGGGATTCTGGGAAGCCTACGGATTAGATATTGCCCAAGGTTTGCTTGGTGCTGTTATGATAGGTGTTGGTGCAATCGCCGAACCATTTACCTTAGGTGGTAGTACAGCAATAATTGGCACTGGTGCCTTAGGTCTTGGAACTGCTAGTTATGATGCCTACGAAAAATATCAAAAAAGAAAAGATGGGGGATCTAGTAGAATCCCTAGTGTTAAGGATGGAAAAACTCCAGATTTCTCTGGAGTAAACACTAACGGTGCACAAGGATACGGACAAATCACTCCAGATCTACAGGCCGCAATCACTAACTTAGCAAAAGCACAAACTGATGCCAACAATCCTTTAAAAGGCGCAACGATATCATCAGCTAACGATGCTACAACATTTGCCCCACATCGCAATTCAAAGCACGGCATTGGTCGTGCAATGGATATCACTATACCTGGCTATAACGCCAAGGTAAACGACACAGATCCAACAATATTAAAAAGATCCGAAGCAATTAAAGCCGCTATTATAGCACTTGGATTTAAAACAGTTGACGATGAATATATTAAACCGAGTGATGCTGCCATTGGCGGCCATTTCCACGCAGAACTTAAAGATGGCGCTATTGTTAGTTCCAAAACTGGCGGAGTGGGCGTTAACGTCGGCGAAGGCGGACGCGACGAATTAATTACACCTTTAAAAAATGGTATGTTGCCCGGAATGGCTGAATTAATCAATGAAGTTAAAGAATTAGTACGAGTTACTAAAGCGCACAAGGATGTTTCGGAAAATATTAGTATGTCTCTCATCTAACTAGCGATAAATACTGTATAAGAGAGAACATATATGGCCGGTTGGAAAAAATACTTTAAAACCAGTAACTTACCTAGCAACATCAGCCCCTTAGGTGGCGGACGATTAGCGGATCCTGGTTATCGCAACTATCAAAGTCAGTTACCTGAAGTGTATACTGGTCAACCAAATCGTGTTGAACGTTACAATCAGTACGAACAAATGGATATGGATTCAGAAGTTAATGCCGCACTAGACATTCTTGCTGAATTCTGTACACAAAAGAACTTAGAAAACCACACAGCGTTTACTGTCAAGTTCAAAGAACAACCTAGTGATAACGAAGTTAAAATCATTAAAGAACAGCTACAACAATGGGTAGCACTTAATGAATTTAACAAGCGTATCTTTAAAATGGTACGCAACGTATTCAAATACGGAGACCAAGTGTTCCTACGTGATCCAGAAAACTTTAAATTATATTGGACAGAAATGTCTAAGGTTACTAAAGTTATTGTCAATGAAGGCGAAGGCAAAAAGCCCGAGCAGTACCTAGTTAAAGACCTAAATCCTAACTTTCAAAACTTAACAGTAACAGCAGTAGCTACAACAGACACATATATGAATCACCCACAGGTTGGTGGCCCAAGCGGTAGCTATACACAACCACAAAGCCCATTTGGCGGTGGTTCACGTTTTAGTCACAGTAAAAATGAAGCAGTTATTAATGCCGAACACGTGGTTCATATTAGCCTAACTGAAGGCTTAGACGTATATTGGCCATTTGGTAACTCTGTATTAGAAAACATCTTTAAGGTGTTTAAACAAAAAGAACTGTTAGAAGATAGTATTATTATCTATCGTGTACAACGTGCTCCAGAGCGTCGTGTGTTTACAATTGACGTAGGTAATATGCCAAGTCATATGGCCATGGCATTTGTTGAACGTATTAAAAATGAAATTCATCAGCGTCGTATGCCTAGTGCTAATAACACCGGCGGACAAAGTATGATGGATTCTACATATAATCCTTTGAGCCAAAACGAAGACTACTTCTTTCCGGTAACAGCCGAAGGCCGTGGCAGTAAAGTGGACGTACTACAGGGTGGACAAAACCTAGGCGAAATTACAGACTTACGCTTCTTTACCAACAAGTTATTCCGTGGTTTGCGTATTCCTAGTAGCTACTTGCCTACTACAGCCGAAGACGGTAGCCAGGCCTACACAGACGGTCGTGTTGGTACAGCACTTATACAAGAATGGCGCTTTAACCAATATTGCCAGCGTTTACAGGCAATGATTGCCGACAAGTTAGACAGTGAGTTTAAGCTGTTTATGCGTTGGAGAGGCTTTAATATTGATGGATCATTATTTGATTTAACATTCAATGAACCGCAAAACTTTGCTCAATATCGCCAGGCTGATATTGATGCCGCACGTATTACTAACTTCGCACAGTTAGAACAGGTTCCTTATTTGAGCAAACGTTTCTTAATGAAACGTTACTTAGGTATGAGTGAACAAGAGCTAAGTGAAAACGAAACAGCCTGGGCCGAAGAACGTGGCGATACTGAACTAGCTAAACCTGATGCTCCTAGCTTAGGTGGTGTAAACATTACCCCAGGTCGTGTTGATGCTGAACTAGATGGACTAGGACAAGACACAGGAGTAGGCGCTCCTGCCGGACAAGAAATGGCCGGAAGCCCAGCTGGCCCCGGTGCAGCCGCAGGTGGCGGTCCACTTTAAATTGAAAAAAGGTTAAATACTAACATGAATATAATGGAACTATTTGACCAATCACCCGACGGCTATCACGACGAAAAAGCCGATCAAAGCGTGGCTAAAATGTCTGATAGTCGCAAAACTCGCCTTACACTAGCACACCTAAACCAGCTACGTCAGAGTCACGATGTGCGTAAACTGGAACACGAAAAGAAGCTAGAAGCAGTAGCTAAACAGTACGCACCAGCACCGGAAGCAGGCGCAGGCCCGATGGGTCTGTAATTATTCCGTCAAAATCCTTCAAAAAACACCCATTTAACCCCAAAATATACGTAGTTTTGTAAATAATACTACAAAGCCACTTATATAAGGAGTTCTCATGAACAAGTTTGAAAAATTAATTGAATACATCATTAATGATGAAGATCAAAAAGCACGTGAGTTGTTTCACGATATCGTAGTAGAAAAATCCCGCGACATCTATGAGTCCATTATGGACGAAGAGCAAATGGAAGAAAACGTAGCCGGAAACCAGGTTGAAGATATGGTTGACGAAGTAGGCCACGAAGAAGCCATGGGCGAAGATGATGAAGAGGGTGAAGAATTTGAACTCGGCGGTGATCACGACAGCGAAGAAGGCGGCGAAGAGCCAGCTTTCGGCGGTGAAGAAGAGCCAGCCGGTGAAGAAGGTCACGATGAAGTTGTAATGAACATCGACGCTAAGTTGGACGAGCTATTAGCTAAGTTTGACGAAATCATGGGCGGTGAAGAGCACAGCGAAGAGCCAGCTATGGACGACGAATTTGGTGGCGAAGAGCCAGCAATGGGCGACGAGCACGGCGAAGAAGCTTTTGCTGAACAAGGCATGATGGAAGGCGAGCAACCAGAGTGGTTGAAAAAAGGTTCTGGTAAATCAGGTTCAGCACAATCAGGTAAATCTGGTTCTGCCGCATCTGGCAAGTCTGGTAAGAGCGGTTCTGGTAAAACAGAAGGCAAAAAATCTACAAGCGAACTAATGCGCGAATACGTTGACAAGATTCAAGATATGAATCTAACAGGTGCTAGCGAAGGTGATGCTGTTGGTGCAGCCGGTAAAAAAGTTGCAGTTAACACTAAGCCAGGTTCAGTAGGCCCAGGCGCAGACTTTGGTGGACACACAGCTACCCCTAAAGGTGGCGAGCAAAACCAAGACGGCACAAGCCCAACTAAAGCAAGCAACGAATATAACAAAGGCCAAGGCGAAATCAAATCTGGTAACCGTAATGTTCCAGGTGGCAAGGCTGACAAGTTAGAAACAACTGGCACAAAGTATGAAACAGAACACAAGCCAGAAGGTAAAACAGTTGGTAATGACGGTAGCGTTCCTGTAAACAGCAAGTCTGTACAGAAACAAAATGCTGGTAAGAAGTAATTAATAGATTAGGGAACATAAAATGGCTTTGTACCTAAAAGAGAACTTGACGTTCGACCGGGCAAATATAGTAGTTGAATCTACTGAATCTGCCGACGGGAAGGGAAAAGATCTCTATATGAAAGGGATATTCATCGAAGGAGGCGTGAGAAACGCTAACGAACGTGTATATCCCGTTCACGAAATTGAAAAAGCTGTCTCTACTATTAATAATCAGGTCAAAGAAGGTTATTCTGTATTAGGTGAAGTTGACCACCCAGATGACCTAAAAATTAATCTTGATCGCGTAAGCCATATGATCTGCGAAATGTGGATGGATGGTCCTTGCGGTCATGGTAAGTTAAAAATATTACCAACACCAATGGGCAAGCTAGTTGAAGCTATGATTACATCAGGCGTAAAACTAGGTGTTAGCTCACGTGGATCCGGTAACGTTAACGAAGGTTCTGGACACGTTAGTGATTTTGAAATCATTACCGTGGACATTGTAGCGCAACCTAGTGCTCCTCATGCTTATCCTAAGGCCATTTATGAAGGTCTGATGAATATGCGTGGAGGGATGCAGGTATTTGAAATGGCACGTGAAGCCGGAAGTAATCAAAGAGTACAGAAGTATGTACAAGAAGGCATTACACGCCTAATCAAAGATTTAAAACTATAGGAGAAATATCCAATGTTAGATGCTATCAAACCATTGTTGGATAACGGAATTATTAACGAAGAAACTCGCACAGCGATTTCTGAGGCTTGGGAAGCTCGTATTACTGAAGCCAAAGAACAAGTTCGTGCTGAACTACGTGAAGAATTCGCACAACGTTATTCACATGACAAGCAAGTTATGGTTGAAGCTCTAGACAAAATGGTAACAGAGTCTCTCACTGCTGAACTCAAAGAGTTTGCAGACGAAAAACAACAATTAGCAGAAGACCGTGTTAAATTTAAAACACATATGGTCGAAAGCGCAGAAAAGTTCAACAACTTTATGGTATCAAAATTATCTGAAGAAATCCGTGAACTACGTAGCGATCGCAAAGTATACGAAGGTGCTGTAAGCAAACTAGAAAACTTTGTAATCCGTGCGCTGGCAGAAGAAATCAAAGAGTTTGAAGCAGATAAACAGGCCGTAGTGGAAACTAAGGTTCGTTTGGTTGCCGAAGGTAAAGCTAAATTAGCTGAACTACAACAAAAATTTGTTGCTCAATCTGCTGCCGCTGTTAAAGAGGCTGTAACCAGTTCGTTAGAGTCAGAATTGACTCAACTGAAAGAAGACATCCAACTCGCTCGCGAGAATATGTTTGGACGTCGTCTATTCGAAGCTTTTGCTAGTGAATTTGCTGGTACTCACTTAAATGAGAACAAAGAAATTCGCAAGCTACAAGATACTGTTGGTATCTTGTCTACTAAATTGTCTGAAGCAGTATCAGCAATTGAAGAGAAAAAAGCAATAGTTGAATCAAAAGAAACAGAAATCAAAATTATTAAGGAATCGGCAGAACGCAAGGAAAAACTTGCTGAAATGTTGAAGCCTTTGAACAAAGAAAAGTCAGCAATTATGCGTGACCTTCTTGAAAGTGTACAGACTGATCGTCTTCAGACTGCATACGAAAAGTATCTACCAGCAGTTCTAAACAACTCCCCTGTTGCTAAGCCAGCCGTTAAGGTTGCTTTAACAGAGAGCCGTGTAGAAGTTACTGGTGATAAAACTGCTAAAACTGCCGTTGACAATTCACAAGCATCCGACGTAATGTCAAATGTTTATGAAATGAAACGTTTAGCAGGGCTTAATTAAACCCTAAAAGGAAAGAGGAAATATCATGACACAAGCATTATTAGAAAGCCGTTGGGGCGAGACCAAAGAAGCCCTGTTAGAAGGCCTACAAGGTTCTAAGCGCACCACAATGGGTGTGATTTTAGAAAACACTCGTAAAATGTTAGCTGAGAACGCAACAGCTGGCTCTACACAAGCAGGTAACGTAGCAACACTTAACCGTGTTATTCTACCAGTTATCCGTCGTGTAATGCCAACAGTTATCGCTAACGAAATCGTTGGTGTACAACCAATGACAGGTCCAGTAGCACAAATTCATACACTACGTGTACGTTACGCTGATCCAGTAACTGATAGTTCTGGTTATGCAACTAGCGTTACAGCTGGTGATGAAGCTTTATCACCATTCAAGATCGCTGTAGCATATTCTGGTAGCAACGCTACTGGTCAAGCTACTTCAACAGCGGCACTTGAAGGCGTAGCTGGTAACCGTATCAACGTTCAAATCTTGAAACAAGTTGTTGAAGCTAAGACACGTAAATTGGCTGCTCGTTGGACATTTGAAGCCGCGCAAGATGCACAATCTATGCACGGTTTGGATGTTGAAGCAGAAATTATGGCTGCTTTAGCACAAGAAATCACAGTTGAGATCGACCAAGAAATTCTAGGTTCTCTACGTGCTCTTGCCGCAACTGATTACACATTTGACCAATCTGCCGTTTCTGGTACAGCAACTTTCGTTGGTGACGAACACGCCGCATTGGCAGTTCTAATCAACCGTACAGCTAACTTGATCGCACAACGTACACGTCGTGGCGCAGGTAACTGGGCAGTTGTTTCTCCAGCTTCATTGACAGTTCTACAATCTGCTACTACTAGCGCATTTGCTCGTACAACAGAAGGTACATTCGAAGCTCCTACAAACACTAAGTTTGTTGGTACATTGAATGGCGCAATGAAGATTTATGTTGACGGTTATGCTAACGACAGCCAAGCAGTTCTAGTTGGTTACAAAGGTTCTAGCGAGGCAGATGCTGCCGCGTTCTATTGCCCTTATATCCCATTGATGAGCTCTGGTGTTGTTCTAGACCCAAGCACATTCGAACCAGTAGTTTCGTTTATGACACGTTATGGATATGTTGAGTTAACAAACACAGCATCATCTCTAGGTAACGCTGGCGACTACGTTGGTGAGATTGCTGTAGCAAACTTATCATTCCAATAATATTGGATTGTCTAACCCAGGGATGGGAAGGAATAAAAAAGGCTCTTCGGAGCCTTTTTTGTTGGCGGTGAGATACATAAGATAAATATTTTTGTAGCAACAGCTACAGCTCGTGTTTAACACACATACACACATTAAAGGAGAAAAATATGAGCAAAACACCTTACGAGATTCGTCTCGAACTACTCAAAATGGCTAACGAAATCCTTGTGACGCCAGTCTTCCAACAACGTCAAGCATTGACTGATGAGTATCACTCTAAGTTAACTGACGCTAATCGAGGAACGCATCCGTTTCCAACCTTACCAGATTTTCCGTCTAGCACAGACATTGTGAGCAAGGCCGAAGAACTCAAGAAGTTTGTAGATCAAGCGTAAAACTAAAGCCCCGCAAGGGGCTTTTTTGTTGACCGTATGTTTTGTACAGTAAATACTAGATGAATAAAATGTTAGTGGGGTTTGGCGATAGCTGGACCTTTGGATCAGAACTCGATCGCCCAGCCAGTCAATGCTGGCTATACCAACTTTCAAATTTAGTAGGGTGTCCTAGTATCAATAAAGGAACACCGGCAAGCAGTATTGGTCATTTAAGTATACAACTCTTTGATTTTATTAAGAATAATACCTACAATGATTACCATAAAATTTTTATGGTGGGGTTAACCGGATCTACACGTTACCTTAGTTATAGTAATCAACTTGAAGAATTTGTAAACATCACACCAGAAGCAAACTACCGCACAGGTGACCTACACCACAGTGGTAAGCCACCAGACACAGTACAAGATTTTAATATTATTAGCAGTGAAACATATCGACGTGTACAGCACACACAATGGGACACATTCTTAGCGGCACAGACTATTTTTCAATTTCAACAATATTGTACGAATCAAAATATTACTTGCTATTTTTTTAGCTATTTTGATCAATTTGATTTTTCTAGTTATACTGATGTTATTGATACTACAGTCATACATCCAACAACAATCACACGGTCGATAACAGGAATGGACTATACCAACAAGGACGTAATGAAGCATCCTTGTTTTGAAGGAAAGATATCACATCCTAATATATACGGCCACGAACAAATAGCAAAATTATTATATACAAAAATATGATTACAGTTTATCAAGGAATAGAAGGTGATGATATAGCCTGGCACCTAAAATTACTAGGTGCGGATATTACTCAATTACCCAAAGACATATTGTTTATCCCATTAAACAATCATTATGGATTACACACAGAATCATTTGTTGAAGATACTATAGAACAATCAAAAAATTATCGCGCTGTGATATTTTATGATATAGTCAATTCAGGAGATTGGGAACATCCAAGATTTTGTGCATTTACTAAAAACTTTCCGCACCCCAATAAACATTGGCTAACAGTTAATCAACAACAATTCCAGGTACAAAATATAAACATCATACCTTGGGACTTTATGTGGAACAGATATCGTGCCTACTATACAGACACGCCGCCTCCGGGTAACATACATCACTATGCCGGCTCTACAGCATATCAATTACCAGATCTAACAACAGCAGATAAAAAGAAAAAGTTTATGAGTTTGTGTGGTAGAGAATATGGATATCGTACACATTTATTTGACTTAGTTAAAGACTTAGATGGATACATCAGTAACCGTACCAAAGGAATATTTTTAGAACAACAAGATATAGTTGGTGCTTTTGTTCCTGCGCCTAACAAGTTTTACTTAAATAGTTGTTTAAGTGTATACGTTGAAAGTAATTGTGTTCGACCAGAATTAATACACATCACTGAAAAAACCTATGAACCATTGGTTAAAGGACATTTTATATTGCCGTTTAGTAATCCTGGAACTATATCACGTATACAAACACTAGGGTTTGAGCTGCCGGACTTTATAGACTATAGCTACGATCAAGAACCAGATGTGGCATTAAGATTTGAAAAATTTAAAACTGAATTATTCAGATTATTAGATTTAGATTTATACCAATTACACAGCAAACACCACACAATGTTTTTACATAACCAACAATGTCTAAAAACTATACCATACGATAATAGATTGTTAAAAATTCTCAATGTTTAAATTTTACCCGGAACTTACTTTTGAAGCTAGCCTAGATCACAAACACACAGATTGGTCACCTGACCGTATGGAAACATATCGTCAATGGTACTCAGAAGATATCAAAGGAAAAAGCACACTACTAATGACCGTAGGTGATAGCTGGACCTGGGGAGACCACTTAGGCAACATAGACTGGGACAAGGCCAGCGATGATCCTGTTCGGCTGAAACAAATATTTGGTAGACTATTAGCTGACCGGTTAGATGCTGATTGGGTTAATCTAGCTCGTCCTGGATGTAGCAACTATTGGATGCTGGAACAATTATTAGACATACAAAAGCATTTGGCCAACAACAACTATCAACGAGTTGTTGTAGTAGTTACACTTACAGAAGATCTACGTGAAGCAACATACACACGCCGATTAAATGTTGACCGTCCCTACAGAGAATTTTGGGACACTAGTGAAACTATCAAAGATTTTTTAATTAAAGTAGAACAATTTTTATTCAATAACCTAGAGCATTATTTTAAACAGTTGCCCCAGGTAGAGGCCTATGTATCAAGAGCGTTTACTGACAGCTGGACAACTAGGCCGCTACTGCTAGATAAAACCTGGTGCGATATAATACAGGAACAGTACCAATACTCAGACTATCAACGTCCAGTTCCTTTTATAGGACAGATGTCAATTGATCCATTAAACGAAAAATACATTACAACAGATCAACAAAAAATAGAGTTCCTAGACATAATGGAACGTGTAGGAACACGTTGGAAGTTTCTTGGATCAAGTCCTTACAATTTAAAAGGCAGTACTTGTCATCCTAATCCTGAGGGTCATAGACTATGGTCTGACTATCTTTATAGTCAAATAGCATAAATAGTTATGTTCATTAGAACTCTCGGAGTAGCCACTTCGGGTAGCCTAGAACGCTATTTAAAGGAGAAAATAAAATGGCAAAATTAAAAATCGCGGCAAAAGAATCAAACGGTACACTACACGATCAATATACTGGTCCATCTAAATTAGGTGGTACAGGTGGTGCTAGCCAGGCTATCACATCAACTGGCGTAAAAACTATCGCTATCGCTTACAATACTACAGCAAATGCTCAAATTGCTAACGGTTACATTGTAGCACAAAAAGGTGCTCATAAGTTCCGTGTAGTTGATCAATCTGTAGCCAACGCTACTACAGTTACATTGGTTAATGCTACAGGTAATTTAAGAACAGCTAGCCAAGGTACTATTACTGGTTACAACACTAGTAACGTAGCATTTAACGCAAGCCGTATTACTAACAAATTTGTTTACGATTTTGCTGGTAACAAAATGCGTTATGTATTAAGCCCAACAGTAGCCGGCAACGGTTTTGCTAACGTGGCTTCGTACTAATCTAAATTAATTTAGATAATAAAACCCGCTCCGGCGGGTTTTTGTTTGATTTAAGCATAAGATCTATAGAGCATAAATATAGTATAAACAGGATACTTAAATGAGCGTCACCAAAAGAATCAAAGGTAATTATACCATAATTAACAGAGATCCTACTCTAGGGACCTCGTCTAACGTAACAATATCCACTAACACATTGTATATCGATGGTAATTTAATTGTTGGCGGAAATGCCCAACAGGTTACACGTACCGATACAGCAATCACAGACAATATCATTTATTTAAATTCAGGTGATGCCGGCCCGGGTGTAACTTTAAACACAGCTGGTCTTGAAATTAACCGAGGTAGTCTAGCAAACGTTGGCTTACTTTGGAATGAATCAGTTAAGGCCTGGCAAGTCAGTGATCAAACTGGTGGTAATTTTTCTAACGTAGCTACCAGTGTTGGTGGCGGGACAGCAATTACAGCTTTGTTTCAGGACTCAGCACCTAAACTAAGTGCTAACATAAATTTAAACAGCCACACAATATACGACAGCACAACAGGTAATGTTTCAGCAAACATCAGCAACGTTGGCGCAGGCGGTACTGGTGTATACAGCAATACATATCTTGGCAATCACGAATTGATATCAAAGCGTATGGCTTTGATTTATAATAATCTTCTTTAGGAATAAAAAATGAGTATACAGAACACAGTTTTATCAACCACAGTGGCTAACATTTTAGTTGGCAGCGGTTCTCTTGGAACAGCAACTACTACCGTTTACTTGTGCAATCGTAGCGCATCAAACGTTCTTGTTAATCTGTATGCTGTAAGTTCCGGATCTATTGCCAGTAGCAACAACATCATTTATAGCAACGTTATATTAACTACAAATGAAACTTATATTATGGACGTGGAGAAAATCTTCTTAGGCACCGGTGATATGTTACAGGCTAATGCTGGAACAAACAATGCCGTTGTAGCAACAGTAAGCAGTATAGGTATCTAATCATGGGACGCTTTCTTAAAAACGCCCAACTGAATAGTCGGAGTAAAGCAATTCAGATCCCTCTAGGATCTAGTGCCATTGGTCCTGATCAGGCTGTTAATGGTCAGATGCGATTTAACCAAGACAACAGTAAAATTGAATTCTATTATAACAGCACCTGGAATCAGGTAGCTAAGATTGGATCTACACAACTAGTAGCAGACTCGTTTAACGGCACTGGCTCACAGACAGATTTTACAATGTCACAGGCCGAAACAGATCCAACTGCTATATTAGTAACCATTGGTGGTGTTTATCAAATCCCTACAACACATTATACAGTCAGCGGAACTACTATTCATTTTACAAGTGCTCCACCAGCTCCTGGTGTGAATCCTAACCAAATCATAGTTATTCACAATATCACTAGTACCAAAACAATCGGAGACTAATCAGTGGCAATTGGTAAAATAACGGGGACAATGTTATACAACAACCTGGAACGCCAGGGTGTACCCTTATCCATTGACGCAAACTTAGTTTACTTTGATGTAGCTAATCGTTTCGTTGGTATTAACACAGCCAGTCCGGCCTATGCGTTAGATTCAACTGGTAATGCTCGTATTGCCAATCTATACATATTAGGCAACACAATCAGTAGTAACACAGGCGTTATTAGTCTTGGTTCTACTAGTAATATTTCTATCACTGGTGGCGCTCCTTATAATCTGTTAACAACAGACGGTAATGGTAATATGTCTTGGAACAGCGTTACCAGCATCATTACTAACAGTGGTGCGTTTGGTAATACCATTAACCTTGGTGCCAACACAGCAGGTTACTTGGTTAGTAACGCAGTATCACTAACAACTTCTACGTCAGTGACAAACGCTATTACACAATTAAACTATGTACTAGGCAAACTAGTACCTCCAAGCCCACCACCATTTCCTAATAGTACTACAATTTCTGTTGGAACTACTAACACTGGATTGATGTGTAACTTTACACAAACAGATAATTCAGGTTGGGGCAATCTTAGTGTCAGCGCAGGCACCGGCGTTAGTACTTTACGTGCCGCAACAATGAGTACCAGCGGTACTCCTATATTAAACGTTGGTCCTGGTAGCTCTGGTACTATTACTGCCTATATTAATAACGTGCCAAACGGTAACGTAACATTAACAGGATCAAATTCAAATACAACCAATGGTAACCTTTATGTCTATAACGTACAAGATTACCACAACGTAGTAAGTAGTGTGACAGCTGGCTTCTGGACTAGCTTTAGTGCTTATGCTACAGCCACCGGTGGTATGTTGCCAGGGTGGAATCGTGTACGTCTTTATGATTCAAGTACAGGCGCCGCGACCAATGACGCAACCTGGTACTATGATTCAAGCACACCGGGTAACCCAACTTACAGCAATACCAGTATTTCATTGACATCAAACGTGGTAACGTATTCAAGTACAATACCAATGTTTACTAGCTCAGCACAATTTACCTTAAAAGGCAACGTAAGTAACCTAAGTGGTGATACATACCCAAACACATCAACTCCGTTGGCTGGTATAGCCGGCGGAGCATTCCAAGCGCCGGTAAGTTTAAACTATGCTGGATTTGGAGTTACTTCCCCGCTAGCCAGAAATCTTTATGTCAGTTCTGGTAGTGCGTATTTTCAAACAACTACTAATATTGTAGCTTCGGGTTTTAGTTCTAGTGCAACTGGGCCACAGGTACAGGTTACCAATGGCTATAATACTGCTAACCAAACTTTTAGTCCGGGCGTAACTATTTTATATAAAAATGGTACAGGTAATACCATCGAAGAAACTATTATTACAGTACCGGGTAGTTTAGGTAGTGGATACAGTAGCAACGGATATCGTATTGTTAATCCTGACGCCGGTACAGCCGCAGATAATCCTACCTACACTGGTAGTGAATCAGCATTCAACAGTCAAACAGGTGCGTTTTATACAACTGATGCAACAGCAGTAGCAAATAAAATACAATTTGATCAAACAAACTATTCTACTGGTTACTTACCAGTTGGTCCTAATCTGTCAACACAGGGATCGGCACAATATTTTACATTCAGATTCCAGCGTAGTGCGTTAAGTAAGTTTAACGTTTCCTACACTGGTATACTAGCCGGACTATGGATCGCACTACCTGGAGTAACTGACGTTAGCTATGCTAGCCCAACAAAAGGGTGGACTAGTTTAGCCAGTGCTTACCTAGGATCAGGAGTTCCAGGAACAGGTTCAGGCGGTAACGGTAGTACAGGAGCCGCAGTTGGCGGTAATGCCACATTAAATTCATCAGGTACATATAGTATTACTGGTACATTTGGAACAGCAAGTTCAACAAGTAGTACCAATAACTATATCTACGTTAGAGTTAAATTAACATCAGGACAATCATTGACGGCGCTGAGTATAGCGGCCGCAACTAACTAATATGCCAATTAATCAGACCAACCAGGTAGACTATCTCTTTAAGAAAATTGGTTATAGCGTAGCTAAGACAGATACTACCACGGCCAAGAGTCCTAGTAACGAAACTATTGCCAGTCCTTTAAACTTACGTGGCGACGTAATTTGGCAACAGTCTGGACTGATACCAGCCACACAGCCATCATCGTCTACTGGAGTAGTTACAGTCTACAGTGATGCTAATAGCAATACTATTAAAACTACAGCAGACTCAACTAGTACAACATACCGTACCTGGAAAACTGGTATTACCGGATGGATCAATCCTAGCTTTGGCGCAACCTATTCTGTTAAAGTCTATTGGGATAGTACTAGCACAATTAGTCCACAGACATCTGGAACACAGTTATTCCCAGATGGTACCGGTAATGACGACGAGTGGTTCTTTGACTACGACGCAGGTGTACTAACATTCCCAGATAACATTCCCACAACAGTCGCAGCCGGCGGAACAAAAACTATCTATATTGTTGGAGCAGTCTACAATGGTATTATTGGTATTGGTAACATTAATGCTAATACTATTGTTGGTACACTAGCTACAGCCAACGTTGGCTTATATGCCAACGTTTTAACAACATCAACTAACTTTAACTACTATCCAATTTTAGGTAATATATTTGGTGGTAACACGCAACATTTTGTCAGCTCTGCTATTACACTAAATGCCAGCACTGGTAACTTAACAGTTAGTAATGTAACAGCAACTCAATTCAACGGCAGTTTAATTGGACCAGTATCGACCCCAACACAAACATTAATTACCACAGTTGGTACACTGACCAATTTAACAGTGGCTGGTAATACAACAACAGCCAACCTATTGGCTACCAATGGCAATATTGTAAATTTAATTTCTACAGTCGCAAATATTTCTACCGCTAATATTGTTACTGCAAATATTACAACAGCAGTAGGTAATGTCGCAACATTTACCTATTTAAACAGCGCAGTAAGTACAATTACCAATTTAACCGTAACAGCCAATACCATAACTGGTAATTTATATACTCCACAGGCCAACGTATCTACATTGATAGCGTCTGGTAATGTATATGCCGGCGCTCTAGTCGGCCCATTTTATGGCAACGTAAATACTACCTGGGTGTTAGGTGGCAACGGTAATGTAAATATTCAACCTGGCGGATTAAGTGTTACTAACCTAATAGGCAATACAGCAGTAAGTTTACCAGTAGGAACTACACTACAACGTCCGGCAAACGTAGCCGGTTATACTCGATACAATAGCGATATAAATTCATTGGAATATTTCAATGGCACAATATGGGTTAGCGTCACTGGTGCTATTTCAGATCAAACCTTTAGTGGTGATGGTGTTAGTCAATCATTCAGTTTAAATAGCGCAACTACTGCAAGTGGTATATTAGTCAGCGTTAACGGTGTTGTACAAAATCCAAACACATATACAGTCAATGGTGCCGGAACACAAATTACATTTTCTGAAATACCATTGACAACTGACGTAATTGATATTCGTTATTTGGGTGCGGCATTGGCCACAACCTCATCGTATGGTAACACTCAGGTTGCCGCTTATCTTCTAGCTAATCCGCAAGGTTCAACTTATAGTAATAGTAATGTGGCCAGCTATTTGGTTAGTGGTACAGATTCTACTATATCAACTATACAGGCCAACGTTGGCACCTTGTACCTGGGCAATTCGTCGACCAACTCTAGCTTAACAGCATTCAAGAACTATGCTAACCTGACATTTGCTATTGGTTCAGGTAACGCCAACATTACCAGTGCGCTGTCCAGCTATTCAGGCAATATCAATGCCAATTATCTTGTGGCTAACACTATTATTACTAGTGGTAGTACATCATCTAATATCAGTGGTGTAAATTGGCTTACGGCTAATGCTATCACAAGCGGTAACCTGTTGACTGGCAACATATATTTTGCTAACGGTACAAGTTATATGTATGGTGTTTCAAATTATATGACTAGCCAATTTTTAACTTGGGCTTACAATCAATCATTTTCCTCACCGGTAACTATGGGCGGAACTGGAACAGCATTAAACGTACTCAATGGTAATATTAATGTTGGACAAAATAATACAAATTTTATGGGAATAAGTACTAGCGGTACAATATATGCTGGTACACCATATGCTGGCTATAACCCAGCCAACAGCGTAGTTGCATATGGCAATGTATACGTAGGCTTCCAGAATTGGCCTTACGGACTTTATACATACGGTGGAGTATTCTGGGCCGGAAATAATCAACCCTACAACGGAGTAAATTTATACAGTAACGTCACGGTGGCCAGTTTCTTACCAACTTACTCAGGAAATATATCTGCTAACGTGCATTTTGGTAATACGTATGCTTATGCCAACGGGGTAAGTATTCTAAATGGTTTATACTCAAATTCTAATGTGGCCAGCTACCTAACTACTGGTAATATTACGATAGGTAATACTTTCCAACAGAGCGGTTACTATGAAAACTTTAGTAACGTAACCAACTCCGGTGGTAACCTAACCTGCAACTTAAACTCCGGCGACATATTCTATGCCGCTTTAACAGGTAATGTTACAGCTAATTTTACCAACGTAATTCCGGCAGTAGGCACCACAGTTAGTGCTACAATTATTTTTGATCTAGATGTTAACCCTTACACTATCAGTAACATACAAATCAATGGAGTTAATCAAACTGTGCGATGGGCTGGCGGCTTGTCTCCTTATGTCACTGCAAGCAATACTAACATTGCCAGCTTTAGTATGTTTAATCTAAACGGTACTATTTATAGAGTATTGGGACAAATCGGTAACTACGGATAATTCTATGAAATTTGGTAGAACTACTGGAATTTTATCCCCCTCTAGCGTAGGACCTGCAAAAGTAAAAAGAGCTGTTTCGGTAGCTGGCAGTCTTTTTACCGCTACTATAACAAGCAATCAACAAGAATTAAATTTAGCCACTTGGGCTACTAGTCAAGGGTGGAAACCTAACCAACCTGGTAATATCACTGTAAACTCTGGGGTGTATATTTGGAGCAACAATACTGCCAATGCCGCTTTGACCACTGGTTCTTGGCAGTACGGATTGACCTTAGTCAACAACGGGTACATCATGGGAATGGGAGGCAACGGCACTAGCGGTGGTAATGCATTTCCGGGTGGAGCCGCTATCAATTTAGTTACCAATGCAAATATAATAAATCTTGGATACATAGCCGGCGGAGGCGGCGGCGGTGCCGGATGGGGTGGTTTGGGCGGAGGCGGTGCAGGCGGCGGATTATCGGCGCTTGGCAACGTGGCAGGTGGTGCTCCAGGACAGACTGGATTATACGGAGCAGGAGGACGGATACTACCAGGCACAGGCGGCGCTAGTGTAAATACTACCGGGATACAATCTTCAACAAGTGTTGGGGCAAATGGTGGTGGTGCAGGCGGTGGCGGATCCGCTTACACACAATCCGTCTCATACTTAAATAGTCCTTATGGCACATGGTCCTTTCTTTTTGTTGGCGCCGAGCACTATGCAGGTGCAGGTGGCGGCGGTTGGGGAGCCAAAGGGGGAGATGCTGTGTATTATTCTGACAACAGAGATGGCAACGGAAATATTTCTGTTGTGGCATACGCAAACATATCAGGCGCTGGAGGCAGTGGGTCAGGTCAGGGCGGAAATACTACAGTAACTGGGACATACAGCACAAGTACTTTTTATCGTGGTGGTACGGGAGGAAGTGCTATACAGTTAAATAATTTTTCTGTGACCTGGCAAGGTAGCAACACCGGTGCTGTATACGGAAATGTATCATAATGGCCATAACAATTGAAAACGGTATTAGTATGGGAGGTGGGATATCTATATCTCCACCATGGCCACCAACTTGGTTGCAGGCATATTCCGCAACTGCACCGACATTCACTGGCCGAATAGTATTAGTTAATGCGCTTGAATCTATCTACAATGCTGGTAGTACTACCATGCAAAGTTCATATATTAGAACACAAATAACCCCGACGGCAACTTGGACATCTTATACAACAACACCAGCCACATCTGCTCAGTTTATTGCCGTCGCTTCTAGTGGGTCGGTTATAATGGCTATTTCTACAACTGGACAAGTGGTAACAACTACAGACTCAGTTACCTGGTCTACCGCAACTTCATTACCGACGCTTAATCCTTCAGCTAACAACGCATGGAGATTTTTAGCATACGCCAACGGCACCTGGGTAGCCCAGCCCGGATACTCTAATACTGGTACATTTACTCCTTCGGGACAAATTGCCTATTCGACCAATAATGGTTCGTCTTGGACCAGTAGCACCAGTGCGGTAACAGCATCAAATTGGAATGGGTTGACCGGAGCCGGTAATAATTTCACAATGTATTCCCAGGATGGGCACACAGCATATAGTACAAATGGTTCTAGCTGGACCAACGTTGCTCCGGCTTCTAGTGGTTGGCCAGCAGGCATAGGTCCTTATAGTACTCCAGTATGGACTGGCAGTCAATGGTATATGGCATGGAGTCAAGGAACAACCGACCAGATGTCATATCTTACAAGTTCAAACGGTGGTACCTGGACTGGTGGTACCATGACAGTAACCGGTATGTCAAGTTCGTCAACTCCGACGCTTGCTTACGGAAATAGCACTTACGTTATTGTGGATCCTATTCATAAAGGTACCTGTTGGACCAGCTCAAATGGAACAACTTGGACAGCCAATCCAAACGCATTTAATTATAATGCCACATGGGACGTTCCCCTTGGATATAGTATGTTTAATTTGATATACACCAACGGAATGTTTGTTTATTATTTTACTGCTTATAACTCAGGCTATGTGGGAGTTGTTTATACCAGCACAAATGGATTAAAGTGGGCAGAGAATACTACTGCGCCCAGTTACGGATCTCCGTGGATATATGCAGGTGGCGGCGATACCAATCAGGTTATATTTGGACTGAATTCATAACAGCAGGACAATAAAATATGGGCATTGTAATAGAACCGGGAATTACATTAGGTGGCAACATCAAAGTTGGTTTCACCGGCTTGCCCAATAATCCAATTTCGGTAACAATTAGTAGTTCACAAAAAGAATTAAACTTATCTACCTTTGTAGCAAATCTTAATGTCTGGGACGGGTATAGTGCTGTTACTGTTACTATAAATTCTGGGGTTTATATCTGGAGTGCTAATACTGCCAACGCCGCACTTGATATGGGTGGCAAATGGCCATCGGGAGTAACAGTAATTAATAATGGCTATATTATGGGTATGGGCGGACAAGGTGGCACATACGGAAGCGCCAATGGTGGCAATGGCGGCCCGGCTATTAATCTCACTGACGGTATAGCTATTAGAAATAACAGTTATATTGTTGGTGGAGGCGGTGGCGGAGCTTCTGACAATTTTGCCGGAGGTGGTGGTGGCGCCGGGGGTGGATACGGTGGTAATACCATAGAATCCGGTGCCAATGGTGGTGGTCAGGGCGGCCTAATAGGTGGCTTTGGATTTAATGGTCTATCTAATTACGCCGCCGGAGGCGGCGGTGGGTGTGTAATACCCGGTACTGGTGGCGGATATGTAAGTACCAACGGTGTTCCTGGTGATTACGATTTCCCGGGGTACGGTGGAGGCTCAGGTGGCAGTGGTGGAGCCGCTACAAGAAATTATATTAGTGGAACAGTACAGGTTTGGCACTATGCTGGGGCTGGTGGTGGCGGATGGGGTCAACCGGGCGGAAATGCTGGAAACGACGCAATAATAGGAAACGTTGGGTCAATACAGTCAGGCTCGGGCGGTACTGCAAATAGTGCCGGTGTTTCTACAACCACTGGTACTAGTAATCCAATTTACTATGGCGGCGCCGGCGGGCCAGCTATTAAAACAAATGGCTACAGTATAATCTGGGTAGCTACAGGTACAGTTTGGGGCTCAATATCATAATTTTAGCGCACTTTACATTATTTGCTAGAGCGATAAATAACAATATTACCCAAATACTGAGGATCTGAGCATGGCTGTTACCCGAATTCAAAATAACCAGATTACTGACCAAACCATTCAGTACCAAAAAATTGCACCTGGTACCTTAGTCGGCTCTGTTTTTAACCCAACACTGACGCTAAATTCCAACATTACTATTGTTGGTAATTTATCTGTTAGCGGTAACAGCACAACAATCAACTCTACTAACACCTATGTTAACGATCCCTTGATTGTATTCAACAATGGTTACGCTGGTGTGCCAGCATACGATATTGGTATGTTAGTAAACCGTGCTCTAGGCACACTAACAGGTTATGCTTCAGGACAAAATACAGCGTTTATATGGAAAGAAGCGGATCAGGCATTTGAAGCCATTGTTACAACTGAAACAGGACAAACTGCCGGCGCTGTAGGAATCAGCGGATACGCCAACATTAAATCTGGCAACTTATTTGCCAACAGTTTAACTACCACCACTGGTATAATTTATTCGCCAGGCGGTGTACAAAATACTCCAATTGGAAGTGTTACACCAAACACAGGCGCATTTACAACTGGTGCCTTTACAACACTACAGGCAACAAACTTTAACTCAGGCAATGCCGCAATTACAGGCAGCCAAACATATATTGGTACAAGTGGTACACCAATTGCCAACATCTATGCTGGCTATGCCAGTTTAACTACAGCACAAATTACTAACGATACCGCGGTAAACTTTTATTCAGGTAACGTTTTTATAAATGGTGGTTACATCACTAACCTAGCTAACATTTATGTTACTACAGCCTATGCCACAAACTTTAGCACACCAAACCTAGCTGTTACAACACAGTCAGTAACCAATTTAACTGCCACAAACTTTTATACAGCCAATGCAAGAATTGCTGGCGGCTACTTAACTGGATTGTCTAACGTAACTACAACGTTTGACACAGTAACAAACTTATATGCCGCTAACGCAACAATCGCAAGTGGTACATTCACCGGCGCCGCTGTTAACGCAGTAGCCGGTAATATTACAACTGGTTACTTTGGTTCATTAAACACAGCCAACGCAGTAGTCACCGGTGGTTACATTGCCGGTATCTCTAACATTAGCGCCAGCTATGGAACCTTTACAAACTTTGCCACCGGTAACGCTGTAATCACTGGCGGTAGTTTAAACGGCATTCCGGTTGGAGCATCATCACAGAGTTCTGGTGCGTTTACAACTATTAGCGGTACTAATCAATTGTTTATTAGTTCTGCTATTAACAGCATAACTTCTAATACTGGAGCTATAGTTGTTACTGGCGGCTTAGGAGTAGGTGGTAACTTAAACGTAGGTGGTCAGGCATTAATCACTGGCAACCTGACTGTCACTGGTAACTTATCAGTAACTGGTCAAAGTGTAAGCATTGGTTCGAGTTCATTAAGTGTAACAGACCCAATTATTAACTTACATACACCAACCGATCTAACTCCGCTGACAAGTAACGACGGATTTGATATTGGTATTAAAATTCACTATTATGATACTTCAGACTCTGCGGCATTCTTTGGTCGTGCTAATGACACTGGATTCTTGGAATGGTATGCTCGTGGTACAGATACAGCAAACGTATTCACAGGCACAGCATATGGTACAATTAAATCTGGCGAATACTATGCTTCTAACACAACACCTAGTACAAGTAGTTCAACTGGTGCCTTGCGTATTTCTGGCGGAGCTGGTATTGCTGGCGCAATTTATTCAGGTCCGTTAAACTCCACATATGGTAACATTTTAAATAGTTTGTATGCTGGTAGTATCAATACAGCCAACGCTGTTATCAGCGGCGGATATATTAGTGCGTTAACTAACGCAACAATAACCACAGCATCGATTACAAATTTAACTACAACATCGTTAATTCCAACCAATTTTTCATCACCAAACGCATACGTAACTGGTGGTACACTAAACAACGTAATAATTGGTAATGTTACTCCGGCTGCCGCTACATTTACTACTATAGTATCAACTGGCACTTCGATACACGCAGGTAACATTGTTGGTAATAGTGGTACAGCAAGTACAAGTACAACAACTGGCGCATTGGTAATTGCCGGATCCGGTGGTGCTGGCATTGGCGGCGCATTAAACGTTGGTGGCATCAGCAACTTCTCTGCTAACCTATTATTAACAGCCGCAACTAACACAAACAACAACACAACCGGTGCATTGGTAATTCCAAACGGTGGCCTGGCAGTTACTGGTAACATTAACTCAGCAGGTCAGCTGTTTGTTGGGTCGTTAGCACAAGCAACTCCATTAACAAGTGCAATCGCTGTTAAACGTGGCACAAGCTCAACTGGTGCTGGTGTACAATATACACAAGACGCTTTAATCAATGGTACTAATACTGGTTCAAGTGACTTTATTGCTTACGCCAATAACTATAACCTAGCAGTTGGCGACCAAGGGTGGATGGACATGGGTTTCACTGGCGATGCGTTCAGTGACGTTAACTATACAATTACCAAATCAAACGATGGTTACGTATTTGCGTCTGGTGCTAACACATCAGTTGGCGGCAATTTGGTTATGGCAACTGGCAGTACTGGTGGATACAATGACATAGTTATTGGTGTAGGTGGATTTATAGCCAATGCTGAAGTCGCGCGATTCCACGGTAACGTAAATAACTCAGGTAACTTTACATTAAAACTACCTACTAACAATAACCTAACTGCCAATACTGGAGCATTCCAGCTCTGGGGTGGCGCAAGTATTACGGGTAACGTATACCACGGCGGTGCTACCTTATTCAACGGTAGCGGCACAGCTGGTAATGATGTAATAGTCAAAGGTAAAAACGATGCTACATTAATTTGGGCACGTCCTGGATCAACATATGATCAGGTAGTTATTGGTAACTCAGCCACTACTAGTACTTTAGTCACTGGTGCTAAGTTAATTATTAACACAACAGATTCTATTTTATTACCAAGTGGTAGTAACAGTCAGCGTCCTGGTAACAGTGGCGGGGTTGATACTGCTGGTATGTTGCGTTATAACAATTTTTCAGGATTTATAGAATGGTATAACGGCACAAGTTGGCAAGGTGCTACTACAAACTTTACTGTAATTGTTGATCAACAGTTTACAGGAACGGGTAGCCAAACAGCATTTACACTAAGTCAGTCAGCAACAACAGCTGGTACACTTGTAAGTATTAACGGTGTTATACAGATTCCAACACTAGCTTACTCTGTAAGTGGTACAACATTAACATTTACAGAAGCTCCAGCAAACACTGACGTTATTGATGTACGTATTCTAACAACAACACAAACAGTCACTGGAATTGCCAGCCTGAACGGACTATTCCAGGTATCAGTTGACAACAACGGTGCCTATATTACCACTGGTACTAGTGTTCCTGTTGTTACAACTAGCTATTTAAGCAACGGTGCTGAAGTATGTGGAGTAGCAAACGTAGCAGTTGGTAGTGCTGGTGTTCCGGTACAAATTGACAGCTTTAGCGCATCTACTTATCGTACAGCCAAGTATACAATTCAGGCTACTTACGGTTCAAATTATCAGTCTTATGAAGCCTTAATGATACAAAACGGTACCACAGCGGCAATCACAGGCTATGGTAACGTAACATTAGGTTCTAACCTGGGTGTAGTAAGTGCTACAGTCAGTGGTGGCAACGCAATATTGAACTACACAGCAGTAAATGCCACAACGCAGGTAAGAGTTAAAAAAGAATATATGCTGATTTAACAATCGATTGCTAATTTTTATAACACACCAAAGGGCCTATACGGGCCCTTTACCATTTTGTGATAAATATACAAAATGGTGAGAATATATGGCATTAACTAGACCGCGCTTAGGGCAATTATTAACAAATTCGGCCAGCCTAACCGATAATTTAACGGTTATTAATTCTGCGGCAACGCAGGCCAACGTCGATGTAGGCTTTATTTTTAATCGAACAGATGGCGTAGGTAGTGTTGCTAACGTAGCATTATACTGGAATGAAGCCGGCCAAGGATTTGTACTCGGTTATACAGCCGATGACGGCTCTTCTAACGGCAATATCAATTCCGCTGGGTATGCTAACTTAACCACATACGGACTAAATGTAACCAGCAACGTTGCAATTGGTACCGCCTCAACAAACTATCTAACAGCCAATGGCGGCGCAACAGGCTTTGGTCCAACTATTACTGTAGCTGGAGCAGACACTAACATTGATTTAAATTTACGTGCCAAAGGCTCTGCTAACGTTTCAATAAACAGCCCGTTAAAAATCAGTGGCAACACTATTAGTATCAACTCAGTTACTGGCGCATTTATTGTTACTGGCGGAGTTGGTGTTGGTGGTAATATTAATATTGCCGGATCCGCAGGTAATGCTTTAGTAACTACAGCAAACATTTTAGCTGGTAACTTTGTTACATCAACAGGTAACATTTATGCTGGTAATATTGTTACCACAGCACAAGGTATTGCTGGTAATATTTCTGGTGTTAACTACTTGCTGGCCAATGCCGCAATATATAATCAATCTGTTACAACTGGTAACTTATTGACCAATAGCATCTACTATGCCAATGGTGCTCCATACGCATTTAGTTTTTATTCAAACGCCAACCTAACCGCTTACTTAACAAATGTAAGTATCATTGCCTACAACGATTCAAACGTAGCTAAATTCTTATCAACTAACTTTGGATCAAACAGTATTTCTACAACTGGCAATGTATCGGCTGGTAATATAATCAGCACCATATACACAACCACTGCTGGTTCTAATGCTAACTTAAATTTATCACCAGATGGTTCTGGTAGCGTTGTAGTTCCGACTGCACAGGTATATGTTACTGGAAACGTTACTGCTGGTAACGTATTAACCAATACACTATTATACGCAAATGGCCAACCATATGCGCTTTCTTATTTTACCACAGCCAACGTTGGTGCTTACTTACCAACCTATACCGGAAATATTCAAGCTGGTAACGTAACTATCACTGGTAACTTAACCGTTGCTAATATTATCTATACCAATCAAGAAGTTATTACTTCTACTGAAACCATACAAGGTAATCTGGTAGCGGCGGCCACAACACCAAGTACAAGTACTACAACAGGTGCATTAGTTGTTAAAGGCGGCACAGGTATTGCTGGTAACGCAATCGTTGGCGGTAACGTACAGGCTACCGGCACAATACAATACGGATCAGGCCAAGGCGGGTTAATATTTAGAACACTAGCAGGCGGAACAGGTGCCGCAATTTACAATACTAATATTGTACCTAGTGCTCAAAATTATGCAATGACTACAGATGGTACGTCGGTAACATTTAATGCTCCATCTGGTGGCGGAGTTTATACTGGCATTAACAACAGTATCATTACTACAGTACAGGCCGGTACACCAAGTGCCACGCAAGCAACTGGACAAAGCCTAGTAGTCAGTAACGGTTTAGGTGTAACTGGCGACAGCTACTTTAGCGGCAATTTAGGTATTAGCGGTAACACATCAGCCGGTAACATTACCATTGGTAAATTTAATAATGCATCACTGATTATTAATTCCCCATCAAGTTCTAGAACTGCTACAATTGGTTTTGTTGATTCATTCAACCTTGATGTTCAACCGGGAGTTGGATATTTAATATTAGCACGTAACGGACAAAATACAGGTGTTGGTGGCAACATCCAACCAGCGCATCGGTTAAGCGTTGGCGGAGACATATACTCGTCTGGTAATGTTATAGTAACAAGTAATTTAACTGTTGGTGGAACACTAACAGCTACAGGTAACGTTCAGTTCCTTAACTACGAATATGTAACCAACACCGAATACGTAAACACAATCACAGCTACAACAGTAACAGCCGCAACCATTGGTAACACAGGTGCCGCCTTAACTGGTGCTACGTTAGGTCTATCCGGTGCAGCCACAGTTGGTAACTTAATAACAACCAATGGCTTATTCTGGTCTAATGGTGTAGCATTTGCTACAAGTACTTACAGTAACGCTAACGTAGCCAGCTATTTACCGATCTATGCTGGTAATATTGGCTCTGGTAATATCACAACTACCGGCGGTATATTCTGGGCCAATGGTCAAAGTTATGGCTCGGGTTCTGTTTATGGTAATGCCAACGTAGCGTCATACCTGACCACGTTAACAACGCCAGTTATTACACAAGCAAACATTGTTTCAAATTCATCCACTAATAGTACCAGTGCCACAACTGGCGCTATTGTTGTGCCTTATGGTGGTGTTGGTGTTGGCGGTAACTTATTTGTTGGTGGCAACATTGTTGGTACGTATACTAACGTAACAATCACGTCTGGCGCCTACACAACAACACTAGATCCATATGGTAATATTAGTTTACCATCGGGCAATTTAATCATTGGTAACATATTTGCCTATACAATTGGTAACACTGGCACACAATTGGTTGGTAATGGCTCAGGTATTACTGGTGTTGCGGCCAGCGGATTAGCTGGTACAGCAAATACAGCGCAGGTAGCTCTTACTACACAAATTACCAACTCAACTAGCTCGGGTATTTACTATCCAACGTTTGCTAATATTACAGCTGGTAATACACAACTATGGGCTAGTAGCACAAACTTATTCTTCCAACCAAGTTCTGGTAACTTAACCGCGGTAAACTTTAATGGTCAATATTACGGTGCTATTATTACACCAATACAGACTAACATACTACAGGTTGGCAATTTAAATTCATTAAGTGTTGGTAACGTAACAACATTATTTGGCAATACAGTTATTGCCAATACTACTCCAAGCACTAGTGCCACTACCGGAGCATTAACAGTTCCAACAGGTGGTGTTGGTATTGGTGGTAACTTATTTGTTGGCGGTAATGCTAATATAAACATTGCCAATATTACCAATACCTATACTGGTACAATACAATCAACTACAGCATTTGGTAATTTATGGAACACCAGCAACACCGTTGGTAATATCTATGTTGGTACAAGTACTGCCAACGTAACCATTACTGGTAATGCTAACATTGCCAACTTAACAATTACTAACCTGCTATGGCCAAACGGTATTTCATACTCGTCTGGTATTGTAGCAGGTATTACAAACTATGGTAACAGTAACGTAGCTGGATACTTACCAACCTACACAGGCAACATTGGCGCGGTTTACACATTAGGTGGAGTGTATTGGGCAGGTAACAATACACCGTTTGGCTACAGTAATACAGCGGCAGCGGCATTTTTGCCGGTTTACTCAGGTAACTTACGTGCCGGCAACGTAACTATCACTGGTAATCTAACAGTTGCTAATATTATCTACACAAACCAAGAAATAATTACCACAACAGATACTATACAAGGCAACTTGGTGGCCGCAAGTGGCACAGCAAGTACTAATACCACATCGGGTGCGTTGGTTGTTATCGGTGGTGCTGGTGTTAGTGGAAACGTCTATGCTGGTGCTAACTTAAATGTTGGCCTAAACTCTACTGTCAGTGGTTATCAGGTAATTAATAACTTAACCAATCAACCAGCATTACAGATCATTGGTAACAGCTGGCGCGGCGGAGTTGGTTATCACGATTTCTTACAAGTTACAAATACCTACACTGGAGCAACTACTCCGACCAAATGGTTCCGTTTAAACAGCACCGGCGGATTGGAAATTGTTAACAGTGGGTATAGTCAAGTTATCTTTTCTCTGGATGATGGCGGTAACGTAATTGCTACTAGTAATATCACTGCCAGCAACAGACTTATAACCAGTGGAGGTTTATTCTGGAGTAACGGTGTTAGCTATGGATCCAGTATTAGTGCCGCAATTGGTGTTTATGGTAATGCCAACGTAGCCGGCTATTTGCCAACCTATGGTGGTAACGTCTTAGCCAGCACAGTTTACAGTAACGGTTATTTCTGGGCAGCCAATGGCTTCTCAATAGTATATGGTAACATTGCCGCTAATGCTTATGTAAGCAACACCTTATTGCCAAACTATCAAGGCAATCTACAAGCTGGTAACTTGTTAGTAACCAGTGCCAGTGGGCAAGGCGGAAATATTAGCACAGGTAATATTTTATCTAGTGGATATTTCTGGGCTAACGGCGCACCATTTATTACCAGCAACTACGGTAATGCCAACGTAGCTTCTTACTTAACATCCTATGGCGGATTCTTATTTGCTAGCCAGGTACGTACTAATAGTAATATTCAGGTCGGCGGTAATTTAATTGTTACTAACGATAGTTACTTACTTGGTAATGCTACAATCACCGGCAACCTGATAGTTGCTAACATTACATATTTAAATCAAGAATTTGTCAGCACAAGTGAAGTGGTTACAGGTAATTTGGTTGCTAACTCTGGAACAACAAGTTCTAATGTAAGCACTGGTGCTATGGTAGTTGTTGGTGGTGCGGGTATCAGCGGAGCTTTAAACGTTGGTGGTAACCTAACAGTTGCTAACATACAAACTACAGGTACCAGCGGTAATATTAGTGGAGTTGACAATTTATTTGCTAACGTTATCAATCTGGCATCTAATATTAATGCCTCAACCGGCAATTTGAATATTTCTGGTAATATTAACTATACCGGAAATGTATTCTCGGGCGGTATACCAACTGGTACTAACAGTTATTATAATATAGCACCGTTGAATTTAAATAACAGCTTAACCGGCGGCGTAAAAACTCAGCTGAACCTGATCAACACAGGTGGGTCATCTGGTGCTGGTAGTGCTATTGATTTTTACACCTATACCAATCAGGCTACAAGTACAGCACCTGGAGCTAGACTTAGTGTCATTGATGACGGAGTTTATTCCGCCAGCTGGAATTTTTATACCAAAACTCCTGGCGCACCTAGCAATACACTAACATCTAGATTTAGTATCAGCGATATAGGTATTGTTACTGTTTCGTCTACTAGTCCGGCAGCCAACGTCAGTTCTGGAGCACTACAAGTAGCTGGTGGTATCAGTACCCCGGGTAACGTATATGCCAACGCAATTTATACAACAACTGGACTGTATTGGGCAGGCAATAATAACATTATCAGCATCGGCGGCGGTGGCGGAAGCCCAGTGGGTGTTTCTGGTGCTATTCAGTACAATAATGGTGGTGTACTTGCAGCCGCAAACCTAATTTACAACTCAGGTAATAATACAATTCTAGCTAACGGTAATGTTAACTCAACCAGTAACGTTAGCGGTACTATGCAGATTGTGGGTGGTATGGGTGTTACTGGCAACATTTTTGCCAACGCAGTTTATACTACAACAGGTATTTTCTGGCAAGGTAACGGTTATCCAATGAGTACAGGTAGTTTATTCCCGTACCTGGATATGGGCTTTATTACAGATACTACTGCCCCGGTCCCTGCTGTGTTTGATTTAGGCTCTGTAGCACCTTAGGATATAGTTTAGATAAATATAACAATATAACGGAATTTGAATATAAATGTCAACACAATTTCAACTTAGACGAGGAACAGCGGCCCAAACAGCAGCCTTCACAGGTGCGCCGGGCGAAGTTACGGTCAATACGACCAGCAACACGCTAACCCTACACGACTCCGTTACCCCGGGCGGTTGGCCTATATTAAGTGCCAATGCCGCACAAAACGTCTATAACAAAAGTATTTTTAGTGCCAACTTAGTTGGTACACAAGCAATCAGCGGTAACATAATTCCAACAACAGGTAATTTATATACCTTAGGTAACGCCGCTTATCCATTTAAGAGTTTATATGTTTCTGGTAATACAATTTACCTTGGTAATGCTATATTATCTACTACCAGCAACAGTTTTACAATTATTAACCCAGCCGGCGGATCATTTAGTGTTACTGGTGACAATGTTAGCGGCTCAACTGGTATTTTTGCTAACTTACAAATTACTAGTAATACCCCTTCAACCAGTGCCACAACTGGTGCTTTACAAATTGGCGGTGGAGCAGGAATTGCGGGAGATGTCTACACAGGCGGTAACGCAATTATTGGTGGCAATCTAACAGTACTAGGTACAACTACAACTGTTAATACCGAAATTATTAATCAAAGCGAAGTAGTTACTGCTAACCTAACAGTCAACGGTCGCGGTGTAATTGCTGGCAACGTTTCTACTGCTAATTTAAGTGTGGCTGGTACTATTACATCAACTGGGTCAATGTATTCCGGTGGTGGATATTTTTACAGTAACGGTGCTTCAATATTAGCTGGATTCTTGACTAACACCTTCCAAGGTAATATGACCCTTGGTAACCTGACAGCAGGAAACATTACTTCTGGTGTTGGTATTGCTGGGCAAGGTGGAACAATTTATGTTAGCGCATCCAACGGTAACGATAGTGCTCTTAACGCAGGTACATTTAATAATCCATTCAAGACAATCAAGGCCGCGTTGGCAGTAGCACAGGCTGGACAAACAGTTCAAGTCGGTCCTGGTGTTTACACAGAAAACAACCCAATTACAGTTCCAGCCTATACCAGCTTGTTAGGCAACGATTTGCGTACAGTATTCATTACTCCACAAAATCCTAACAGTGATTTAATTTGGGTTAACCCGGGTGTGTTCATCAACGGCTTCACTCTACGTGACTATAACGCTAGCGGTTTTGCTTATCCTAGCACAGGTAATATTGCGGCAACAGTAAGTCCGTATATTCAAAACATTACAAGTAAAACAACTGCCGCAACTTCTACCGCAGTAACCATTGACGGCAACTTGTGTAGCAGTGGTTTCAAGGCAATGATTATTGGTTTCTTTACAATCATTAACCAAAACGGTTATGGTATTGTTCTAAAGAATTCAGCGTACAGTCAGCTAGTTAACATATACACAATTGGTTGCGAACAAGGTATCGTAGCACAGTCGGGTAGCTTTGTAACACTCAACGGTTCAGACACCAGTATTGGTAACGTGGCTCTACGTGCCGATGGATACGGCCCACTACTGACCTATGGTAATACTCTTGGGTATAGCGCACTAGGTTCGTTTAACGTAAACATGAATGGAAATATTGCTCCTAAAGTTAATCAGGTTATGATTATCAACGGAGATACAAACTACTACAGTATTGACACAGTTTCCTTTGTTGGTAACACTGGAACTTATGCTAATACCTGGCAGGTGAAAGTGTTGGAAACTTATGGTAGTAACCTAGCACCGGTGACCAATATCGCATTCTATCAGCGTAGTGCAATTATTGCGTCAGCACACACATTTGAATATGTAGGCGCTGGTAATTTTATGTCTAACGCACTACCACAGTTTGGCGGTATTCCAGACCCAACTTATTCAGTTATACAAACTAATGGTGGACACGTTACTTACACAGCAACTGACCATAAAGGTAACTTTATGATTGGTCCAAATTTAACTATTAACCAGGTTACTGGTACTATCACAGGTGATAGCTTTAACAGAAGTATGTTTGCGTTGGTAACACCATACATACTAGCACTACAAACGGCGTTATCGTAAAAGGAAAGAAAAATGGCAGTCTTAAACGCATTCAAAACTATTGTAGCAAACGTAACTACTACGTCTAACGTAATTTACTCTGCTCCAACTGGATATACTACAGTTGTACTACTTGCTCAAGTAGCCAACAACAGTAACGCCAACGTCTACTACGTAACTGGACAACACGTGCGCGGTGGAGTCCCAACAACATTGGTAGCTAACATACCAGTACCAGTAAGTGACGCAGTTTCGTTGTTGACTGGTAAATTAATCTTAGCCACTTACGATAGTATTCAGGTTGTTGGTAGTGATAACGTCTCCGGACAAATCTTATTAAGCATATTAGAAACAGCGAACCCATAATATATGAGCCAGTCTAAATTTAGTAGAGCAGTTTCGGGTCGCGTACCAGTAGTAAGCCCGACCCAAGTATCAAGTTCAAGATATCAGTTCTTGAGCTTGGACCAGGCAGAACCTAACTTAGGTTATGGTTCTAATAATGCCATCTTATCTACAAATATATCAGGTAGTCGTGTTTGGACAACAGGGCCAACTTTAAGCAACGTATACTTAACCAGTAATGCTAACATAGGTGGTATTACTGTAAACTCAACAGGTATTTTTTGGCCTAACGGCGCACAGTACGGATCTGGTACAGTTTATTCTAACGCAAACGTACAACTATTATTAAGTGCCTATACTGGTAACCTAATTACCACAGGTAACATCATTACTATCGGTAGCATCACAGCCGACGTTATAACAGCCAACACACAATATTTTACCGGCGGTAAAGTAGTAACTACCAATGGCGTGTATTGGGCCAATGGATCTCCATACTACGGCGATGCTAACGTATCGACTTATATACAAAACTTCTCAGGTAACCTAGGCGGATATGTAGCAGGCAATCAGCCCTACATTACAGGATTACCGGGGGTAAATACCATCACTGTTCAAAATGGTGTTACCTTAGGTTCGCAAGGTATTTACTGGGCAAACGGTAGTCCTTACGGTTCGGGTACAGCATATTCAAACGCTAACGTAAGTAGTTTATTAACAGTCTACGGTGGTGTAATTCGTGGTAACATTCTTTATTCTAATAACGTAATTGCTGGTAATTTAACCAGCAATACAAACATTTTAGCGCAAGGCCAAATTACTACCACCAATGGTATATATTGGGCCAATGGTGTAAGCTATACTGCTGGATTAACATCGTATAGTAATGCCAACGTTGGCGGATATCTATCTCAGTACTCAGGAAATCTTGGCGGCACCATTAGTACAGCAAGCCAACCATACATTACCAGTGTCGGTACATTAAACGGTTTAACTGTAACAAATGGTATATCAGTAACTGGCTCAAGCAGTTTTGGTGGCCCAACTACATTAAACGGAACTACAACCGTTAACGGTAACTTGGTAGTTGCGGCACAAGGCGAATACACAAACGACTTATACGTTGGCGGTAACTTGTATGTTTCTGGACAAACAACTACAATCAACGCCAATGCGATTACAACCAATGATTTATATCTTACACTAGCCAATAATGCAGTTAGTAAAACTGCGGCCAACGGCGCTGGTATATATTTAAACAGCGTTGCTGGCGGCTCAAACTACGGCTACTTCCGTTATGACAATAACGCCATGGGCGGTAGCGGATCGTGGGATACCAATCTTGGTCTTCAACCATATTGGACAGGTAACTTAAACCTAGGCGGCCCAGCAAACTACTGGGGCAACGTTTACGCCACAGGTATTGTTACAGGTTCTATCAACACCTTTGCCAGCCAAGCGTATTTTAATACATTCTTTGCTACAAGTATCAATGCTGGTACTGTTAATGCTACACTCATTGGTAACATCGGAACTACACTTATTGGTAGTCTAGGTACAGCTAGCCAAACAACAATTACCAGCGTTGGTACATTAACTGGACTACAGGTAGCCGGTTGGGGTAACATTGGCCTAGGTATCTTTACATCAAACATCAGTGCTGGTACAATTGGTAACGTTGGAGCAGTATTTAACGGTAGTCAGATTAACGTTGGTAGTGCTTATATTCCTACCCTAAACACTACCTATGCTAACATTACAACAGCTAACTTAGGCGCATTAACTGGTGCGCTAAACGTACAAGGTGTTGCTTCATTCTACAGTAATATTTTAGCCGCAAGTGGTGTAGCAAGTACAAGTACAGGTACTGGTGCTATCACTGTTTCTGGCTCAGGTGGTGTTGGTGTTGGTGGTAACGTTACAGCTGGCGGACTAGTTGGTCCGCTATACGGCACAGTAATGACAGCCAGTCAGCCAAACATTACTACAGTCGGTACACTTACAAACTTAATAGTTGCTGGTAACTTAACAGTACAAGGCGCAAGCACAATAATTGGATCCACAGACTTAACTGTCAACGACTCAATTATCAACTTACATACTGCCGCTAACCTGGCACCGTTGACAACAAACGACGGTCGCGACATTGGATTTAAATTACACTACTACGATAGTGTATTATCCACTGGTGATAATTTAGCCTTCTTGGGTCGTGCCAATGATTCAGGATTCTTGGAATTTTACAACACTGGTTATGAAGGTGTTGCCAACGTATTCATTGGTAATACCTATGGCACAATTAAAACTGGTGAATTCTATGCGGCAAACTCTACAGCCGCAACAAGTTCAAGTACAGGTGCACTACGTGTAGCTGGTGGCGCAGGTATTGGTGGACAAGTTTATTCAGCCGGTATCAATAGTACAACTGGTAATTTGGTAACAGCATACTTAGGTACTGTTTACGCTGGTACTATTAATGGCGCCACAATTGGTAACACAGGCGCCGCGATTCAAGGTGCTACAGTTAACTCTACTGGTGCTGTTACAGCCGGTAACATTATTACTACAAACGGTATTTTCTGGCCCAATGGTGTTAGCTATGGTCAAGGTACGTTTACATCATTTAGTACGGCCAACATTGACCAATACTTACCGGGGTACCAAGGCAATGTCAGCTCTGGTAACCTAACAACAAATGGTCAGTTATTTGTACGTGGTAATGCTATTATTCAAGGCAACTTAATTGTAGCCAACGTTACATACCTAACACAAGAAATAGTTACCACATCAGAAAGCATAACTGGTGCGCTATCAGCAACTGGTAACATATCAACTACTTCTAATTTAAACGTATCTGGTACTACCTATGTTAATGGTATTTTACCAAATGCCAACGTATCATACAACCTTGGTAGTGCAAACTACTCTTTTGCTAACATTTATGTTGGTAATATTATTACACCAAGCGGAACACTAGGTGCTGGCGGTAATATTAATGCCGCAACAGTAACAGCTACTACTGGCGTATATGCTCCGGGCTTTTTCTGGAGTACCAACGGTGCTAGTATTTTAAGCAGTATTGTGGTTAGTGGCGGGGGTGGAGGCGGTAGTGGCACAGCAATAGCTGGTGCGTATTTCTCAGGATATACCAACTTCTCGGGTAGCCCAATTAACGATTTTGGCGCTAGCGAGAGTTATGTAAACTCTGGCGGTAGCCCTTACAGTGACCCATTTGGGCAAACTCTAAGCACATATACAGTAGATTTCAATGAATTAGAAACTACCTTACAGACTTTAGATTTAGGTAGCAACTCATTTGTTTAACGGATAAATAAGATATAGAGGACGATATAAAAAATGCCAACACAAGTACAGTTTAGACGAGGAACTAATGCCCAAAACCAAGCGTTTACGGGAGCCGTCGGTGAAATCACCGTTGATACCACACTTGGCACTCTACACGTACATGATGGTGTTACAGCCGGTGGTAATACTCTAGTAAGAGCAAACGGTGTTATTTACGGTTCCACAATTTATCAAAATAACGTTCGCGTATTTAAGAATTCAACAGCATCTTCTGCTCCAAGCAGTCCAGTAGCAGGTGATGAGTGGTATGACAGCAGTTCAGATATACTATACAAATATGTATATGACGGTACTAACTATCAATGGGTTGATACCAGTCAAACTGTAAACTATCAAACTTTAGCTGTTACAGGTAATGCTACAGTTGGTGGCTACCTAACAGCACAAAACTTTATCCTAACCGGTAACCTAACACCACAGTCTAATATTAGTTCTAATATTGGTAGTACAAGTACCTGGTATAGCAACGTATATGCTGTAAGATTTAACGGCATCAGCGTACAGGCACAATATGCCGACCTAGCAGAAAACTATATAGCAGATGAAGCGTATGCTCCTGGTACTGTAGTTGTGTTTGGCGGTGAAAAAGAAATTACAACAAGTGCTATCAGCCACGATGTACGTGCCGCTGGTGTTATCAGTACTGATCCAGCTTACTTAATGAACGACGGAGTTGACGGATTACCAGTTGCTTTAACTGGTCGTGTTCCTTGTTTAGTAAAAGGCCCAGTAGACAAAGGCGATCGACTGGTAAACGTGGCTCCGGGCGTAGCCGGACGTTTAGAAAAAGAAAAATATGAGCCAGGTTGTATCATTGGCAAGAGCTTGAATGCTATTGAAGATGATAGCGTTAAATTAATTGAAATAGCAGTAGGAAGATACTAATATGGCATTTCCATCATCACCATCATCAAACCAACAGGCTACCGTTAACGGTGTAGTATACACCTATAACAGTAGTAAAACAGCCTGGCAACGTACAACAAGTAGTAGCACAAACTTAACTGTGGCTTCTATTGCGGTAACCAGTGCTATCACAAGTCCAAACTTATACATTAGTGGACCAACTACTATTACTGGTACAGTTACATTGACCAGTACACAACCACTATTGCCAGCATCCAATGCCGCAGTTGACATTGGTAGTAGTACACAATGGTTCCGTACATTTTACGGTAAGTCAACACAGGCACAATACGCTGACTTGGCAGAGAACTATTTAGGTGACCGCGACGACTATATGCCAGGTACTGTTATGATATTTGGTGGCTCAGCAGAAGTTACTGCTGTACAAAAAGAATACGATACTCGTGTAGCAGGAGTTGTTTCTGACAATCCAGCTTACTTGATGAATGTGGCAGATGTAGGCAATCGCTTTATGGTTCCTATTGCCTTAACTGGACGAGTTCCGACTAAAGTCCAAGGCCCAGTTGAAATTGGTGATGTTCTAGTTACTAGTAGCCAATACGGTATCGCACAAAAAATTGATAATGCTAAATTTGTTCCTGGATGTATTTTAGGTAAAGCACTAGGAAAAATTGAAGATAATTCTGTGGGAACTATCGAAGTCGTTATTGGTCGTTTCTAAATGAGGGCTAACCGTGGCAACTAATATTATCGGTAGCGGAGCAGAAACAGCCCAATTATATCTAAGCGAGGCAGCCTACCCAGTAGGTACCCTAGTCAAACCTAGCGGCAATAATCCATACGAAGTTACATTGTGTGTAACACCTTATTGTACTCAACCAATTGGCGTTGTTAGTACTAACCCTGGTATATTATCAAACGCTGATGCTGATTTAACAGTCAGACAAGGCGGCGCATATATTCCAGTTACTACGCACGGTAGAACCATTGCTTTAGTACAAGGGCCAGCGTTTGCTGGTGATAAGTTAGTAGCAGGTAACATTCCTGGCACACTAATGAGCTTGGAACAAAATCCTCCAACTACAGTTAGTGGTATGGGTATTGCCCCAACAGTATTGGCAATCTGTTTAGATACAAACCAAACCAAAAGTCCACAACCATTGAAAGTTGTAGTAAAAGGTGGCACCCCTAACCCCACCGGCAATCTAATTGTTAATAATATTACTAATATTGGAACCAGTACTGTAGGTAGTTTAGTAACTACTAATGGTGTTAACTGGGCCAATGGTATTCCGTACTCGCCTGGTACCATTACCACTACACAATTTTTTAACGGTAGTACAACACAACTTTCATCAATGTTTACCAACATTGGCGAAGTAGCTACTGTGTCTAATGCGTCGGTAAGTGGCACAATTCCTTTTTATGTAACTAGTCAAAGCGTACTATATTATCAAGGTACTGCTACCTCTAACTTTACAATTAATGTATTAGGGTCAAATGTAAACGTATATTCATCAACTCCAACAGTCCAGGCACAGGGTACTGTTAATGCCTATACAATGACTATTAATGAAGTTGGTACTGGATCATTTACTTCAGGTATGAAAGTTGGATCTGCAGGTTATACTATCAATGGTGCTACTTATCCTCCACTATTTGCTAACACAGTAATACAAACAGGTTCAGGCACAACTGGTACATACACACTAAACAACTGGGGCTACTTACCAGCACAGTCTGCTATATACGGATACGCTGTAACAAGTACAACTGGTACCAGCCTGAGTACACTATTACAGCCCGGTCAGAGTTTAAGTATTACCTTCTTAAACACAAACGGTGGTACTCCTTATTATCTAACCGGCTTTCAAATCGATGGTATAGCACAATCAGTTCGTTGGCAAAACGGTGCTTCTCCAAGTTATGGATCTGCTAATAGTATTGATGTTTATTCGTTTACTATTATACGTACCTACGCTACACAAATTGTAACCCCACCAACTTGTATTCCTGTATATACTGTACTTGGTAGCATAACCAAGTTCGCATAGGATCCGCTATGCCAGCATTAAGTACACTAGGCGGCGCAAGCGTAAAAGATTTTAGAAGAAATCAAACGCCTCCATCAAACGGATTATTTTTATTCTTAGATGCAAGTAATCTATCCAGCTACCCGGGTTCGGGTAGCGTGTGGTATGATCTTAGTGGTCGTCAAAATCACATGAATATTGTGTCTAGTGCCTGGGCTAGTGGTACACCGGCATATATGAATTTCAATGGTAGTTACGGGTGTGCTAAATCGGCATCGGGATCAGACATACACATCAGTGGAAATATAACAGCCATTGTTTGGTGTATTCCACTAAACAGCACAGGCAATTGGCGTACACTATTTCGTGGACTATCTGGCAGTCAAAACCATCAGGTTATATTTCAAGCAGGCAGTTGGGCCGTTGGTATGTACGATAACGATCACGGCACAGGATTTAACAATTCAGGATATAGTCAACAAAGTTTACCTGGCTATCCAAACAGTTGGGTAATGATGACCTGGCAGTTTTCTACTTCAAGTCCACAGTATCAACTAAGCATTAACGGCAGTCCTAGTAGTATTGTTGGTAGTATATCTAGTTCAAACGCCACGTTTAATGATGGTATATGTAGTCTTGGTGCTTACAATAACGGTGACTTTAACCCGGCCAATGCTAGCCAGTATTTTGGACTTATCAGTCAGTGCGCCATTTATCAACGCAATTTAAACAACGACGAAATATTACAATATTTTACGGCTACACGTGGTCGTTTTGGGGTATAGCATATTATGCAACAATTAAGAAAAATATACCGCTCAAACTATGCCGGCGAACACATTGTTGGAAAACTCACGTTGTCCGATAATGCCTGGGATCCAAGCACAGAGTACATTCCTAATGCGGTGTTTAATACACACACAACTAGTCGGGCGGTTGTTATTGGCAACGGTGAAAGCCGTCAAGGATTTAATCTACAGCATATTGCCAATCACAAAGGCGGATTACTAGCAGCCGACAAATTACAAAGCTATGGATGTAATGCCTTGTACAGAGATTTTACACCAGATTTTTTAGTAGCAATTGGCGATACAATAGTTGACGAAATTGCTCAAAGTGAATATACCAAAGACAATATTTGTTACGCAACATCAGAATCTGTATTAAAGTATCCTGAACAATTTTATCTGGTACCACAAAACCTACACTACGATGCCGGCGCATTGGCCGCTTACCTAGCCTGCTTTGATGGACATACTAAAGTCTTTTTACTTGGCTTTGACAACTATCCAGGTCCTGAAACAACAAATAACATTTACAAAGATACAAACGGTTATCCAGCCAACAATCACGTGTTAAATGGCGACTTCTTTACCAAGTCTTTAAATATGGTAATGACAACCTACAGTGATGTTGAATTTATAAGAGTGATGCCAAACACAGCCGCTTACATTCCCGACGGATGGAAAGGTATTACTAATTTTAGACAAATTGACTATCGTGGATTTGTTACTGAATCAGACTTAGGTTAGTTTAGAATACTTTCTAAAGTCTTAATTTTCTTTTTAATAATATCAAAATTAAAACTACGCCACAGCCCAGGATGTAGTGGCTTGGGATGATCCTGCATTTCTACCCAGCAATACCCTCGGTGTTCTTTGTTAAGAGTTGGCACAAACTCTGTATCAACGTTTACTAAAAATGTATAATAAACAAATTTATTATTGTCTGATGTAAATGTTTCTAAGGGAATAAATTTCTTCTTGGTATAATCAACACCAATTTCTTCTTGTATTTCTCTTACCAATGCCTGTATAACAGTTTCGTTGGATTCTATTTTTCCACCAACAATACCCCAAAAGCCTTGTTGGCGACTTTTGTTACGCAGTAAAAAAAGATAACGATTGGTAGACCTGGCGTAAATTAATGCGCCAACACCTTCGGTGTGTTTATCTGACATTATAGAACCAAACTCCACTCTCCGGCTTTGTACAGGCCTTCATAGCTTCTAGTCCATTCACCTTCGTACCAACGATATTGTACTGGTGCTGGATTACCGGCTACAGTAGTTCTTAAATTTGAAACATACTGTATACCTGGATTACGTTGACTATCAAAACTCACAGTCCAATAACTGCCATTCCACTCAATGATATCATTGGCATTGGCTACTAACTGGGTTGATTCAGGACCTGCCCAGGCCGCGGCACTTTCGCTGTCAAAACTACCAATTGGATTTAGTATAAGGTAACGAGTATGTAATGCAGGGGTTAAGATATTACTATCAACAGTAACAGTAAATGGATCAATGATAGCATTAACTGGTGGTAATGTATTGGCAGGCTTGGTAGCATCATCTACCGAGAATATAAGTTGACTAGGATCTACAGGATTCATTGCTACAGTACCAACTATCTCGTGACTACCACCTGGGTATGGAAATTGTAAACGAGCCTGACTGATACCGTTGACTATCTTTCCATACATATTAATTAACCCGTTCCAGTCGGCTTTTTCACCTACAACAACACCATCGTTGTCGTGAGCAGTATGAGTGTACAAAGTTAAAATATTAGGACCAGTGTAAACAACTTCGTAGCCCAACGGAGTAAAACGTTGTTGACTCATTAGGCCGTTAAGAACAGTAACAACACCCGAACTCAGATCTCCTTGTGCGTCGTATATGCTAGCGATAATTTCCGCAACTACTCCGCCTTTCTTGACCTTAGCAGGTAAGGTTAACCAAATTGGTAATTCAAAAGTTAAATTAGCAATATCAATTTGTGTATCGTCGCCCATCATTGGTACGCTACGACTTGTATAAGAAACATCAGATAACTCTATAGCACTTAAACTGGTCCAATCAAGATAGTTGTCTGTGCTTTGTATTTCCAATGCCGGATTAAACAAAGGTAGTATTTGTTCAATAATTTGATGTTTTTGTTCAGTGTTGCTGGTCCAAATATCGGCTTTGAGTGTTAGCTTATACGGTGCTGGCATTAGGCGCTCTACAGTATAGATACCTTCTTGACTGCCAACATAACTCTGTGATACCGGGTCAAATGATTGTTCACGAACACGTCTAGTATCTTCAAAGTAGGGATTTTGTAAACGATTACGATCATACGCTAATCCGCCAATGTAAACAGCAATAGCAGGAACAGCATTAAGAGTGTTCTCGCTATTACCTCGTAGGATCATTGCGGCCTGACGACTTTGATCACCATAGTAGACTGGAATAGTTTGTAGTGTCTGATTGCCTTGTTCGTCTTTGCCAAATTCAACCTGAAAGTTAGATAGCATACGAATAAACTGTATTACAAATCGACGGATTTGTCCATCGTAGTTAAATTGTACTGGCATTAGTTATCGGCCTTTGGTCTTAAAATTTTGCTTAGTGGTTGAGTAGTAGTATTATTTACATAACTCATGCGCTGTGTCAAAGTATCTGTTCCAGGTGTGATATTAGCACGTACACTATCTTCAATCTTGATCCAGCTAGTACCGTTGAAACGGAATAGGCGATTTGGCAAATAGTCTAAACGCAAGAAATAATCTCCTATAGCAGGTTGAGCCGGGAACGCTACGCCAGCACCAGTTACTAGGCCATTTGGCGCACGGCCATCGCCGGTTAAGTAACCTTGTACTTTACTTGTTGGGCTCACTGGAGTTGAGTCTGCAGTAATATTAGTATTGTCTGCTGTTATAGTAGTAGAACTATCATCAGGATAACTGCTATTGCCCCCAACTGGGCTACCATCGTTGTTGGTAGCTAAATCATAAAATGGGCTTGTGTCGTAACCAGATTTAGGAACGTCAAGTTCGGCCTGAGCAACAATGGAATTGTTGATATTAATAAACTTATCGTAGGTACTTAAAATTTGTCCAACTGGCGTATCTGTTCCGGGGCCAGCTTTGATGTTGTTGAGAATGTCTTTGTATTCTTGGCTATCTACCAATGGGTTGAGTTTAACACGCCATAAATGTGGCCACCAGGTTGGACTAAAACCTTCTGACGCAAAACTAGCATCACCAACAACATAGTAACGTTTTAGTGCCGCTGGTAAGTCTCCGTCTAAAGCATCATAATCTTTTAGGTGCTGAAGTTCTAGTACATCGCCGGCTATTAACTTACGGCCAATGGTATCCACCATATCACGCAAATGGAACACCATGAAGATTGTACCAGTTTGTAAGAATAAACCAAATTGACTTAAGTCAAAGTCTTGATCAGCACGTTGATAAATTCCACGCATTTTATAAACGTCTTGGCTGTACTTGCGGTCACGATTTTCTACCCATAGCAGGTCTTGAATGTTCTGCTCACTTTGATTTAAATAATCTGGACGGGTCGGGTCTGTGCTACCAGTTTGTTCTACTGGCCCAAGATACTTGTTTAATAGTACACCAGTACCGCCAATGGTAAACATTTCTGAAATTCTGCGATCAAAAAACTTATAATCATTTGAGTGTTGACCGTCTTTCCAAAGACTTAAACGTGGCATAGCTATTCCTATTAGTCTAGTATTTATCCCCTGTTGACGGCTAATTCCCAAAATGTTATAATCATATTATGAGCCAGAGAATTGACGAGCTATTCTTCAAAATTATTGCCTGTAAGCAAGAGCACCAACGCGATCTTAAGCGTATATGGCACAACTGTAAACGCACAGAAGATGAGATCAGCCGGGAAGATGTAGTTTGTCGCAGAAAAGGCAGAGATACTGCTCGTATGATAGAGCTTAAACAAGAGCTTGAAGAAGATGTAAACTTATTAGAGCAGTATTTGGTTTTTGCTACTTTGCTCAATGGTTGACTAAATATTTCCAAAATGTTATAATAGTTTATGTTAATATTCTTGGACACCGAATTTACTGACTTTGCCGAATCCGAATGCGATTTAATATCCATTGGATTAGTCGACGAAAATGGTAGGGAATTCTACGCAGAAAGCACACAGTACAGACAAGAAGCCTGTTCAGATTTTGTTCGGGAAATAGTGCTACCATTATTGGGACGGCACCCAGATCGTGTAGTAGATAATTATTACGGTATTGCTATAAAACTTAACGAATGGTTAAAGTACTACCAAAGTACTATTGTTACCATATGTTTTGATTATAATACCGATTGGCATTTAATGTCCAAAATGTTATTATTACTACCTGAAGAAGAATTATTTGTAAATATCCAGGCTACAAATATCTGGGGTGACCTAGATAAACAGGCCCTGGATTGGTTTTGGTTAGAGAAAGACACAATAGGTTGGCAACAGCATATGGCATTGTATGATGCCCACGCCAATATGTTCGCATACAAACCTTTAGTAAGGGAAAGACACAATGAAACTCAACGGTAAGACAGTAAAGGCTCGACATAAGGCACAACGTAATCCGGCACTACACGATGAAAAGTATACCGGTGGCGAACCAGTGTGGGACACTGAACGTGCCTTGGCAATGTCTAAAGAAGACTTTGACCATCATATGCGTAAGAGTTTTTACTACTACAATTATTACTACAATCAAAAAGACTGTAAGAAGTATGTAGTTGAGTGGTTAAAGAAAACAGCCGAATTTACCAAAGAGGAAATTAAAGCCTACGAGCGTAGTCCGGATCGTGCTACAGAAATGACAGTATGTAGTTTGATTATGGCACATCGTCAAGGTATGCCATTGTTGGCTGAACACATAGCCTACATTGATACTCAAATTGAGCGAGCCATTACACACGCCACGGACGAAGTAGTTGAAGTTGCGGTGGATGCCAAACCCAAGGCCTATGTACCTACCATACAAGATCGTCTAAATGAAAAGACCAGCGAAACCATTGGCGAACTTGAAGGACACTACGATCAGTTTATCACCGACAAGAAATATACATTCAAACCCTACGACTTTTTAGTAGCTAATAACGTACCACAAAGTCAACTTGGCAAATACGAAGAACTATTCCAACGACGTTTTGTGGAACTAGCACAGGCCTTTAATAAAGAGGACGAGCAGGTAGCTGAAGGTTACAGCCATTACAAAACAGCCGACTTTAAACGTATTATGGGCTTTATCGATCAAATACTAAATGACATTATGGCCTATCGTAATGTTAAAAAAGCCACTAAGAAAGTTCGTGCTCCACGTAGTGTCAGCAAAGAAAAAGTTGTTGCTAAACTAAAATTTGCCAAAGAAGACAAAACGCTTAAAATTGTAAGTATCAACCCAGCCGACATCATTGGCGCACAAGAGCTGTGGGTTTACAACACTAAAACACGCAAGTTGGGCAAGTACATAGCTGATAGCATACGTGGCCCACTGAATGTTAAAGGTACTACAATTACCGGTTTTGATGAGTTTAAATCAGTGACAAAAACCCTGCGTAAACCCGAGGAAAAACTCAAAGAATTTGCTAAGGCTACTAAAGTACAGCTACGCAAATTCTTAGAAGATATCAAAGCTACAGATACCAAACTTAATGGCCGCATAAACGCAGAAACGGTGCTACTCCGAGTTCAGTAATAAATACTGTATAACGGAGTAAAGCACAATGACACCATTTACCGGTAATGTAGTAGAAGATCCCGGATTCACAGCAAATCTAAACGTACAGACTAAAAGCCTGTACGACCCTACAACAGGATCCGGCCCCGGACACATCGAGTTTAATGGTACGCCTGACGTATATACTCCTGGCAACACTGATCCAAATTGGCAGTACGGTGATACCACTAATAGCCTACGTGCCGCAATAACAGATTACATTCGTATGCGTTTGGCCGATGGCATTGTTGACGTTGAGCTAGACAAAGAACACTACGAAATGGGTATTAATCAGGCCCTGATTAGATATCGCCAACGTGCTCAAAATTCTACAGAAGAAAGTTATGTAAGTATGACTTTGCTTCCTGAAACACAAGAATACATACTACCAAAAGAAATTATGCAAGTGCGCCAAATCTTCCGCCGCGGTATTGGTAGCGTAACAGGTACTGGTAGCCAGTTTGAACCATTTAGTTCAGGCTATCTAAACACTTATATGTTGGTAGCCGGACGTGTTGGCGGATTAACTAACTACGAACTATTTGTTGACTATCAAAAACTAGCAATGAAGATGTTTGGTGGACACATTAATTTTACCTTTAATCCGATTACTAAAAAGTTAACATTGGTTCGTAAAATGCCTTGGCAAGGCGCCAACCCAGATCAAACACAAATGGAAAATGTTTTACTTTGGGTATTCAATCAAAAACCGGACCAAATGTTGTTTAACGACCCCTACATTTATCCTTGGATCCAAGAGTATGCCTACAACTTCTGTAAAATGATCCTAGGTGAAGCTCGCGAAAAGTTTGGCCAAATTGCTGGACCACAAGGTGGTACTACACTAAATGGTGCTACCCTAAAAGGCGAAGCCAAAGAGGGTATGGAAAAGCTCGAAGAAGAACTCAAACAATATGTGGACAACAGTCAGCCCTTAACTTGGTTAATGGGATAATATCGTGCGTATTGACGAAGTGTTGGGATTACCAGTTCCAGGAAAAACAACATCAATCAGAATTACTCCACCATTAGAAAGACCACAGGCTCATAAACTTTTAAGTTTGGCAGATGTTTGTCCTAGCCAAAATAATCCTGAGTATGTTACAATAAGTTGGAAACAGACAGCTAAATCAGTATTACAACAAAAAGGATTGTATATTTGGACTCATCCAACGTTTGGTATTTTTTATGTAGGTATTGCTCGGGCAGATAATTTAGGGCAAAGATGGGATGCACATACTCAGAAATTATTAAATCGTGCTAAAGTTTACTATCCCAAAAGATGGAAAGAATTTGCTCAGATTTTTTTAGCACAAGGTGTTAGTGCGTTAGACAGCAGTCAGGTTGCTAAAGATTTAGAAGGAATTAAAATTTATTTTTATCCAATTAACAAACCTGGAAATATTACCGATAAAGACTATGCTCGTGCTATTGAAGATTTGGAAACACGTATAGAAGCCAGATGGAACCCCAGGGCGCAAGGAAAATATAATCCAAATTTCCCAACTGTAACAAAAAATACCGACAACACAATTCCACGAGATCCCCGCGGAATGGTAAACCTTAAAAAGAAATAGTTGACAAATACCAAAAAGTATGTAAAAATAGCCCTTAATAGAAGAGGGCTTTTTTATGATCATCGGCGTATGCGGTTTTATTGGTAGTGGTAAAGACACAGTAGCAGACTACTTGGTAAACTTTCACGAGTTTAGACGAGACAGTTTTGCCGCTACACTCAAGGACGCAGTCAGCGCAGTATTTGGCTGGGACAGAGAACTACTAGAAGGACGTACTAAAGAAGCACGTGCTTGGCGTGAGCAAGTAGATCCTTGGTGGGCACAACGATTGGATATGCCTAATCTATCCCCACGCTGGGTACTACAATATTGGGGCACAGAAGTAGCACGTAAGAGTTTCCATGATGATATATGGATTGCTAGCCTAGAACACAAGCTACAGAGTTCTGGAGATAATATTATTATTAGTGATTGTAGGTTTCCAAATGAAATTAAAAGTATTAAAAACGCCGGCGGCAAAGTTCTTTGGGTACAGCGTGGTGATTTGCCTGAGTGGTATAGTTGTGCTTTACTCGATAATAAAAGTCAAGGTCGCCACGCTAGTGAAAGCAAAGAGAAAAAACAAATAGGTATGAAGTATCAGTACCCTAATGTACACGCCAGTGAGTGGGCCTGGATTGGTACTGAATTTGATGCCGAAATTGACAACAACGGAACTATTGAAGACCTGTACACACAGATTAAAAATCTGGTTCGATAGGGGCGGCTTTCCACGGTAGCTTATTACCTTGTATTTCTATTCTGCAGTTAGCACAAACAGTTTTTAAATTAAGCCAGTTGTTGTTTTTAAGATTGCCGTCAACATGAAACACTGACATTTGCCGAGCAGTTTTAGATTTAAAGTTACAGAGTTCGCAACGTTCTTTTTTCTTATAGCCCGACTTTGCCCACGCTGGCGGTTGCGGTTTTAATTTCTTCCCTTTACGAATGCAGGCCGCACAGGTATTTCTATAATGCCTAACACCATCACGAATATAGTTGATAGCAACCAAACTATCTAAACATATTGGACATAAATCGCGTTTTAGCATATAGTTATTTACACTAAACCTTTACAAAGGCTCCTGTAACACGGCAAATTTTGGTTCATTCCGATAAATAACTTTAACTATGTATTATAAAGGAACATAACCATGGCACTAGTATCCCCAGGAATTCAAATTTCCGTAACCGATCAAAGTCAATACGTACCAAATCAGGTCGGTTCAGTACCACTAGTTTTATTAGCTACAGCGCAAGATAAAGCATATAACGGCTCTGTAGCGTCAGGCACAACCAAAGCCAATGCTGGCAAACTATTAAGTTTTACAAGTCAACGTGACTTAGTAACTGGAATGGGACTTCCAAGTTTCCAGATTAGTTCAGCTGGTACACCGGTTAATGCTAGCGAAGTTAGCGAATACGGCTTAATGGCAGCTTACTCAGCATTGGGACTAGGCAATCAATTGTTTGCTATTCGTGCTGATATTGACCTAGCACAATTAACCGGCACAGCTAATCGTCCAGTTGGAATGCCAATGGATGGTACATACTGGTTGAATCTAGCAACTACAGAATTTGGTATCTACAGTTTAAATCGTAACACTGGCGGGTTTGATCATATCGAGCCTTGGTTATTAACAGACCTAACACAATTAACTAATGACACATTTGGTTATTATGGTGGCACTCCATTTGCTTACCCAAGCAACTCAGTTGGCGCCATCGGCGACTACGCTGTTGTATTTGTAAACGACAGCTCAAGCACAGCAACAACTGATGGATTACCTGGCACAAGCGCACCAATCCTACGTTTATTCTACAAAGCAGGACGCTATGGTAGTTCTAGCGCAGGTAATTCTGCACTAGGCGTAAGTGTTGATGGTAGCGATAATATCACTGGCACATTGTCAAATCAATGGGTTGAAGTTGGTAGCAAAGATTGGCAACGTAGTATTCCTGTATGGCAGTCAAGCAAGATTGATGGTAACTTATCAATCCCATCTTCTGGCATTAGTTCAGGTGACACATTGTTTAGTATCAACGGTGTTAATGTTATTGTAAATACAACCAATTTCCCAGGTTGGGTAAGTGGTGTAGCATATCCATTGACAGCGTCTAGACTAGCTACAGCAATTAATACAGCAAATACTGGTAGCACACACATTACTGGTGTTTATGCTCAGTCAAACGGTGGTGTACTATATCTATACGCAACTAGCGCCGCAGACAGTACAGGTGCCAACGCTGGCTTATCTACAGCTGATACCGGCGTACTTGTAACTGGCGGTAAGATTTCAGGAACTACACTTTTAGGATTGGGTATTCCAACAACTGTTCAAGGTAGCCCATATTTCTTCTACGGTGACTACGCAAGTGCTCCAACTACATCTGGTGGCGCATATCAAGGTTGGGGTCTAAGCACAACTGATACAATGCCACGTCCAAGTAGCTCTGTGTGGTGGAAAACTTCTGCTTTAGGTGGCGGTTGGAATCCGGTGCTTGAGCAATACAGCGCAAGCTCAGACCAATGGACAGCGGTCAGTGCTCCAATGTATCAAAACATTCCTACAGCATTAGCTAGTTTAGATCCAACAGGTGGTGGCGTAAGCGTACCAGCTGGTCAGGTTATTGCTGAGTTTTATATCAGCGACAATTCACGTGGTAACAATTTACGTTTCCAGGTTAAAGGTCAAAGCACATCTGCTTCAGCAACTGGCGGTGTAATTGATTACAACACCAGTGGATTTGCGGCAGCCTTGGCAGCAGACCATAGCCAATACTTTACTGTAAGTGCTACATATCCAGGATTAGCTTCATTGATTAATTATGGTCTAGTATCTACAGCGGCTAGTGGTACAGCGTGTACTCCAGCAAGTATTGTACAACAAATTTTATCATTGAATATTCCTTATGTAACTGCTAGTATTTCAACAACTGGTGGTAGCACAGGAACAATTCCAAGTAGCGAACAACAAACAATTACACTAACACATACATTAGGTGGTCAAATTGTATTGACTCCAAGTAACAGTAGCGGTGTAGCATTGGGTAGCCCAAATACATTATTAGGTGACCTAGGTTTCCGTTCTAATGTTAATCCAGCACTAAATGGTTCTGGTTACTCAGTTAATGCAACAAATGGTAAGGTTATTATCAGTAGTTTCTCAAACATCACTAACGATATTAATTACACTACATCAAGCCCATACACAGCACCAGCTGATGGTACATACTGGTACTACAGCAACTTTGCCGATGTAGATATTATGATCAACAACGGCGGTCATTGGAAAGGTTACAAAAACGTTACTAACGATATCCGTAACTATCCATTGAACCAAACAGATCCAAACGGTGTTATTGTTGCGGCAAGTGCCCCAACAAGTCAAACAGATGCAACAGCACTAGTAGCCGGTGACATTTGGTTAGACAGCAGTGATTTAGTTAACTATCCTAAATTAAGTCGTTGGGATGGTTCTAAGTGGGTAGCAATTGATAACACAGACCACGTGACAGCAAACGGTATTATATTTGCTGATGCACGTTGGGACACAAATGGTCAGACTGATGTTATTAACGCCAGCTTCCCAAGTATTACATCACTATTGACTAGTGACTACTTAGATCAAGACGCACCAGATCCACGTCGTTATCCAAAAGGTACATTGTTGTTTAATACACGTCGTTCAGGTTTCAACGTTAAACGTTACGTTAAGAACTATTTTAACAATGTTAGCTATCCTAACCCAGGTTCAATCCCAGGTACATCCAATTCATTACCACAAATTGCTGATGCATGGGTAAGCGACAGCGGTACAGATAGCAAAGGTCGTATGCTAGCAGGTTCTGCCGCGCAACGTGCTATTGTTGTTGCCGCAATGAAATCCGCAGTTGACTCTAACTTAGATGTTCGTGAAGACAGCTACGCATTTAATATTATTTGCGCTCCTGGTTATCCAGAGTTGATTCCTAATATGGTATCATTAAATGATGACCGTAGTGATACAGCGTTTATCATTGGCGACACACCATTGACATTAGGCACAAACATTGTAGATATTACTAACTGGGAAACAGATGCAGATGGTTCTGGTTTAGCAACAGCAAGTCCATACTTAGCTGTATACTACCCAGCAGGTTTAACAAACGACTTATCTGGTAACGCAGTTGTAGTCCCAGCTAGCCACGCTGTTCTACGTACATTCTTGTACAGCGACAATGTAAGCTATCCTTGGTTTGCTCCAGCTGGTGTAAACCGTGGCTTGGTAAGTAACCTAAGCGATGTTGGTTATGTTAATGCCGCAACTGGTACATTTGTACACAATGCTGTTAATCAAGGCTTACGTGATGCGCTTTACAATTTAAAACTTAACCCAATTACTCAACTACCTAACGTTGGTTTAGTAGTTTGGGGTCAAGAAACACGCAGTGGTGATAGTACAGCACGTAATCGTGTAAACGTAGTACGTTTAGAAAACTACTTACGTACAATCTTCAAGCGTGTAAGTAATGGTTACTTGTTTGAACCTAACGATACAATTACTCGTAAGAGTATCGCAAGTCAAATTGAAAGTGCGTTACACGACCTATTGAGCAAGCGCGGTTTGTATGACTTCTTGGTAATTTGTGATACAAGCAATAACACATCAAGCACAATCGCTAATAATCAATTGTTTGTTGATGTAGCAATTGAGCCAATGAAGGATGTCGAGTTTATCTACATTCCAATAGCATTGTATAACCCAGGTGCTATCGCAACCTTGGGCCAACAGTCAACCTAAGAATATAGATAAATAAGAATATAGGAGAATAACATGGCCGTAGCAAGTTTAAGTAAATTTACAGTACCATTGGCAAACAATCAAAGCCCTGACAACCAGGGCTTGTTGATGCCAAAACTCAAATATCGTTTCCGTGCGACATTTGTTAGTTTTGGTGCTACAGGGACAGGTACAACAGAGCTAACAAAACAGGTTCAGGATATCAAACGTCCTAACGTAAACTTTAACCCAATTACTATTGATGTTTACAACAGTAAGGTGTTCTTACAAGGTAAACCAGAATGGCAAGAGACTACAGTTTCATTACGTGATGACAGCTCTGGTGCAGTAAGCAAGTTGGTTGGACAACAAATCCAGAAGCAATTTGATTTCTTAGAGCAAGCTAGTGCTCCAAGTGGTATCAACTACAAGTTCCAATTGGAGTTTGATATGTTGGATGGTGGTAACGGCGCTATTGCTCCAACAGTACTTGAATCTTGGGTACTTGATGGTTGTTTCCTAAGTCAGGTTGACTATGGAGACATGGCTTATAACTCAAGTGATCCTGCATTGATTACACTAAACATTAAATTTGATAACGCGACACAAACTTATGGTACAGCTGGTTCTAATTGGCCAACTAATACCCCAGGCGATACAGTTAACTAATTTAAACGAAAATTTAAAACAGCCCGGCTTAAAACACCGGGTTTTTTTATGAGATAAATATTGTTATGGCCTTACAAAACACTACGCTTCGCAGTTACCAACACGCTAGTCGAATTTTTACTGATGGTAATTTCCGACTAAGCCCCAAGTACGGTTTTCTATTTTATGTTGAATTTGATTTTAATCCGTTAATTACTAGTGTTAGCAATAACGCCGCCCAAGAACTTGGAATGATTGTTAAAACGGTATCGTTACCAAAATTTACAGTCGATCATAAAATACAAAATGCCTACAATCGTGTAAACATCAGTCAGCATAAAATTAAATACGATCCGGTACAAATTACATTCCACGATGACCAGGCCGACGTGGTTCGTAATTTTTGGTATGACTATTATAGTTTTTACTACAGAGACAGTGACTACGCTGATGCAACATATCAAGGTATAAGCAAATATCAACGCCGCCCAACATTTGATTGGGGATATAGTCTTCGTCCAACACTAGGCAAATATGTTAGTAGTGGGCAATACCAACCCTACCAATATATTCAGGGTATTCGAATTTATAGTTTATATCAAAAAAACTTTAGCGAATATCAGTTAGTTAATCCAACAATTATTAGTTTTAGTCACGGTGAACATAACCAGGCAGACAATAATGGCCTAGTACAACACTCAATGAGTATTCAATTTGAAACAGTAAAGTATCTAACTGGCTATACAACAGGAAGCACAGCTGGCGGATATATAGACTTACACTACGACAATACCCCAAGTCCAAATGCCAATGGTCAAAATGTAAATCAGATAGCTGATGACATGGGCGGAACAGTACAGACTTCAACTGACGTTATAGATTTAGCATATACTAATCCGTTAACTGATCCATTGAGAGGATTTAGTAATGGTATATCAATGGGCATTAATGCTGTTGGCGGACAAGGCGGGGCTTTATCTTTTGGTCAGGCATTTCAATCTGCTACAAATCAATCTGGTGCCAATGGTGCCGGTGGTGGCTTTAATATTCCAACCCTAGGTAGTTTAACACAAGGCGCAACAAACGCAAGTCTGGTTGCCGCACAGCTACAAACAGCCGCATCAACAATAGCTGGTACTGTTACAGCTAATTTTGCCAATGGTGTTGTAGGCGGTATTGCTAAAGGACTTGGTCCACAGGGAGGCGCTATTGTTGGCGGTATTGCTAGTGCTATTATCAATCCTAAGGCCGCATTAGCCGCAGTTGAAAATATTGCGGTAACCTATGTAACACAAAAAGTTGCACAGTGGGCTATTAACACCACTACACCGTATATAAATGATTTATCAAATGCTATTGCTAAAGGTGTTAATAATTATATTACTCAACCAATTACATCAGCTTTTGGAGATGTGTCATCATACGCATCAGCACAATACCAGGCTTTTGTTGGCGGCGGAACTGTTGTAAATTCTGTTGGTGCTAGTGGAGCATCTTATGTTGCAGTTGGCCCTGGCGATATACTAGGCTCTCAAGATTATGCATTAGGTCTTGCCGCAGGCGGAGCAACATCGGAACAAATTTCTACTTCACTACAAACTCTTGGGTTTGATCCAGCGATTGCTGATTTATATGGCTACCAGGCTGTTAACATTGGCTCATTTGTTAACCTTTAATCTATGAATACAAATACCACTTCGGCAACAAACATATCTGGCCCAAATGCCAGTAGTGCCTCTAATTTAGATACTAATCAGTATTTTACAAATTTATATACAATTGATCTAAGCATTGGCCCTGACACAAATGATGCGTTAGTGGCATTTTTTCAAGAGTACACTGGTAATAAAATTGCTGGACAAAATTTAGCCGGCACAGTATTGTACACCGCCAAGGCTCAAAATTTAAATCCAATGTTGGTCTTGGACAATTTTCAAAAATTGCCTAAAGATCAAATGAATAGTTATTTGTTGGCTTTTTTAAATTCAACACGAGTGCCGACTAGCGCACTAGGTATCAAGACTACCAGTTCAACTAGTTCGTTCATTAAACGAACAATCTTATTATGAGTAAATATTCCCAAGGAAAATATCAAATAATTAACCCAGCCAAATACGTAGGTAACAAAAGTCCAACGTATCGGTCTAGCTGGGAGTTAGTGTTTATGCAATTCTGCGACAACAATCCTAGCGTATTACAATGGGCTAGCGAAGCAGTACACATTAACTATCGTAATCCATTGACTGGCAAAAATACTATATATGTTCCAGACTTTTTAATTACCTATATAGATGCTCGTGGCCAACAACACGCAGAAGTGATTGAAGTTAAACCCACAAAAGAAACTAACCTAGTTGAAGCTGGCAAAAACCCACGCAACCAAGCCGCGGCTATACTTAATATGGCCAAATGGGAATCAGCCAAAGCCTGGTGCCAGGCACAGGGACTAAAGTTTCGTGTTGTTACGGAAAATGATATATTCCACATGGGTCGATAGTTAAATACTATATGACCAAGAAATTAGAAGAACTTTTCAATCTCCCATCTGCGGATGCTACTCCAGAAGAAACTGAGCAAACTATTGCTGAACATCGCGAACTAATTACGGATGTTGATCAGGCCATAGATAAAATTGATGCGGCTCTACCCACAGTCAATGACCTAGACACAGGTGACAATGAGCTAGATGAACTAGCTAAACTAGCACAAAGCAAAGCTGAGGATCTTATTGATTTGGGTATGAACGTTGAACCACGCTTTTCGGGTGTTATTCTACAAACAGCTGGGGTGATGCTAGGACACGCTATTACAGCTAAAACTGCTAAACTAGACAAAAAACTAAAAATGGTACAGCTACAGTTAGCTAAAGCCAAATTAGATCATCAAATTAAAAAAGACACTAAAGATCCAGTTGAAGAAGCTGTAGAAGGACACGGCGTTGTACTAGATCGTAATGAATTATTAAAACAGATACTCAGCAACAAGCAGAGCAAATAATGCAATCTGTATAAATATACAATAATAGGATTATAATGATGAAACCATTCCAATCATACATTTTTGAAATTAATAAGCCATACGAATTTCGTATTAAGATGGCAACCGTTAATCCAAGTAGTGTAATGGACCAAATTAAAAACGCACTAGATACATATCAGCTAGAAAGTGTTAGTGCTGTTAAAAGTATACCAATTCAGGAGCATCGCGAATTCCCACAATGGGGTCCTTGCGAGTGCTGGCAGTTTGATGTTAAAGTTGCTTATCCAGTAACTGTTCCACAAATCCGCCAGACATTAAAAGAACGTGCCCAGTTAAATCCAGACTGGTTAGCCGTGCGTAATCTAAATGAAGCCATTGACACCGAAGAAGCAGAAGCTCTTGGCCAAGACCATGATGGTGCTTTATTAGATGAAGAAGAATTAAAAGATGCACCAGGTGCACAAGAACTAGCAGGCCAGAGTCGCATCGGCAGTCTATTAAAAGAATTAGAATCACGTAAATTTGAATTTGCTGAAAACAGTAATGAAGCAGGCAAAACAACCAACGATGCTCCAATGAGCGATAAGAGTCCAGTTGGAACAACACAAAATGTAGTATATCGCAAACCCAAAGGCAATTAAAATGAGCAAGAACCATCCACACGATAATATCTATAGCATCCTAGGCAAGTTGGAAGCACTACAACCAACTCCACAAGAACGTCACAATGCTAAAGTACAACAGATCCGCGAAAGCGTCGAAAGTCAAGGTTCTATCCTTAAAGGTCTACGTGATGTTAGTTCAGTTGAACAACGTCTAGCTCGACAGTTTGCTGAAAGCCAAGTTAACGAAAAAGCAGTTAGCCAAGCTCAACAAAAGTTTATGGGTATGGTTCATGCCGCACAAAAAGGTGCAAAGGCCGCAAGTCCAGAAGTTGCTAAAGTTGCTAAGTCAATGGGCAAAAAAGATGCTCGTGATTTTGCCGCTACTAAGCACAAAGGTTTGCCACAGCACGTTAAAGAAAAATATGATCCAGT